TTTCAGTAGAGTTGCAGTATGGACATTGCACAGTAGATGACCTCAATTCATCCCTCTATTATGCAACGCCATGGTTTTGATATTGCCCATCTAGATAAAGCTCTGGCATATCATCGGCAGCTATGCTATGAAAATGTGCGCCAGATATCTTTTTGGCAAGCGTAGTTTTGCCATCGCCCGGACATCCCCGAATAATAATTAGAGTTTTCATGCTATGTATCCTCTTATTGACCTCAACTAGATATTGTCAACATCATTCTGTAACCATTAAGCTTGGGGTCGTCTAAAGTGCAGACGATTGTATTTTCGGCTACGCTATCGATTGTGTTTTCTGGTAGTGCCGTTGACTCTAACGCTTCATACATTTTTTGTAACGCTTCATTTTCAGTAGCTCCTGTTGTTTCAAAATGCTTTTGTCCTGCAAGTGGACTCGGACATAAAGCTACATATTTGTCTTTTTGAACTTTACCTCTAGGTTCAATGAATGCTTCATAAAAAGCGTCATGCTCTCTTCTCTCTACAAGGTAATTTTTGTTCAAAATCTCTTCTTGGAAAGAAGGGTATAATAAATCTGCTACCTTTTTTAAACCTAGCAATGCTTTACTTAGCTCGGTAGCTACATCGTCAGGAATCTGGGGTTTTTGCCCAGGACTTACGACTTCTAATTCTCCAGCAGCAATCTTGCGAATCAGTTCTGAGATATTTGGATTGTCCCCCCAAGAACATCCATGCTTTACTGCGATCGCTGCTAGAGATTCTTTATCTGCTTCGCTAATCGAAATAGTCAAAACCGATGTACGTCTATTCGCCATCTTCAGGTATTGGAAATAATTGTGCTTTTGCTTCTTGGATAACTTTGGTATTGCTATCACTCAAATACTTATAAATTGCCGTTACAGTTTTAGCGGCAAAGCTCAGTTTAGTTTTTTCTGTCGTTGCACCTTTAACTTTACTATTCAAGTAACTGTTGCGGAGGGCAACGATAGGCGACTCGTTATCTGATGTAGCAAAACCAGTGTCCAGCACCTCAATAAAACGGTCTAGTTTGTCAACTCTTCCAAAAGCTATATGTTCGGGATTATTCAAAGCTTGATAATGAGCGCGGGCTACCATCGCCCGAACTGGGGCGTAAACAATCGATGGATGCGATTTTTTTTGTTTGGCGAAATCAATTGATTCTTGATGGGATTGATACATAGCCAAAACATGATTGCTATCAATATCTCTAGTTGAGACATTTTTACCTATTTGGATAAATAAGCATTTAGCAATCGCTATACTCAATTTATCCGTATCTAAGCCCATGATTTGACCTGTTTGGTCAATAGTTCTTGATAACCCATTGTCTAAATTTGCAACGCAGTTATCATCTGCATTAAAAGTACAGTAAAACTTGATAGTTTTATTACTTTCAACAACTGCGTGTAGCCTATGTTGCCCGTCGATTAATTTTCCGTTTTTATCAAAAATTAGCCCTTGCGGATGATTTTCATCCCATTGACCTTGCTTCATTAATAAAGCATAATTTTTGATTCTAGTTTTGTTAATCTTCCTATTTCGCGGCATCAGTTCTAGCATCGATTTTGCTTTAGCTGGTGAAATGTCTTCATAATAAGAAAACATTTCACCAGTTTTCATTTTTTTAAGTATTTCTGTTCCGTGCATATCAATCTCCGACTAAACCAGTTCTTGTCAACTCTTCGGCTAAATCTTCAACGCGATACTTACCCCCACCCACGCGATCGCAGGCATCAACTACAGCAATCCACTGCCACAAATCCCAATCTTTAATTTTGTGCGCCAATTCAATTTGTCCGTCTTCAATTAGTTCATTAACAACTGATTGCTGAAGAATTGGCAGCATTTCAACGTGACTGGTATTAGTTCCATTCAAACTAGACCAAACAGCAATTGCTTCTCGTTCGCTCAATTTGGGAAGCGATTGAGATATCAAGAAGCGATAACGTTCTACATCTTGCTTCGCTGCTAAGGAGCGGCGATCGCGCTGATAATTGGTATCGTAAAACTGTGCTAAATTCACATCGCGGAATGCAATGCGACTATCAGGGTTACTTGGCATTTTTTATGGTTAAGTAAACCAAGTGATTAATTCGCAGTTAATCACTTGGCGTTAACATTATTGAACCAACAAGCCTTTTAAAGTCATGCTCAGGACGAGAAATTACGGCACTATATCAATCACAATTTCATCTTTGAATTCGTCAAGAGCGAACTGCACAGCAGAGTCCATTGCTGCCTCCTCTTCTCCTTCTATTAATCCGTCCCATCCATTGTCACGAGCAAAAGCAATTACATCATCCCTAGATACCCATTCGGGAATATCGCCATTGCTTTCAAACTTTTCACCTTCTGCTTCTAAATAATCTGCAACCATGTCCCTGTAAGGGATATCGGCACAATTCCAATCAACTGTAGGCGAGAAATCGTTATTATTGTCTTGATTTACCAAATCATCAACAGAAACAATCCGCCAATTAATTGAATCGCTCCAAGGATTCCAAGCGGCATTGCGTTCCTTGTAGTAAACTCTACCTTCCACTGGGTCGGCATAACTAAACCCAGTGCCGTGATATCCTGGGTGCGCTTCATCTACGACGCACCGAGCTACTTTATCTCGAAATTCTTTATCGTTGCTGACTCTGATGTGTACCTTACCTTTCTCCATATCAGAGCGTAGTAATTCTACCTCTGACTCCAATGCTCTTTTGAGTTTTTTGACACGTTCGACTTCTTGACGAATTGCTGTATTAGACATGATTTTACTTCCTTTAGTTGAAGACACTTTTTTGGTTTTGGCAGAGATTGATACTCTGCCAAAAATTGATTTTAGATATCTAGCTTTCGTCCCCTGTGCCACCACAAGTAGAGCAATCACCCGTCACTTCATAATCGCCAGTTTCTTCGTCTTTTTCATAGGTAGCTCCCGTGCCACCGCAGTCTTGACAATCGCCACCATTGACATCTTCATTGGGATCGAGCATACGTTTCTCCTGTTAATTGTTAACTAACTCATGCGGATTTAAGGCGACGCATCCCGCCATGAAACTATATAGAAACTATCCAACCACAGATATCACTTCCATAACCGTAGCCATCTACATCTACAGAACTAACTTCCCCAACAACAAAACTATGAGTTATTGCATCCCTACCATTAGCAGTAGCAGAGAATTCGATTTTTGCTCCTACGGGAAGTTCGTATTCGGCAACGCACCATTTACCATGTTTGCCTTTATTACCCACCAATTCCCATTCTTGAGAAACTGGATTTAATACTTGATAAATAGGTTTTCCGTTGACCTTTACCATTGCGCCTCTGCGCTCAGTTGTATGCCATTCAGACCCAGTTTTGACCTGAACTTTTATCGATGTTTTGATTTCTTCACCTAGTACTTGTAGTTTGGATACAAAGCGACCGCGACAACCTTCTACAACTACACACCAAACTTTGTATAATTCAACGATTTTGACAATTTTGGAAGGCGAAACATTGAGATGGATAGCGATTAATTCTTGAATTTGCATAATTACCTTTTACTTCCGTGCGGCGAAGACCCGTTTTCTGTTCATGAAATTATTAAAGCACACTTTTTCTGTGGTGGCAACACCCTAAGAGAAAAATTTTTATTGTGGTAGATACCGCCCACTTTCTCCCCTTACCTGTTTGTTGAGTGAAACTCCGTCGCCTGCTGCCATACCAGAAAAATAACCACTATATGAACTGCAACTCGGTCTACTAGTTCGGTTCTTGATGTTTAGGTTTGCTTTGGCGTAGGCATCTACTTCGGCTTCTAATTTTTCGTGGAGCGATCGCACAATGATTGCAGATATCGGATTGCCATCACCAGAAGCGGCGATCCCTTGAGACTTTTGCTTTTCCATGTTTTCTAGGATGCGGGTAGCGATGCGACTAGCGCACCCAAGGCGAAAGGCATTTTTGTAAGCCCTGTCGCCATCTTCTAGACTCGCTAGCCTGTCAACTGCCCCAACCAAATACTCAAGTTGAATTTTGGCGGATAATATGTTGGATGCTCTGCCCAGCATCATCTGTTTTACGGTATATCCGCGACGGATGAAGGGCATACAATAATTAGCTTTGGCGACTGCATTTAATAAAGGGGTACAACCGGGATACGTGCAAAATGGGACACGTTGTAAAGTTATGTAAACAAAAACTCTACAACCCCTACCAGAACTACCTTCAAAATTCTCAAGCCAAAACTAAGAACTTGTCATCATCCAACAAATTCGGCACAGTCTCCATATCAATCAAGTAATCGCCAAAACGCTTGATATGACTCGTCATATAAGGACTCAACGCCGCCACATCTTCACGAGTAATCAAAGTACCGTAATATATAGCTTTAATCTCCATTAATCCATTCCCTGTAAACTAACTTTAACTTGAGTAAAATCTCTAAAGTAAGGTCGCAATCTAGCCCAGACTTGTCAGCAATTTCATCCAATCTTACTTCCCCAAACCAACCCATACACCAGCTAAAAGCATTAGTGACTCTGGTGGCTAAATCTTCTTCAAAAAACTGCTGCCCATGCAGAGATTTGGGGGGGTAGTTGATTCGTTTGTAGAAAATATCAGATTTATTACCTGAACTATCTGTTAGCTGGGTGAGGTAAATCTCTAACCTGACATCATTCCAGATGCCATCGTAGTAACTCTTACAGTTACTCAACAACCCAAATTCTGCAACAAAGTTATCGTAGAATTGGTTTAATTTTTCCCGCAAGCGTTGGCATTGCCCGCCGTAGGCATCGCACTCTTCATCGTCTTGCTGGGTTGCTTCTGCCTCTAGAAGTTCTTCAACAATTGAAGCTCCATCAATTAGAGTTCGCATCACTTCTAATTGTTCGGATGGTGCTTCAATCGGCTGAAATGTCCCCGGCAGAATTGGGGAAATACAAGTGATATCTTTGATTTTTTTATGTACCTTTATAGGTGCATTGCAATACCTCCTGTCTATTTCCCAAATCAAACCTTGATGGGCATTTTTAAACGAAATGCCCAGTTGCCCATTAAAAAAGCAAAATACTCCGCCGCGAAATCTCTCAGTCCACTTCAAATCGTCGTCACCTAATATAATTGGAGAGGATTCAAAAACAACAATGGGCGTAAAATCAGGAACAATGCCTTGATAAATTACGCCTTTTTCTTTCTCAATTGCTGTAATCTCTTGTTGGCGGAGGTATCGAACTTTTTTAGTTGTGCTATCTCCTCCTCTAGATAGCGAATTTTTTCTAGGAGTTGTTTAATTTCGGGATAGTCTGTAGGTTTTGGTTCTTCTTGAATAGGTACTGGTTCGCTACTTTTGAATTTGGTACAAAGTTGTTTAGTTTGAGTGAACCAAAATTCAAAAGATTCGGTTTTGACATCTGCGAATTCTTGCCGCTCCCATTGGTCAGATTGCATCTGTCTAAACTTTTTCGACTCCAGCATTTTCTGAAGAGTCTGACAAGTGGGGTCGCTAGGACTAAACCCCACTAAAGAAATTCTAATTAGTTTGGATTGGATGTAAGAAGCTTTGAGTTGCATAACTATGAAGGCAGAGGACAGAAGGCAGAAGTGAATTCACTTCTGTCTTCCTGTGATTGTGATAAGATATAGACTTGCCAATTAATATGAATTAATCTGTGCTGAGGGGCGCAGATTATTTTTTATTGAGAAAACGTTCGTTGACAATTTCTTTCAAATTATTGCCAAATTTAGCTCTTAAACGTGTTTTTAGCTCTGATGAATAAGGTATATCAAAAACTCTATATTCACCTTTAGCAAGGTCGTATGTTGTGCAAACAGTTTTAGTCTTGCACCACTTTTTCAAACGTTTTTCTTCTTCATGGTCAGCAATCATTTGGTCGATTAGTTCGTCGCACTGTTCAAAGTCAAACTCAAACTTACCTTGTTGGTCTAAATATTTGATGTGTTGATTAAATAAATCCTCTAATTCTCTATTTTGCCAATACCAATAGTGGCATCCTCCAGTACCTTCATTAGACACCGTAGCCGCAAATTTTTTATTGATATAAAGCTTGGCTTCAAATCTAGTAGTTTCTTCACCACCAGAAATTTTGATGGCTTTTAGTTCAACGTTGAAGTTATCGGGATTGTAATTCATGGTTTTGACTCCTTTCAAGTCGGGCCTGCTGTATCTTTACTAAATGCGCCCTTTGGCATCTTCCACTCGTTAGTGGGAACGATTACCGATTTGTAATAAACGGGGGATAGTGCCAATTTGATATCTTCATCATCCATATCAAAAGGGTTACCCCTAGCTACGCGCTCCATCACTGAAAAATTGCGATGAATTGTGTATTTCTTGCCTTCTATTCGCTGCCAGTAATCGTTAAACTGGCGCTCGTATTCGGCAATTTGATTTACTTTATGTGGTGCAATTTTGTATATCGATGCCAATTGGTCATCTGATGCAAAAATGCACATTTGACAAGAAGCTCTACCAAATCCCAGGTAATAACAGGGATGGCACAAAAGCGAGTATTTTTGAGCAATAATAAATGTATCTTCGCTAGTCCAATCAATCACGGGACGCCAATGGTCAACGTGTCTCGATAGACAATGGGTTCTATGCGATTGAAACTCTAAATACTTGCTTCTAGATTTTGATTCTAATCTGCGTTCTCCAGTTATTACTAAAGTGCGCTTCCCTTTGAATCTAGTTTGATTATTAATTGCTGCATCTGCAACCATAATCTTGCCATAGCTACTACACCATCTTGTGGTCATCCCTGCCGAAAGTTGAGGATAACGCAATCTCGTACCCAAACTGTTGCTACTACCTCCAGAAGTTTTTAAACCTTCTGGAGTTTCATAAAAAGTAGCGGCAGTAGGAGAATCATAACGCAACATTTCTTGTTCTAATCCCCCACTTCTCCAGCTATAGAAAAGTTTGATTTGGAGTGCATTACAAAGAACTCTAATGTAATCTTCAGTACACTCCCAATCAAACAAAAGGGGATTTTCTCTACCATCTACTAGATGATGCCAGCATTCAATAATTGACTTGGGTACGCCAAGTTCTAGTAGATAAAGCAGACAAGCAACGCTATCCTTACCACCGCTCAAAGCTACAATTATATAATCGTAGTTAATTAAATCTGGTATCATGCTTGACCGATATCTTGAGACTCAACCTCAACAATTTTCAAATTAACTATTCTAGTTTCTCCATCTTCACCACTTAGGTACAAACGAGCCGATTTAGCATCAACTAAATCATTTAACAAACTATTGGCTTTATCATAAATTGTTGTACCTTCGCCAACACTAATCAAGCATTCAAATTGAATACTACCCAACATAATGTATTTCTCCATATCATTTCTCGCTTGGTAAACATAAAAACTCATCAGTTAGCCACAGTTTTATTTTGGGCAAAGGGAAATCAGTATACTCAATCTCTTGAGTAACAACAATTTTGTCAGTATCCCAAGCCCCTGTTAAAATTGCTTGGTTTCCAGTGGTTCTGGTTAGCTCCCAAATCTGGAAACCTTCATTCATTCGGGATTTTTTGACTTTTGGACTTAACTGCCAAGATGCGATCGCATCCAAAAGCCAATAACAGTTAGCTTTAGTAGCCAAATACTTGATACCTTCAGAGTAGTTAAATGCTCGAGAATAATGGCGATAACACTGTTCGCTACCGCCATAAAAGTTGGCTAATTCTTGAGTAATTTCATCAACCAGTTGTTGATTTGGTTGAAATTTTTCTTCCTCCTTTTTCTTCCTCCTTCCTTTTTCTGGATAAGGCAATCCAAACTTTTGGGCACAAATAGCGCCGTAACCAGCTTCTACAGAACGTTCGTCAGTAAGCGGCAAGGAGCAAAAACAGCAGTTACCAGTTAACTTACCAAAACTCGCCACATAGGAAACTGGATTACCTGCAAAAGAGCGCAAATCATTTTCTAGTCCTGGGAGGATATTTGATTGATTTAGAGTTAAATTCCCATCAGTTTCAATCCTGCCGTACCAACCTTGTTTGTCGGTAGGAGAAATGTAAATTGCACCAGGATATCTGCCAGATTTGCTACGATAGAGTTGTATTTTTAATAGCTTAATCTTGGGATTTTTCAAGCTAACAGAGGCTTTCTCAAACAACTGTAAAATGCTTGAAAAATCCCCTTTTACTTTCCCGAATCTAATTTAGTTAAATCAAATCCTGCTTCTTTCTCTTCTTCAAATGATGGAGTATTTGATGTTTCATCAGATTCATCAGAAAAGACTGGGGACTCTTGATTTTCTTGAGATTCATCAGCAAATACTGGGAGTTTTTCTTCATTAGATTCATCAAGAAATATGGGGCTTTCTATTTCACCATCCTCATCATCTAATCCCAATTCTTGTAGTTGATTGTGCAAGCGAGCGCACCTTTGTTGTAGAACTTGAATTGTTTGTTGTTGCTGAGTATCGTCGTGCTGCAAAGCTTCGATTGTTTCTCGCTGGCGTTCGCGCTCTTGCTCTAAATATTTAATGGATTCTTGTTGCTGCACTGATTTTTTTTCTAAATCCGTGTAGGATTTTTGAAAATCCAACATCTCACTTCTAATTTGCTCAAGAGATTTAGCGAGTCCATCTCTTTCGGCTTTGACTTTTTCGAGTTCATCCTTGAGGGCTTTGGCATCAGCAAGACTATTTTTATGCTCTGACTTGAGTTGCTCAATGATGCTCGTACCGATACTCTCAGCTAGCGGATCTAGTTTGGCATCTATTAATTGTGCGATCGCTTCTAGTAGTTTGTTAGGTGTAGGTGTAATTGTCGCTGCTGGTTCTTTCTTAGAATAGCGTCGGCGAGTAGGAGTACTTTCTACAGGTTCTTCCGGGCTAAGTTCATAGGCTTTAAAAGTCGTCTTACAAGATTCAACCCATCCCCTAGCACGTTGCATCAACTCTTCAGAGAAGGGAGCGTAGTACATTTTGGGGTTGGAATTGGATTTTTGAAAACCAGCGCCCAATATTTTGGCAATGAAAGATACTGCTTTTTGGCTACTAGTATCGCAATCAGTTGGTAAGTGAATTTCAATCCCTCTTTTTTTGGGGTTCTCTCTAAGAATGAAAGCAAACACGGAATTAGAGTGGAATTTGTCGGCGGGAATTAAAGTAGCACTCATGATTGATGCCTCGACTTGTTGATTAACTAATGAACTAAGTAATGTTTTCAGAACTCCTGGCACATCTTGGTTTGGATATGCTTTAAGAGCGAAAGTTGTTGTTGGGTTGCCGTTTTTCCCCCGTAACTTACTGCATACAGGTTCACCAATTAAGTAATTAGGATTTTCTAGATACCAGTTACTCAAATAAGCTGGTCTGCCGTCGTAACCAACGATGTCGGTTTGCCCAACTCCTATCCAGTGAAGAGCAAGTCCCGTGCAATCCGACTCCCTCCTTCGCAACAAAATTAAGTCGGTGGTAACTTCGGTTTCCCCAATGTGCGACCCTGAAGGTAATCGCACCGCTCCCAAGAATTCACACTTTTTGTGCATCCATTCACGAAACCAGAGGTAGTCGGGAGTGCGAGAATCTAAAGTATTGGTACTGGTAAGCAGTGCCAGCAAACCACTAGGGAGTAGGTGAGAAACAGCAGTGGCAAAAAATTGGGCATGAAGTCCAATTCTTAACCACTTCCCTTCCAACTTCATCGACTCAACGCCGTTAACAAATAGAACATTACCGATTACCAAGTTGAATTGTTCGGGGTACGACCACTTCAAAAAGTCCTTGTGGTATATCTGCAATGTGGGATGGGCTAATTTAGCGATCGCAGCAGATAACCCATCTTTTTCAACCCCTACATATTTGAAAAAACTGGGCATCTCCACAGCAAACCCAGCAACGCCACAACCGGGGTCGAGAACTTTATCCCCTGGTTTCAGCAGTGGGGTGAGAACATCCCACATTACCCGTCGCACCCCAGGCGAAGTGTAATGAGCGTTCTGTAACCCAGCATTTTGCAGCGATGTCCACTCCTGCTTACTTAGCAGTTCTAGCAACTGCATCTTGCCTTGCTTCAGCCATTCGGGCTTATCTTTCTCTAAGAAAATCCCGCACTCTTTGAGTACGCCGCCACCACAAAAACCCATCAAAATAGCCCTTTCGGATACCGAAAGGGCTTTGGGGCTTGACTTAAGAATTTTTATTGCTGCGATCGCATTTTCAAGATGTTGTTGTTTACTCATCTGATTCTCGAATGTCATCGCCATTAATGCTGAATACAGGCACAAGTAATAATTCCTGGAGTAAAACAAACTGCTCGTCAGTGATAATCTTGAATTCCTCCACTTTGGGAAGCAAATCTAATTGAGGTGGACATAACTGTTCGACTACTAAATCTGCTAATAATTCAGTAGTTTCCTGGACGTTTTCGCTAACTACGGCAATTCCGTAGAGTGTGACATCAAATCCTTCATGGGTATCAACAAAATGATTAAGACTCAAGCTAGCTTTAACAAACAATTTCATTTTTGTTTTCTCCTATTTTGCAAATAAATTTGAAGAACCGATGTGTAATTTCTCCAAGTCTTTATCGGATTGACTAAAGACTTTAGAAGGAACTCCGATTTTTATCTTGAAATAATTTAGCATCAACTTGACATTGTGTCTATTTGATAGCATTCCTCCATTAGCATCAACTACTCTGTTAGTCCAATCAGGATTAGTTTTTAACCAATCAATATCACTGAGTTTCTTTAGTAATTTTTCAACATTATATGGTTCTTGATTCGCTGCTAAATACTTCCCTAATTCCCCTAATGCATGAATTGTCACTCCATGAGCTGCAACAGTTGTATCCCTGACTTCTTGAGGAGTCAACTTACCATCTAGTACTTTCGTCCAAGCAGGAATAACATCAACTAACGTTTGCCAAAATACTTGGCAATATTTAAAGTCAGACTCTCTTGCTCTCCCAGGTTTCACGAGTACCGTGGCATCATACAGATGCTTGTAAATAAGAAGTTTATCAGACTTTTTCCCTAGCGAATTTTTCTCTGTTTCTGCAAACTCTACAAATAAAGGAATGCTTGAGAGTACGCTATTTGTAAACTGTGAAATTGGGGAGTCGTTATAGTAAGTACCTAAATTCTTACTGACTGTTTTAGCCTCTAGATTCACCTCCCTAAATATCTTTTTCCGCAACTCTAAAGAAGCATTCACAATCAAATCCACTGAAATAAATTCGGATCTGTACTTACTTGCATCATTGCTTTGCATGATTTGACGAATCGCCCAAGTGCGATGCTGCCCGTCAATCATGCGAAATACTACAGTCAATGGCACTTCTAAAATGCCATTGGACGCGTCCTTTTTCAAAGGTGTAAAGGTGGCAGATTCATCTATTTCTATGGATGCAATCATCGGAGGAAAATAGTAATTAGGATTGCTAAGAATATAATTTTTTATTTTCTTAGCGTGGGAAGGATTGAGGACGCGGTTAGCTCTTTGGTTCGCAGGTAGATTTGGGTCTTCATACACAAAGAACTGAGCAACAAATTGCCAAGGAACCGATGCTTGGTAAACTACAATCCCGTCACTACGCTCACGGCGTAAAACTGATAGTGTAACGCTTGACTCCATCATTAACTCCTTTGCTAGTTGGGTAGCAGTAACAACTCCTATTGATTTAGAGGATCTTTTTTGATGTGCGGGAATATCTAAGCCCAATTCTTGAATCAATACATCTATTTTTTGGATAGTTTTATCCCACACTTCACTGGGAGTAAGGTTTTGATGCAACTCTTCAAAGCGAATATCTCGATTCAAGTCGCAAATAGCCAAAACCTTAATTCCAACTTCTATTGGGCGCTCGTGTACGGAAACCCAAAACTCCCGATAAGTACCTTCTTTATGGATTTTCTTATCTATAAGTGAAGGTGCAGGAGTTATTTCAGTTGGGCGGTTAATAAGCTCTAGTTTTGAAGGAGAAAATCCAACACTTAAATCCCTCCCGCGATTATTTTTTGGGGCTATGCCAGTACGAAACATTACTCTGATTGAGTAATTTAAGTTATCAGTTACTTGCCCAGTGATGCCAAAATATCTAGAATCAGGGTCAATAACTTTAACAGAGTCGTACATTTGGAATGTTTCAGATTTCATTGCCAAGATGCTCTGAAGTTCCAGAAGTTTTCAATGTGCTTTTTGTCAATTAAAGACATTATAGTTTTGGTTTTTAGTTTTAGATATTCTTGTTGACTTATTTCTTGAAAATTCTCAACTTTAATGGTGATTTCACCATTATCTATTTCATATTGCTGATTTCTGTATGCAGTCACCCGACCTGCAAACCAGCAATAAGCAACTACTTCTGACAGGACTTTCGCATTAGTTAGATATTCAGTGCTGCCGATAACTTGTTTGGGTTGTCCGTTGATTTTAATCGTTGCTAATATTTTCATGTTTCCTCCAAAAAAAATCCCCACGCAATTGCATGGGGAGAATAAATTACTGAATAAAGAATCTAGATGTCACTTTTAACGATTGAGCGTCTAGCTATCATTCGCTGATTGCTGTTATCTTCGGCATCTAAATTAAAGTCTTTTTCCGATTCATAAACAGCGATATCATAGCGATCGCCAGATAATCCAAAACTATGAATGTATTTGTCGGGATGTTCAGACTGCACTAACTGAATTGCTTTTAATTCGTCTGCTGTTGGCATGATTACACCTCTATAATTACTGATGTTGATTTACTCATTGTATGGTTTTGGGCAAGAAACACTGAGGCAGTCATCGCTTTTAACTAATCACTGTTGTTGTAGCTTTTGAATCACGCACTTTGCTGCACTTTCGGCATTGTTATTGAGTAACCATTGCCAAGCTTCGTTGGTAGGACTCCACTTAAATCCGTTTTGCTTAAGAATAGTTCGCACTTGTTCTGACGGTTTCCCATTGAACACCAACTGTAGCCTATCGATGTCTTTGTTGCGAACTAGAGTAAGTCCCAATTCTGGGTACTCCTCTTCAGTGTCAGTTTTCTCTAAGAATTGTTCCTGTTGCTGTAACTCCTCAATCCGCCCTTTGATGCGGCGAATTTCGGCATTATTATTTTGCAGTCTAAAGTCAGGGAACCCAACACGCTTGGCAAAGTCTGGAACTAAGATTTGACGAGCTACGTTTTCGGATATTCCAAGCTTGACTATCTCCTCAACTTTTTGGTCATCAGTCAAATTCTTGCGGATAATTTTATTAGTATCCTTCATTTGTTGTTGAAACTTTTGCAATTGCTCTAACTTAGCTTGTAATTGTGCGATCGCATTAGGGTCAGAACTTTTGATAGCGGTCATAGCTAGTACCTAATAAACGACATCGTGACAACTTTTGGTCACAAAAAAAAGACGGGCGTTAACCCGTCCTGTTGAATGACTCAAAAATTTATAGCAATTGATTTCGGTCAGCATATCCAAGTACAAAAAATTAGATGTGCTTTCTGAAATACTTACCTTCGGTTGTGAGTAGCAATTCAAAAAAAAGCAAGTATATAGAAAATTCGTAGCTCTCTTTATCTCTAAAATTAGGGCTAAAGTCTAACTTTTCATATCCGCACCAATGCAGGTAATGAAGGATTGTTTTCCCTGGCAATCTCCACTCAAAAGTTAAAAATCTGATATGGTGATACTGAATCGTAAACCTAATTAAGTAGGTTTTGAAAAACCAATTACAGCACCAACTTTTACAACTTCTTTGCTTAATGACTTCCATATTCACCTCAAAACAATTACATGACCTGAGCCAATATCAATCACTCTCCCACCACAACATTGAGATTGTGCGTAGTTGATAAATTCTTTGCGTGTATAATACTTTTGGAACGTACCAATACTGGTAATTCCAGATTCTTTTTTATCGGTACGCACTGCTATTACCAGTGCTTTTATACATAGTGAAAATGCAAATTGTAAAGTGCGATCGCGGTCTTCATCGCACTCAATCACATTCAGAACATAAAGCAAGCTAGTTATCGGATAAGTGCTATCTAACAACTCAAAATTGGGTCTGTAATATGGGTCAAAACCAACAGTGTTGTAGGATGTTGGTAATCGTTCCACATCTTCGCCATGACCGCACCCAATATCAAGCCAATCACCAGTAGGAAGCTTGCCAGAATCTAAAGCATTTCGCATTGGTAAAGATAGTTTTGGTCTTCTAATCGCTGTTTTCCAGCGCGGTGTACCCCAGTTTTTTGGGTCAAGAAATTCTCTTGAATTATTCATTACACCACCCAAGTTAGAACTTCAAAAGTGCGTCCATCAGGCAGGACGTTTGTAGCGTGCGCATTTTTGATTTCTTGGACAGTAAAATCAGTATCGCCTTCATAACAAGTGTGGTCTTCACTCAAGAAATATATCCATCGGTCACTGGCACTAAATTGTCCTGGTATTCTTTTCTCTAAGAATTCAGTTTCGCTTGTTGGCGCAGGAATAGTCACCTTGAAATCTACGCCCATGTCTGGGCAAACAAGATATCCGTCCCAATCCGGTTCTCTATCCGAATAAATCAAGCTATTTACTTCAAAAATTATGTATCCCCCAGCTATATAAAGTTGTTGGTCTGTGGTTAGCTGTAACGTATATCCGTCACAGGTTTGAATTTCGAGTGGTGGCATAATTGTCCTTGCATGAAAAAAGCGATCGCTTAAGTGCGATCGCTTGCAAATGATTTGTTTTCAACTAGATATCTTGATCTTGCTGCCTGTGTATCGCTAAATGTTCTTTTGCCACTGGCAAGACGGGCATATCTTGTAAAAAATGGACGATCAACCTCGCCAACAACAGATGGGTAACATCAATCAATTCAGCTTCCACCAAATACAGATACTTATTTTCAACTAACCAATTGAAGGCTTCTCGATTTTGCGTTAACGAACTATCAAGGTGAAGATTTAATTTTGAGTACGGAGGCAATTTGTTTTGGTGGTTTTGGGCAATCACCCGAATTGTCTGAAACACAATCGCCTCTTTTTCATAGGCGTTTTTAGTTTGAGCAAACAATCCCATGTACTTGCTTTGGGATTGATTTGCCAACCAAACGATGAAGTTGTAAGGAAAGTTTGAATTTTCATTAATTAGTGTTAGCATTCTCACTTCTTATAAGTAAATCACAGGTGATTTTCGTGAAAGGTGGTCGCCTGGAGATTGCATCCAGATTTATGTTGAAGCGCGATTGCTTCAAACATCCAGACAAGAGTTTGTATAGGCAATTTGTTGCCCTTCAAGAAAAACTTCTTTTTGTTCATCCGACCAATTAGGATCGGGGTCTGGCATGTCACATTCCCCGGATTCAATCTCGTCCCATGAGAAAGAACCCGATATCAACCCTTGCTCGTAGAAGGGGTTTAGGGGATGGAACGGTGACTTGCACGACAACTTTTCAAACTCTTCAATATTGTACCGAAGACAATCGTCTCCTTCGTACACAAGGTATTCGTCATTATCTCCAAGATACCTCTCAGTTTTTATTGGTAGATACCAAGAAAAAACGTAGGCTTTTCCTTTTTCATCCCAACACTGACACGTTAATGTTTGGGGAAGGTGTTCTCCAAACTTTACTAATTTAATTTTTTTGTCCTGTTCAACTATTCGTTTAATGGTTCGTTGCTGTCTTCTGGTTAATTTTCTTGGCAGAGGCGTGTTTGCGTTGTGTTCGTACCAAGAAATTTTTTTAAATCCTTTTAGGTTTATGTGTGACATCGTTTTCTCCTCTGTAAATTAGGCAAGAAATCATTAATCTGGTGAGCCAGGATAGCTATAGCTAGTGATTGAGGTAGTAGGATCTGTATTTTTGCGTGGTGCGCGGTATTCCTTACCTGTCAGACGTGTTTGAGAAAGTGCCCGGACAACTCTGCTCCTTATGTGATACCAGCTGCCATATGTACCAGATGGCGGTAAATTTTGTTGCATCTCGATAGCTATTTCTTTATTCCATCCTCCTTCTGGAGTTGGAACAATTACCGCAACTATCCTTCCGAATTTGTCTTTTTCTACCCCCCAATCAGAGGGCATATTCGTTAAACTCTGACACTTGCTCGATAGATTTGGCATTTCAACTTTCATGATATTTATCCTCTGATTTTTATCTGACAATGCGATCGCACCTCATTTGATGAAGCAGCATCAGACTTATTGCGATCGCTCCAAATTATTTCTTCCTTCTTTTCTTATTGAGATTGAGCGACCCAATACTGAATCGGGTATATCCATCTGTATTCATCTGCATCTGGAAGAGGCGCAGATGGCTTGTAGTTGCGGGGGAATACAACCTCCACTTCACTGAACTCATGCTCTTTGAATTGACTGAAGTGGTGGATAGCTTCCTGAATTTCTTCAGGAAGAACCATGTTATCTCTCTCGATTTCCTCAATGTCGTAAATAGACAATTTCACAATGTCTATTTTTGATGCAAACATCCTCTTCCATCCTTGAGCATCCCAATCTTGAGGAAACTGTTCAAGGTCTTTTTTTTCTTCATTTGATAATGAAGAAATGAATTGTTCGGCTAATTCACTAAGAATTTTTATCATTTTCATCTCAACTTTTGTCACTATCTTTTGCATTTTTTACGCTGCCCGTCTTGGGCAATGAGGCGTTCCCCAAGACGGGCATTAGAACTTGACAACATTGATTGACAAAAGCCAAGTAGGGATTAAAAATTTCGCTAAATGTTTTGCGTCGCCTTGTTCCCCTACCTTGTCTCGCATAGAGACAAAATCGAAGGAGGCATAATCATACCCCAAACCCCCATTGGGGAATCTTCTCAAACTCTCATACCATTTCTGAAATTCAGGATGCTTCCTGAACAATGCCTCCGGGCTTTTTATGACTACATAGTTGTAGTCATTGTATTCAACTATTTCTACATCCTTTTCAGGATGTAGACCTAGCATCTTGCATTTATTTTTCAAAATCCAATCTGGTTCGCGTTTTGCCCGACATATGTAGTCACCATATGTGGCATCGGCTCGCCCATTGCTTCCTCCGAAAATCGAAAAGAAGATTGAGCCTGGATTGAATCTTGAAATTTTCACTGGTTGGCTTAGAGTAATCATTGCGGTCTCCTTTTTCTTTACGTTTTCAATATAGACTACCTATATTGATGATGTCAATAGATAAGAGGAAATTTTTTTGTATTCCTCGCTAGATAATTCTTTGCGAGCAATACGCTCCATTGCCTCTTGTTTGGAGCAGCTTAAAATGCCTGCTATTTCCCCCCATGCAGTCCAGGCATCATCTGTAAGGGCGACGGTGCGCCGCTTTTTTGTTTGTCCGCGAAAAGGTTCGCGGGGTCGAAGATTGTTATTGTTGCTCAATGCTTGTTCCTGTTGTTCCTAAATTGTTTCTAAATACACACCCTATATTATATTCATTGGAACAGAAAGCCCATCGGCAACAGCATGAAAATCCAAAAAAGGACTCAAAAATACGAATTGCCTTGGAAACCCCCTCTTCCAAAGCGAAAATCTTTATCCGTTCCACCTAAAAGTGCGAGCGCATCAGCAGCACAAGCACTACACCAGCTACCATGTCGGATGTGAAACGGGGGATCTGCTGTATCCGTTTCATACTTAACGCAGTAGTTAGCGGTTTGCGCCCCATATCCCTTACCGCGACAAATATCGCAGTATGCACCCTGCGAATCAGAGATTGAGAGAAATTTTCTAGACATTATCTTTGCCTCCAAACGAGCCAAGTTATTGCTTGTACTTGATTTGGCAACAAGTCTAAGCTTGCTGCCATTTGGCGATAGTCAAGGGCGATCGCATCATATTGTTTTGGCGATCGCATGAAATTTTGAAGGGGAATGCAGACATGATTACTTACGCTTGACATTCTCAATCTGTACAGATGCAATCAGCGATCGCATCTTTGAAGCCTGCTTTTTATCCTTACGATGTTGTCGTCTATTTGCCATCGGATCGTTATCTTGACGGCATCTATACGTATAACTACTCCCATAGTTAGCTGTGCCCTTGGATGCACTTGGTAGGGGACGCTTACGGGCAATAGTCCCGTCAACGTCAAGCCCCGCCGCCCCAGTAAACGGGCGCATTTGATTAATCTCATTCTGGGTAAGTGTGACACCTTCACAAGGGAACCACTCACCCTCAATTTTCTCTAAGATTGGAACTTCTAAACCCGTCTTGCAATCTCTACGAAATACCTGGTTAGGCAGGTATTTATAAAACACTACCCTGTACCGGGTAAAGGTTGATGCTTCCTTGGAGTATTGCCCATTAGCAGTACTCTTGGACGTTTTCACGTCCTTAACGTGCTGCTTTTTGGGCGTAATTGCCTGCCTTGCATCGATTGACATATCTGCATTCATACCTGGGGTATGGCGCACGGTAACGCGCTGCTGAATCTTACCGTCAGCAGCTTTCAAAGCTGTAATATTTTGCATGGTTGAATATTTAGTAACTGGGGTGTCCCCACCCCAGGATGCAGAGGATGGACATTAAACCGTAGCTGGTACGAACAATTTTGCGATCGCTGCAATTTTAGCAGCTTTTGAACCACTAACTTGATAGTGTTTAGCTAAAGCGTTAACTTGGTTGCTATCAAGTCTTTTCAGATGCCCTGCTTTGTCAATTGAGGATTCCAAGTCATCAACTAACACCTTAGTCAAAGCAACGTCAGGCTTAGGCGTAGGCGCTTTTTTCTCTACTTTCGCAAAGCGTTTTGTAACAATTTCCATTGATGCATCAAAATCCAGATAGCCCTCATCAATTCCCCTAGACTCTAGCTTTTCATTGTGTCGAGTCAACAGTTCGGTAGCCTGTTTCTCTAAGAAATATTCTTTGCTGGGGTGATGTGTAAATTGTACTGTTTTATCAGTAGTTTCGATGCTTTTATGGCGATGCCGTACTTTATCCAGCATCTTATCAACTGCTGACATTACCTTTGCATTCAGCACAGTTAGTTGTCTAATAGGGTGTTCGTTGATACGCTTTTCTAGTCGTGCGATCGCACCTGTTAGCTGTTCGATCTCGGTCTGCTTGCGACTAACTGCATCTCCTTCTAGAGACTTGATAACGTCTTTAGCGGCGTTGCGAGTCTTTTCTAAAGTGTTGCGTTCGGCTAAAAGCGCGTCATACTCGCACCAAGCATCGAATTCAACAACGATCTCGTCATCGACTACAACGAGTTTTCCAAGGCGTACCCGTGCTGACATTGGGCGATCGCCTAATCTCAATTCCTGATAAAATACACCCTTACCATTGATGGTGACAATAGTATTGTTTTTATCATCGGCTTTTGTGATGAGTAAGCTTGCCATAACGTGCTATCCTTTTATTGTGTAGTCTTTGTTTCGTAGCAGTGAAGCTACAGACTATGGCGTTCATAGGTGTAACTTTCTGATATGAAGATTGGGGTATTAAGCCGCTAACTTAATACCCCAATAAAAGGAATAGCAAAGCTGATTTATTGGTGGATACGGTAAACTCAAAACTACTCAACCCTACCTACCTTACAACCCTACAAAGTATATAAACTTTGTCGTCAGTAGTTCTAAGTGCAACGCCTAAATACTTATAGCATATAGCTATGGCATGGTTATGCTTACCGTAAAGCATAGGTCATCTGACCACCGCTACTTTTACCCGTCTTAAGGCAGCACGATCTGTCACAACTAACCTTGTATGGTTAGCGATCGCATTGACTTACTACGCAGTATGTAGTGTAGTGAGATAGGCTGTATTCACATTACTGTGTGCTGTGGTTGTATTTTTGGTTGCCACTTTTACCAAGGAATGAAACTCACTTGGCTACTTCAACCAATACGACTAAATGTTGCTTGCGAGCGTACTTATGCAAGCAATTAATACTATTTAATTTCTACTTTTTTATTCACCTCAAATTTATTTATTTCACATTACTAACTTAGCAGTTTTATCTAAGAATCAAGCATAAGTTTACAAAAGTTTACAATTATAAATTGCATATATATAGATACACAAAAATACCCCAGTGGCTAGCACTGAGGTATTTTTTATTACAATATTAATTTTAACTGCCTTAGATCCGCGCACGCGCCAAAATGCCCAGAATTTGAGATTTTATCGGATCAGCGGATCGGATCGCGGATCAACTTTTAGGAGGTTTGCGCCCAGACAATTTTGGTAAAACTATCCCGTTAAATCTGGCGCATTTACTGACTGCGTCGGGCTTAATTTCCTTGCCCGTTTCCTCGGAAAGAATCCTAGCGAGTTCTGGATAAGACCAATCTCGCTTTTGGGCTTCTGCTTCTTTTATTAATTCTTTAACGCGCTCTGGCTTGATAGTCCTGGGCGCTCCCATCTTCAACACTGCCATACCATTACCAGTCTGCAACAGAATTATCTTAGCAAAATCAATACTAAGTTTACATATACTTCTAGGTCAAAACAAAGCGATTTAACTCCAGAAATTCAATTTCTGCTGGAGTGACTTTCACCAAAATTCCCTGTAGCTTTGGTTGATTGTGTTTTTTACGGACTTTAAAAAATGTTCCAGAGCAACTTGAGACAAAGCTAGACGAATCATTTTCTAAGTAATTAGCTTGCACCAAGGCGTCTAAAACTGAGCCTTGGAGGTTGTCAGCGTCACTGCTAAAAAAATTAATAAATTGGCATTCAACACGACAAGGCACTGGTGCTGGTGGATAATTTCGCATTTGAATCGTAATCGCACTTATGGCGTTTTCTTTCCAAGTTCCATATTTTTCGGCAGTGTAAATCATTCCTGTTCGCCAGTTAGTCCGGGGGCGGGCTTTACCAACACCCCTGCCAGATAGCCAAAATAGTGTTTCAGTTTGAGATTCAGTAGCTAACATTATTTTTCATACAGAATCAAGAAGTTCATTCAAATTGTAAACAGAGTTTTCTAGCCCATCGCTTTGATTATTGTCCTGTTTGTCACCCTCAAATTCTAAATCTGCATAGGATTTTTCCACTTCTAACTCTGGCTCAGAAATTAATTCAACGGGCAATATGTTGCGCTCGCTACTATACATAAAAAATATGGTTGACAATTCCGTTTTGTTTGAACTGATTATTGTGTTGTGGTTTTGGTAGCGCACTGAGCAACAGCACAATTGCTAGCGCAAATAACACAGGATGGGATTTCACTAATTCAAAGAACCACTGCAATTTGATTTTAGGTAATTGCGGAAGCGAAAATGAAAAAACTTGAAGTTTGGGCAGTATAGAGATTTGTAACTTCATCCAAGAATTAGCTGCTTTATATCCCGGTTGCCATTCTTTTTCAAGGTTAACAAATACGACCTTTACACGGGGATCTTGTTGAACCATCGAAGCGGTAGAGAAAGCTGATTTTTGCTCCTTAGCTTCGGGAGTTAGAAAACCCATTACTACTAACTTACGTTTATTTCCTAAGCCATAAAGATTTAATTGCCCGACAGATTGATAAATTGTATTGCGGTCAAGATATTTTTTAACCTCAATAATCGCCCCATTCATCCAATTGCTAACGATATCGGCCCGACCACCGTTTGCGCCGACTTCTAGCTTGACTCCGTAACCTTGTTCTTGGAGACGCTCAGCCAAATACTGTTGTAAGTGTTTTTCTTGCCAGCGTTCAGGGAACCCAGCAAGTTCTGTAAATCTTGATGGGTGCATTATTTATTTTTTGACATTGCATTCAAAGAAATTTCTTGATCTACCAAAATTTTTTTGATTGCCAAATTAATTGGCAATCCTCGTAAATACCATCTCAAAGCTTTGGCTTGCCAATATTCATCGTACATGTAAGCTTTCACAGTATTAGATATTTCAGATGGAGAGATTTTTTGTAGGTTGGCTAAAGTTAAATCCGAAAATCTATCATATCCAGACTTCAATTTAGCGAAGTCTGAAAATTTAGTGTTGCTATTTAATTCAATTATTCTTTTAATTTGTTTAGCAGTTGAATAATTGGGTTTTAGAAAAAACTTTCTGTAAACAAAATCATTCAAATTTTTTAAGTAATTAATCATGTTGGTAATCCGTTAAAGGTGGTATTTTGTCAAATCTATAAGCTTGAAATCTGGTGTTAATTGCTCCAGCTTGGATAATGCCATCGCCGCGTCCCTGGAGCGAAGTTACAACTTCGCCATGTTTGTGCAATACCATCCGTCCATCAACCGCTTCAATACAGCGAAAGGCTATCCGGGCTGGTAAATTTGCTCTTAGGTCTGGCGGCAATCCCTGAGGGTCTTCTTTAGAACGCTTGGAACCGTGTTGCAACCCAATAACTATGTGAATTTTTAATCCCCGTCCTCTGCGCGTGACTTCAGAAAGTTGGTCGTCGTAAAGTTTGCGAAGTTTGTCGTCAAAAGGCACAGTACCTTTGTACTCATCAATAAGCAGAATCCAGGGTTGCTGTGCAGCTAATTCCGACTTACTCATTGAGTTGCGGCGATCGCACTCGATGTAGTATTCGCCCACAAACTCGAAAGTCTTGCTCATATCATTGGCGGTAATAGTGGGAAAACGTTCGGCAAAATCTTCATAATCGCTGACTTTACCGCCACAGATGTCTACTCTTGCTCCTTGAACCAAAAGACAATAAGCAGCAGAGCGTAAAAAGTTTGACTTACCAGAGCCAGTTGTGCCCACTACCAACACCTGGGGAGTATCTTCATTGCCTAAATCGATGACCACTTCCCCGTCAAGGGACTGCCCTAAAACTACCAATCTTCCACCCTGTTTCCAGTCACGAGTTGGAAAATCATAGAATGTGCGCTCGCTGGAATTTAAACCCACTTCTACTCCTACTTGTTCGCTGCCAAAAATATACATTGGGAATTCTTCATCTTTACCCAGTGAAACTTTTGCAGCTTTTTTCCATTTCGGTAGTAGGTGATAATCGACCGTTTTTAGACTAAAAATTAATCGTTGATAGCTTGGTGCTTTATCAATCTTCAAGCATTCAGTTTTGAGTCCTACTACTGCCGCTGCTTTTTGTAGTTGAGTGGTTGTATCTGATTGTTCGGGTTGTGATGTTGCTGCTATAGATACCGTAGTACTTTGGGGATGAACTGATTGAGCGGCAATAATTTGCTGTTGCTGCAATTCTAACTGCCTAGCTTGTGTGACGATTTTAGCTTGCTCCATTTGAATTTGAGCATCAGAAACCGCTGTCAGTACATCTCCAAAGGACGCGCCATTTTGAACCATGCCCAGCGCCATCTGCACCACTGGCCCATTTTTCCCAGTTAGTTGCAACAACTGAGTAAATATTGGTGCTGTTTGTTCCAACAGGGCTAACTGTCTTTCGATAGACTTATCTGCTTGTTCGTTGGCAAGTTTTGATTCGGCAGCAGATTGCAAATATTGTAATTGTTCTTCTACTTGGGTGTCTTTCAATACCCGTAAAGTATCTTCTGTGCGTTCAATATCCTCGTACTCTTTGCCCATACCCCGCAGCATACAAATGGCATTAACTCCAAGCGCCATTGCGGTTATATTTCTTGGATAAAAGAACCAAGGCTCATTTTTATTAGCCGATAAAACAAATGCCACTGCGAGCGCACCTTGACCTACAACCCCTAACCAACGAAATAACATTTTCCCCATCCAAAAACTAACCCAACCGCCACGACTTGCAATGTAAGTGAACTACCTTGATGCCCTTTTAGGTAACAAATTATCGTCGCAATTGCAATTGGATATTGTGAATGAGGCAGTACTGCAATAAGTTGTGCGATCGCGGATGCAACAATAAATCCAAACACAGACTGCAAAACCTTGCAAATTTCAGAGCCACTCATGAATATCCTTGCTGCATTACTAAAATAATTTGTTTGCAGTACTCATTATTTGCGTTAATGATGCTGTTTATAGCATCACGAATATCAGAAGATTCCGTGTATTCTGAAGATGTGAATTCCAGCAATGAACTAATTACTTGGTTGTTGGAATCAACCAACTTTTGTCCTGCATGAATAACTTGTAGAAAACTTGGTTCAGAGTTGCTACTTGTAACTACCGCAATCATTTAATATCTCCTAATAACTTTTTTTGGTTGAGACTGAATTAAAATTCCTAAAACCCCACATCCGCATAACCCAACACCAAGCCAAACTAGCTTACGTGCTTCAAATTTTTGTACGCCAAAGTAACCAACCGCAAAACAAATAATCAAAAATCCTGTAACTGCAATTTTTCTCATTACGATGCTTTCATCCTTTGTGTAACTCCAAATGACGTACCTGAATACCTTGCTTCTCTGAGTTGGCGAAACTTATCAACTAAAGAAGTTGTTTGTTCCTCGTAAGGTGTCGGCTCTTTTTTAGTCGTCTCCGTTGTCAATCGTTCTTGTTTTTTAGCTTTACCTTCTGTGTATTGAGAAGCAATGCGATTGAGGCTAAGCTCTAAATCGTATTGTTTCCCAGCGATCGCGCTTCTAGAATCGCCAACGATTTTTCTGTATTCAGCCTCTAAACCTGCAAAACTTGTTTTCAAGTCTTTCTCTATCTGAGCAACAGTTACTCTAGATTGAGCAACATTTTCACTCACAGTAGATTGAGTTTCTCTGACTTTAATCAGAGCTTTTAAATATCTAGAAATTGCTGTTGAATATTCACTCCAATTCTTAGATTGAAGTTCAGCACCCTTGGCTTTTTCAATAGCAGAAGCTACATCTTCATCACCCAGGTCGCCGAAAACTTTAAACCCGGCAGGAAGCATATCAGCAATACGCTGAGCATTTTCCCAGACTTCTAACTCTAATCCAAAATGGGAATCGGGAAAGATGATTGCATTGCTAATATTGCCATTTAAATCGGAAAGGTCTAAATCGTTAGACTTTGGCTTTGCCATTGATAATCTCTACTTCTTGACTTAAAAACAAATTCCATCTTGCCCTTATTAACCCGCCAATAGCATCATCGACGTTTATACCATAACAGTAGTAAATACCATTTGGATGTATTACTTTAGCAAGATAAAGCTCTTTACTCACTGACTCAACGATTATTTTCATCTGACATTAATTAAGGAGTCGCAAGGTTTATATTCTACAAAAACATCATCTTCAAAAGCTTGCCATTCTCCATCAAGGGGACGAAAGTAACGAGCATTATTTTCGAGTTTTATTTCCAGATTTAATTCTGGGAATTTAAACAAGTTATCCTGCCTAATTACTCTTATTACCTCAACATCCCTATCAATTTGCATTCCTAAGGTTAGAGGAGTGCCTTTTTTTTTGTACTGCTGCCAGTAGTAAGAAAACTGGCTTTTATCTAAGAAATTGACGTTGCATACAGGGCTACCACCTTGAAACAACAGCGCAAATATTCCTAAATCCTCTTGATGAACTTTACCTATACCTAAGTTCGCTTCGTAGTTCCAGTAGGCTCTGTGGAAGTCTGCGGTTTGCAAAGCGTTTCCTCCAATTTTCTAATAATAATTTTGGCAAGAGACTGGCGAAATAATGACCAAGCATGATTTCGCTGAAACTTTAATTGAGCGGTGGCGATTTCAGCATCACTGGGCAAAATGCTGCCACAGGTTTCCAAGTTTTGGATTGCTTGCCGGAATGTCACTACCTCAGCATTCGCTGGAATATTAGGAGCAACGGCACTAGATAATCTCTGCAATGCTCCTTTTACCGTTGCAGATTCGTTTTTAATGCGCTCTAATTCCTGTTGCATCAATTCGATAGTTGCAGCATTGCTTTGAGCAATAGTACGCTCAAAATCAATTAAGTGGGCTTCGAGTTGATGATTTACTAGATTTTGAACTATTTGCGAAATTTGTGCGATCGCCTTACCTTCTGATAATGCCTCAATCGCGGTTTGGATTTCAGGCGATAGGTTTGGCGGTGCATTGGAGTCCTGCATCGGTTTCTTCCCAGCTAATTTCAACTTTCAATCTAGAAGCGAATGCTTCTACAGTTTCTTTCATTTGCTCTTCCGATAAGAGTTCGCAAGCACCAATGAGTTTCGGTAGCTCGATATCGATAAATTTTTGCTGCTGTTCGCGTTTGAGTTTTTTCATTTTTTCCGCGAACTCCGCCCTGGCCTGCTGTATTCCAGAAGCCCTGGCTTTTTCAATTGCCGCTAATCGCCCTAACTCAACCGTTTTAGTCAACTTCTCTTCATTGGATGTCAAAGCATTAATTTCTTGTTGGGCCTGCACCAAACGCCCAATCATGGCAGCGCATAAATCTGGATCGAACGAGATTTCCAGTTCTTGAATTAGTAGAGCTTGGGCTTGTGGTATTTCTGCTTGAATGCTAATTTCGTTTTTTGGTCGTCGAGCCAAAATACTTTTAGGTTTTGATTCAAGTGTCTGTTCTGGAACCACCGTTAGCTGATTACTACGGGCCATCAAGCAATTCTCCTTTTGTCGGTTGCAATCTTTCTCCAATTATTCAATTCCGCAACTGAATAATGCTTCTTCTGGCTATATCCACCCCATCTATACAGAGTGAATGGTGAAATTTTAAATCCATAAGCGGCAAGGTATTTGGGCAATTCTTTGCCAGTACACCCCCTCATCTGCCACTCAATAAACTGAGTTTTACTGGATGCAGTTTCTAAGCTCATTGCTCGGCGATCGCTAGACCGCATCATAATTAGCAATCGGCTCACTGAGGGAAGCTTCTTTTTGTAGTTGTCGCGCCTCCAACAAGCGACAAATACTAATAATGCAGATGCCCCTTCATCAATGAATTTGGTTCTTAGAGAAATGCCAATATGTTTTTTCCATGCGACCCAGCACTTTCTGGAAATTTCTCTCCCCATCACTGCATCGCAACAATCCTTGACTTTGGCGATCGCCACTAATTTCTCATCATCAGGGGAATGCGGTTGTTCTCCTTGAGCGATCGCTTCAAATACTTCCTCAATTTTGTACTCGTTACTTTTCCAGAATTCTCTGAGACTTTTGTAGGTCAATTTGCGCCTGGGGAATTGGCGGCGAAACCACGCTAAACACAAAAATAGTTGGGTTTGCTCGTCGGTATATTTGCGACTTTTTAACCTTTTGCCTTGTGGATAGCAGACTCCTATAAGTTCTTGCCAATGATGCCAAGTTCTATAGGGAATTTTTCTGCGAAGAATTATCTCGCATTGTTTGATTAAGTTTGGGTACTGGGCTATCCAGTCCTCGATGATTATTGTCATTTTTCACGATTAACCAAACTGCAACAATACAAAATGTAATGACCCCAATCATCACACAAAAATCTAAAATTCCTGACTCGTTATGCTCAATTTTGATGCTGGTTTCCACCCTACCATCTGGATGGATAACTGATTTCTCCTCCTTTTTGTACACATCTAATTCCTGCTTTATGTGTATTAATTTATGTCTGCCTACTCTGTACCCCTAAAACACAACACCTTTCAAAAGTACGATTTAGCAGAGGTGATTGTTGCTCAACTTTAGGTAACTTTATTCAAAGCAAGGCAAATCAAGAGTTTTGTGAAAAGTTGGCTTTTCATCAGTTCCTCTCTATGATTTTTTGAGCCTCTGAACCTTGGTAGTTGTGCCAAGTTATCAAAGTTTGTGAATTGTGCAAAAATCTCTGTAAACCTCATCCTGAAAGCGTAATCGTCAATTCTGGCGATTAAATCTGCAATACAAAAATTAGTCTCGATCAAAAGTCAAGTGTACAGTGACTCTATGTCTATTTTTGTACTGATGTTGCAACTGTTCTAACTTTTGCTCAATGCTGCTTTGATGCTTTTGAAACAAACGTTCAAGTTCCTCTTTCGGAGTTTGGTTGAATTTCTCCCGGCTGTGGATTCCTGGTTTAATCCCAAGAAAAACCCTGATTTCCAAAACTCTTCGGACTTCGCTCCAAGATAAAGAGCTATTCCCAAATAATCCCAAAGCCTTTAAGTCTTCATTTATTGTGTCGCGGCTTTGGATATCTAAAAGCTCGCGGCATTCTTTGATTGTTGGCATGATGTCTATTGGGCGGTTTTTCTAAGTTCCTCTTTTACCTCTTCCCACGGACGATTTGTTGAAAGTTGTTGCTGAGCGTCGTCGATTAATTTTTTATAGTTGGTGCTCGTACCATCCCCGCGTACTGAATTAATTGCGAATACTTCAGCCTGTTGAGTATCACTAAGTTTGCTCATATTTGTTCGTCGAAGCCTTGAACACTTTCATACTAAAAAACCCATCAAAGATGGGCAATTAACTTAGTAAATAATTTAGTTATTAACTGAAAATTTTTCAAAAAAAATCAGGTGGTGGTGGTTCTAGTCCTTGTTGCCTCAAGTAGTCTAATAATTGTGAGATTCGGCAGGCCATCATCGAAGGATTGTTTCTGTTGCGCGTCTTCAATTTGTGCCTACGGTATGCCGTTTCAGTCATGCAATGCTCGTATGCGACCGCCATCGGCCGCAAACCATATTTAATTTCGTACTCTTCGGGTGTCATACTTTTGGTAGCTCCAACTAACTTTGGGGTTACTTGCCCTTCGGGGTAAGGAGCGATCGCAATCCGGCCAAGGCGTGCGATCGCTTTAACTTTTGTGGACTATATTATCACAATTAGAGTAAATTTGTTTTAGATCGAGGTAAACTAGATTTACAATATAACATCCAATAGCTTATGAGCTAATGTCCTACCAGTTCAACCTCTCTTACTATTACATCACGCCAGAGAACAACAAAAAGCTCGATACTTTCAGCGAAGCGTCGGGAGATTCAAGGCAGACACTGATTATGCAATATGTCCGGGGATGGCTAGGTCGCAACCGAGCTTATTACACTGGATTGGCAAGATTAGATTTTACTAAGCGAGAAATAGGTGTTGATGAATGGATAAATATAGTTGTTACTCAGGGATTTGAAGGTTTACCTGATTATAAAAGTCCCCCAACAAGTGAGGATATTGCACCAAACCCACTAGGGCATGTTGTACTGCCAGGAGGGATGGAAAAACAGGTAATCAATTACATATACTTGACCAAGCAGAATTTTATCCTACTGAAAACAGCAATCTATTTTGATGGCTCAAGGATTGCTCAGTACCTTTCTAAAATCATCCATGAGCATTTACAGCGCAACTGGGATGCGTTGTACGCACCCCAGTTAGAAGCAGAAAATTCAAACGATTGGCTAAGGAGATAACAGCATGACTACAACTCAGTCCACAGAAATAACCAAAGAAAAAATTCAAAAGGCAGTCAATATTATTCTTGAGAAAATGCCACCGAGCAATAGTTTACATCGTCAAGTTCTTGAAGCATTTCTTAGCGAAAACTATGTAGAAGTTAAAAAATTAGCGTCCTTTAATCCAACCGACAAGTATGCTCAAGCTATGAGTTACCTGGGTGGGGCGTTTAGCCCTCAAGCAATTTCTACTGGAAACACTTTTACGATTCTGGCTGAAAGCGCTCGTAACGTTGGCCATTTAATCGGCGATCGCATAGTGCAAGATATTGGTGCGGAGATTGCAGAGGTATTTGACTAACAAAGGAGTAATACTTTATGGCTCTCCTGTTGAGCGAGAGCCAACTAAGTAACTAAGAAAATTTATGGCAACAAAAGGCATATACTTAATCACGAATAAACTAGATGGAAAGGTTTATGTTGGTGCTAGCCAAAACATAGAGTCTAGATGTACTATTTGGGGCATCTTGCGCCGATATCGGCGTTTTTTATTGAGAAAGTCAAGGGAAAACCAATCTCCCGTCGAGCAAGCTTGCGAAGACCTACAAACAATTATCGGCGCTGTTTACCAACAAAATTCGGTATCTTCGCTTCAAGGATTGCTGGGAGCAGGAATGCAAATTTACTACAGAGCATTACCTTTGACTTTAAACAATGATTGGCAATTTGTTGGGCGCAACAATAATCTCCCATTTAACCGGATGCTGAATTTCACCTATCAATTGCTAGAAGAATTCGCCAAAACTGCGATTTATGCTGCTGGTTTGAATCCCGCACAAGGTTATTGGCACGAATCCTACAAAACTCAAGAAGGACTAGTGAAGGATTTAGCGTCAGAATTTAAAGTTCTTTGCGATGCAGTTGTAATTAGGGTATTAAATAAAGGGTAGGTACTTCCTAAAGATTTTGATAAATGCTGGCAAGATAAGAACTTAAGCGCGATCGCAGTCCGAGCAATCGTAAATTCATTTGAAAAGAAAATGAACGAACGCATCACTTACCCCCATACTCGTTTACAATGTACCTACCAAGAATTGCTATACTTGCAAGCAAAACAAATTGTTTGGCATTTGACTGCGGAAATTGAAGAGTATTATTCGCCGGATTTAAGGTAAGTTATGTTTTTGTATTGGAGATTACTAGCATTCCTCAAAATTATTAATCCAGGAAATGAGTGGGGAGAATGCCCCTTGTGTGGATTTGATAAATTTGAGATGTACGCAAAACCTTACTTTAAAGCCACAGATGGTGGAAGTTATTCACCTGGAGCAAATCCCAGAATTTACTGGTTTGAGGGAATTCAAACTTGTCCTAGATGTTTACATGAGTGGTACGTTCAAGATTCAAATTAATGGCCCGATTAAATGCTGTTCCTAATATAATTCTTATTTGTAGATTAGTTGATGTTGAAAATCAACAATGGTGTATTGTATCAAATATGCATAGAGATGGTAATTTTAATGCAGCCAAAGTAGTTATGACAAATGACTTTAACGAGTACATGTCGTATGTAAACTGCGGAGTAGAGTACCGTTTTATTCGCAAAAAAGATTTAAGTAAATATATCCCTCAATGATTACTTTAGAAGCAGAATTTGAGTGTCAAAAAGTAATTGTCATTGCGCTACAACATGGATTAATATTTCGTCGTCACCGTGAGGCATTAACTTTTGACGTTCTAGATGAATATCTAGAATATTTGGATCGAGGTATGTCTTTGTTTGCTACCGTTAAATACAATAGACATCGATGGGTTTGTAAAGATTTTGGTTTATGTTTTACTTCATCTTCAACACTTGAAGTAGTTTTTAAAAAAGCTAATAGTCAATATTTTTGGGAATATGAATAATATGTTTAATTTTTTATTTGCTAATTATGAATGGTATTCTAGGTGGAAAGGTGGTAACTGCTATAACAAAGATTATGAAAGATTTATGCAATCGTAAAATAATTTTAGTGATAGAACAAGTCTATTTTTGATATAGAGCATCCAGACTAGCTAGTGGTTGTTAATTTGTTAACGGCGACAAATAATTAGTTAATATGCACGGCCCGACGACAAACATAATCTATCGACTTCTGGACGACAATCGGCTGTATAATCTCAGTACTTATACTGCTGGAATTATATGTGCCCCCTGCTATCAGACGAAAAACTCAGGGAACTTACGGAGAAATACCATTTCTTGCAAGAAAGTGACATAGTTCCCCTGCTAATTAGATTTTTATGGAGTTTACGGCATCTACAAAAAGATTTGGAAGAATTGCCTATTAATAGAAAAGATCGAATTACCGAGCAAGCAAAAAGCATGGATTGTGCGATCGCTTTTGAAATTCTCAGCAATTTAGATGATTATTCCTCGGTATAACTACGCTAGCAATCCAGGCAAAAACGAATCAATTCATGCTAATAATCAATTCCAGACTTATCAAGTTAATTACTCATCAGCTAACTACCAGCTGGCTGCTGTCTGATGCAACAATAATCCTTTATCAAATGCTGCGATGGGTTATTGACATCAAGTTAACATCTGTAAAGCCAATCCCACAAAGGGTTTGGGCAAATACTTAACTTTGGGCGATCGCAATCCTACATAAGTGATAAGCATTTTGGCATATTTCTTATCGATTTTGTAGAAAGTGCGATCGTATTTTGTTCACGCCAATCGTCTTTTTGATTAAAATCTTAACCAGGGATAACCTAGTGTTATCTGTCTTTGTCATAGGTGTAATTTTTGGTATGGCGCGAGGTGAATTAACCGAGAAACAAAAAGATGTAGCAGCTTTACTGTGCGATGGAATGAATAACGTCCAGGCTTCTAAAAAGTCAGGTGTCAGTCGTGTTACTATTGCTAAATGGAAAAGACTGCCAGAATTTGATGAATATTATCAACAGTTAGCAAGCGATCGCGCTTTGCTACGGGAAAAACATAGCCTTGAACTTTTGAAACAAAAAGAAAAAAATGAAGATAAATTTCCAAACTTGACTCAAAAGCAAAGAGATGCAGCTGGTTATCTTTGTCAGGGATTACTAGTTATAGAGGTAGCAAAACTACTAAAAGTTAGTCGAGTAACTATTAGTAACTGGAAAAAAATACCTGAGTTTCAAGATTACTATCAATCGGTAGTCGAACAGTATGAAAAGGACAGGAAAAAAGCTGCGAGTAAAATTACTATCCAGGAAGCCTGCGATCGCCAAACAATGCTACAACAATGGCGTCAAAAAAGGATTGAAGTTAATGAAAAAATTATCCAATGTGGACTTGTAATTGTTGAAAAAATGCTTTCTCGCATCATGGATTTACCCGATGAAGTTTTTGGCCCTAGTAATATTGCCCCATTACTCAAAGTAGGCGGCGATCTTATACAAACTGGGATGGAAGAATGGGGCACTGCCATAGATTTGAAAGATATGAAGCCAACTAGAACAGCAGAAATAGAAGCAATTCAAAAATTAGCGGATTCTGAGGTTTTACCGCAATCTGTCCGTGAAGAGATAACCGAAGCTTTAGACGAGTTCCAAAGAAAAGCGATAACTGCGCTAAGCGCTGCTAACCCCGTTAAAGATGTAAATAATATAGATGTTGAACGCGAGCAACCCAACAGCAATGAACTTTTCAATAAATGAAAACTGCCTGCCTGATGTTTTGACTGTGGAGCAATTGCAGTTTGTTATCAAACAGTTACCAAATCCTGAAACAGTAAACTTAAAACCTGGAGATAAGTATGTTATTGCGCTGCCCAAAAAATTCAAAAACCAAATTAAAGTAGGGCAGAAAATATCTCAGCAAATGGAAGTAGTGAATTATAAATTTGAACTACGAAGATATAGTTATAAAGATGAAAAAAATAGGACTACTTCTCACAAAAAAGTTTGGATGTTTTTAGGCGATATTATTATTGAAGCAATTGGAGTAAATTAAGTGGTAAAGTTATTGAGTTATACAATCCCAGTTAAGCCACCCGTTTCTAGAAAGCAATCGAACTTAGTTGCTCAAGAACAGGCTTTAAAAAAAGCATTTGATGATAGGTTAATTGCAGAGCATGAATATTTGGTAGGATTAAGGATAATCCGTAATTCAGAAAAAACTTTGCGATTATTTGGATGCCAACTCGCAAAAATTTTGCCTGAGTTACCAAAGATAATGTTTTGAATTATCCTCAAAAATAGATAATTCAAACTACAAATGTCATCATTAATAAATGAGAAAATATGCCAAGTTCTTTTTGGGATAATGTTGATGGAGTGGAACAAATTCTTGATGTATGCACCAAGTACGAAATCGAGCAGATTGGCGATCGCCTACATTCTAAAGGCTACCGAATTGTAAAAATACCTACTCGTGAAGAAGTAATGACAGCATGTCTAGTATCATCGGAACTCACATTACTAGAGAAAATAGCAATCTCCATTCTTAGAGAAAGGTTAGACCACCAATCTATGCCAACGGATAAAAAGACTGAACTTGCTTTGGAAATTTTAAAAATACTGTTCTCTAACAGTATTAGACCTTTATAGTTTAAGCCGTTGTCTCAAGTCTTCTACGTTCTTTACTTGGCCCCAGTCAACGCCACTGTTTTGCAACAATTCAACAGCTATACCAATTAGATGCTGAGGATAGACGCGATCGCCAGGGGGAACTGGCTCTAGATTATTGTCTCGAACTGTACGAGCGGTATCGTTTAACCATTCATGCTGTTCGCGGCTGATTTTGATGTTGATGGAAACAGGTTTTTCCTTTGCAGGTTCAGCTATAGATTGCTGCGGCGATTCTGCTGTTTCTGTTTTGATGCCAGAAAACTGACTGAGTTTTATACCGCCCATTTTACTTTTTGTCATATACTATTAGACCTTTATACCTTAAGATACTAATTCCACAATTTCGAGCATTCTTTCGCCGATGATTGATAAGCTTTAGCACCGCTAGATTTAGGAGCATATTCGAGAACTGATTTTTGCTGTGCTATGGATTCAGCAACAGCGACATTCTCTGGAATAGTCGTATGCAAAAGACGATAGTTTAAATCAGATGCCGCCTCAATTAACAAATCGTCAGCTTCTTTGGTAAGGAGCAATCGGGGTCTATAACGCACCCTCAGCACATCGATGGGGATGTCCGTTCTCTCACCTCGAATCAACTCAACTGCTTCTGATAACCCTTTAAGGGCAGCTGGCTCGCATAAGGTGGGGATGAGAATGCGTTGGCTTGCGAGAATGGCCTGCACAGATGCCACCCCCAAACTAGGTGGACAATCCATCAAACAGATATCAAATCCAGACAATTTAGATAAAGCTGGTGTAAATAAATCGTTCTTGGCTGTTAAGCGGAACATTCCAATGTCCCCAGGAATAAGCCAAAGATTTTTTACTTGAGTTGCTAGGGGGGCAACAAACTTCCCCTCAGCTAGCCAGTCTAAAGTTGTTGGATTGCCGCCGTCCATGCCCAGACCAAATGATGTAGTTCTTTGCCCATCCAGGTCTATCAGCAGCACTCGACGCTTAGGAATAGCTAAAGCAGCTCCTAAATTTATGGTAGTGGTGCTTTTGGCCGTACCGCCTTTGAAATTGAACACTGCAATTTTTAACACTTGTTCACACTTTTGCGTCTAATATCTTAGTATTACTAATACATAATACTATAAACGTCTAATAGGTTATTATTTTTTGTCCCTCAAAAATTCATCAAACCGAGGATCGAAAATCCAATCCTTGTTGTGAGCATGTTTTTTGAGCAATTAGAGCGATCGCGCTTTGATGCGTAAAAACTTTACAAAACCTTCGTAAAATATTTCAACCATTGGGTTATTTTTTTAGAGGATAGCCAGTAATTCTTTAGCCAAATCTTTAGCGGAATTAATCCCTTTTAATGTCTTACGTTTACCCTTCAATACAAGCTCAATTCGCTGTTGTTTTTGAATTAAAAGGTCATCAATTGCTTGGTCTACATGACTTAACTGTAACCAAGTTGCAAACACGGCGTTTTGTTGCCCTAGCCTGTGGCATCTGTCCTCTGCCTGTTCTGCATCGCCAGGAGTCCAAGGCCGATCGACCATAATGACATTACTAGCAGCCGTCAGTGTCAGACCCACACCACCAGCTTTGATAGTGCCAACGAAGACCTTTTTATCTCCTGATTGAAATTGGTCAATTAATAATTGCCGTTCAGTTGGTTTAGTTTCACCAGTTAATAGCAGTCCATCAAGTTCTTGAGCAATTCTCTTTGCTGATTCTAAAAATTCAGTGAAGATTACAACTTGTTCACCTTGTTCTAGTAGTTCAGAAGCAGTTGCGATCGCTGCCTCAACTTTAAATTCACTCCCAACTTTCCGCAAAATGTTTAGTGTTGCTAATGCCTCAGCTTCAGGGTCAGCCGGATTGTAAGCCAGTACCCAGCTTAACCAAATTTTCAGTGATTGAGTTTTAAATAGTAAAGGTAAATGGTACTTAAACTTTTTACACTGCGATCGCCGACGATAATCTTCTACGAATAATCTAACTGTTTCTTGGTACTCATCAGCCTGTTTAGTTTCAAGTTCAACCTTTTCAAACAGTCTTGTTTTATCTGGTAATTCTTTTAAGCACTGTTGTTTAGTCCGACGCAGAATTACATCTTCAGTTTTTTGTGACAACTCATCAAGATGTGATGCACCTGTATTGTCCCAAACTGTTTTCCTGCCTATCGACTTTTGATAAGCGTCACAGTAATGACGTTCATATTCCCACTTATCATCTGCCAGTGGGTGATTTACTGCTAGCAGCAACGGGTAAAGATTAACTGGTCTACCGTTTTTGATTGGTGTCCCTGTCAACAGCCATGCTGTTAAACAATTTTCGTGGTGCGCCAGTTCCAGCATCTTCTTAGTACGCTGACTGTTGAGATTTTGGGCATAGTGACAATTTGAAACCAAAACACCACTAGCAAAATAATTATGATTATCAGCAACCTCTAAGTTATAAACTGTTTGACTTTCAGTAAAACTAATTCCAAGTCGTTCAATATCTCCTCGTTCCAAAACCTCAACACTGACCACCCTAGAGCATTCAAAACCTCTGTTTTCCTTTGATCCAAAAACTTCTGTTTCTTTAGCTTGTGAGTCCTCCCGTCTACCTCGATAGCTATTTTCTTCTCTGGATAAGCTATATCCACCTTGTAAGAGGGCGGAAGGCAAGGAAACAAATGTTTTACTGAACTGGTAGATATCGGATATTCCATATAATCTGTCAGCAGCAATGCAGTAGCTAAATTCATCTGAGGTTCTGTAATTTTTGAGTTGCCGCCTCTGGCTAAAAATGTCCTGCCCTTGAGGGCTTGAGATACCCTCAACAAAGTAGCAGGGTTTTTCATCGGGTTTCTTTCCTTCATGCGCTTGCTTGCATCGGGTCGCGTCCTGCCCTTGTTTGATTCGATGGCATGACGAACTAATTGACGCGATCGCTCTTTCTCTTGTGGTTGATTGGCTTTGTGAGTATTCGCACAAGCCTTGCTGCAAAACTGCCTCCTCTGATTGAGTTTCTTGTTCTGTCTCATTTGAAAAATCTGTCCACACCACTGACAAGCTTTCTGTACTAATGGTTGTCTGGTTGTCCGTGAATGCTTTTCCCTTGCTTCCGATGTGCTGTATTTTGCCTTGCTTGCACAAGTACGACTGCAAAATCTCGCTGTGTTCTTGCCTTTGGTTGGTGTCAGAAAAATACTCTGGCAATATTCGCAAACTCGCTCCACATTTGAGCGTTTCTGCTTTAACATATCCGTTTTCTTCAGTCCAAATTTTGTGGTTTGCAGTGCAAATGAACTCACCTGTAGTATGAATAACTTTTACCAAGTTATTTTTTCTAGTACGTGAAATCCATCTATTTATAGGCTTCCACTCTATCACATTACGCTCAATGTTTAAAGATGCAATGAACACATTAAGCTTCAATTCGACTATAGACCCAATAGGCAGCCAACCGATATTAGTCAATATTGTTGTGCTATAAAGAAAGCACTCATCAGCTATCAACACATATTTCTTAGTCTCAAGTGGTTTTGGAAGTTTAGCCCAACTGAAACACTCAATCTTCACCTCTGCCCTTTCCGCCTCGCGTACCCAGTTATCCATCACAGACACAGGAGCAATCACAAATATTGGACAATCGTGTGTACGCTGCATTGCCCTTGCTGCGACCAACGCTGTAAGCGATTTTCCTAATCCCATGTGATCTGAGAGAATACCCCCGGTGTAAATTCCACCGCGACGGTGTGCAAGGAGCCACTCTACACCCTGCTTTTGATAATCGCGTAGATACCAGCCATTAGCCAAGGGCGCATCTAAACTGGCCTGTTTTACCAGTTTCACAATTTCATCAGCAGCTACCAACGCCGCTGCATTCTTAGCTGCTTCTTCCTCCTCACGCTCTTTTTGGGCTAGTGCTACTGCTCCCTCAACCTCTGGTGTCAGGTGAAATTGGTCATTTGTCAGCTTTTCTATAACTTCCTGAATTTTCGAGAGAGGAAAACGCCAGGATTTATCGCTACCTTCAAACTTATACCCCTCAATAGTTTTAGAATCACGCTGAAACTTACCAGATGAATCATAAGGAGCGTACACAGCAATCATATCCCCTTTGACTTCTACCCTATGTTCTGGGGTAATGGTTTTGTCTTCTTGAGTAACAATTACTGGTGCTGAATTAACAGGATATTGATGAGCGATCGCATCCCATAAAGGTAACGATAAACCCGCTTTACTCATCTGCTTACTATACTTTTTAATCATGTTGTATGCAGCTAGAGCGTGTGCTTGGAGCAGTGGCCTTTGCTGTCGAATTTGACCAGCTAACCAATGCCCAAAGCCTGAGTCGGCTTTATTAAAACCTTGACCATCTAAAGAATTAGCACCATCACACTGTGATGACAAATAACAGATTGCCCTTTCAAGTCGGCGATCGGATGTCTTCTCTTTCTTCTCATCAATAATTGCGGGTAACTCTGACTGAAGCTTGACGATATCCTCTAGTTGCCAAGATCTAACTGAATTAAGGACAAATTCTAACTGCGATGCTGATGGTGGCTCGTCATCTTCCCCATCCCAAAATTTAGACTCCATCCCAGCATCGAGCAATCGCGCATAATTTTCAATTTCTTCGCAATAAATTTCCGGAACTCGCAAAGGCTTAGTTGGTAAGTTCTTCCAAACCGTTTTTTGCTTGACTAAATTCTCAACCTTAGGATGTGGATTAGGCATAGTTTTTGGTCGGATATTATTGTAAAAATTTTACCATATATCCTGTGTACACTGCATATAAAATAATTAAAATCTACTATATGATGAATTTCTGAAGGACGAACAAAGCTATCTAGTCACAACATTTTTGCTGAAATGACTGCATCAAACTCCTGTAGTGTTTAAATTGGGGACTACACAGCAGCAATGAAAATTAATCGACATGGCAAAGCTAAAGTGCTAACTCAAAAAGAGATACAGCTAATTTTTGCATCAGGTCTAGAAAATGACAGAGATCGCACTTTGTTTGGCGTGTGTTTATTTAGTGCTGCCAGAATCCGCGAAGCCTGCACTCTGTTAACCCCTGATATATACACCCCCAAAGGGCAAGTCAGGTCGCACTTTATCATTAGAAAAGCAAACACCAAGGGCAAGCTGGCAACTCGCTCCATCCCAGTGATTGAAGACTTGCGAAGATTACTTATTAAATATCATCCTTTGGCAGGAAGTGAGTATTTATTCCCCGGTCGCAGCGACGGGCATATCAGCCACGATTCAGCTTCTAGGATATTGAGAATGGCTTGCCAGCAAGTCGGCATCTTGGGGGCCAGCACCCACAGTTTTCGCCGCACTGCCTTGACCCAGATGAGCAACGCCGGCGTACCGTTGCGGGTGATTCAAGAAATTTCTGGGCACAAAAGCTTAGAGCAGTTGCAGCGTTACTTAGAAGTAACAGACGAACAGGTGCTAGGAGCCGCTTCTGCCTTATCAATGCTCTCTCCTGTGGAAGAAAATGTCGGGAAATGGGTGTTTGACGACATCTCCAATTTTAGCGATCGCAACGTAAATACAATTTAAAATTACATGGCAGAACTATATAAAAATGGAATTATCGAGGTAATAAAAGCAGAATATGAGGATGATGAAAACTTATTTGAAGTCGCGGTGCATTTTGATGGTGATATTTTTTCCCCAAACGTCGTTTTTGAAGGATCAGACCACGCATTGCAGCAAGCTAAGAAACTTTACGATTGGTTAGAAGCTAATCCAAAAGAAATCAAAGGCGATCGACTCTCTTGGAAAGTTCAGAGCGGTAGGAACCACTGGCGATCGCACACAGTTAATCGCGAATCATTAAGAGAATATCCATCTTGTCATCTACCTTACTATTACTCAAAATACGAACAAAGTTTAGAAGTCTTAACTTTTTTTGAGCGAGACTCCCAGGCGATCGCTTATGGTTGGTTAAGCGCTGAACCTTTACCTTACTATCTCAATAAAGAAGATAACTTAGTAGTTCTCAAAAACATTTCTAACAATGCTGTCCTAGCTGGTTGGTGTGGAGCTACTAGTGCGTATTATTTTTTTTGGCAGTACTAGTAATTCATAGCGATCGCCATACCACACAAACAACCACTCAAAGATTGAATTTTAGTTATACTGGCAAAATTTACTACACTATCCAAATGAGTAATCCTTACGTATTATTTGCAATTTCTGAAGAAAATCCTACAATTATGAGGTTTTTAAATTATTGGCGTCATGGAAAAATTGATTTTGAAACAATGTTGTTGGAGTCAGCTAAAGCTTTGGAAACAGAATGTAATAACCTAGTAGACAGAAACAATCTCCGCTCTTATATTTTATCCACGAAAAAGGTTTCTGCTCCTTACCCAGTGTTGGAATTTAGCGTTATTCCATGTTTAACTCAAATTACTAACCCACTTTCTAGACAGACAAGTTTAATTAGTGCGATCGCAGAAATTGATACTTATTACAAATATTTAGAAAAATTAGTTATTTGGAAAATCGGCGCTTAATTTTATAGTTTCTCTAAATACATACGCTGAATATCCTTTCTATGTATTTTTCCTTGAGTAGTCTCAAAAGCAACCGAAATTATAAAATCATGCAGCCCTTCTACTACTCCTTCACTAATGCCGTAGGCAGCAATTTGATGGCTGAATTTTTTCTGATCTAACTGATTAATCCTAACTCTGTCTCGTAGTTCTAGCATATTAAAAATAAGTACTATTAAGTGCAATTATTAAATCTTCGATAGCTTGACGACTTTCAGCTTTAATCAGCAAATTATCACTATCGCGTGCTACCCAAACTACATTTGATAAATTCTCAAGAATTACATAATTAGCGGGACAAGGTGTAATTAAATAAGAATTTTCATTTACTACTTTATAAGTATAGTTTTGGCATTGCTTGTGCTTGAGTGCGAGTAGTTGTTTTTCAATTTTATGTGACAAGAAAAGCATTGCACAAAAAGCAAATGTAAATGTTATTATCCATAAATAGTTCATATGAGATTATTGCGAGTTGCTTCTAATTGAATTTTTCTATTTTTATAATTATCTAGAGTATTAGATATGGCAACAACTTCATTCAAGTTTTTGTACAATTCCATATCGGCAGATAATAAATTACGCTTGTAACAAATCGCAGATAAAATGTTACGTGTAATCTCATTTTTTTCTTCGCCTGCTAGTATCCTATAGTTTTCCCATAAAATTGGGAAAGCAAGAGATTCAATAAATAAGTTGTATCCAAAGTTATTTTCTGGAACATAAGAAAGCATTTGAATTAACTCGCTATCTACTGTAATGACAAATACATAGCGATTTGCGGGGCATTCTAAAATGTCGCCAGTCTTGATGTCTATTTCTTCAAAATTCACCCAATTCATAAGATATGTCCAAAATTTTAAACGCGAATTGCCCATGCTTTATATTTTTGGAACCACCCCCAGTTGTTCATAAACGCTCGCTCTTCTTCTGACATTAATGCATGAGTTCTTTCATGATTACCAATAAAAATAATTCCATGCTGTGCATCTATTGGAGCATCTTTTTGATATTTTGTTACAAGTTCAATTCCCAACAGTATTGCTTGTATTGTGTTGTTTATTTTGAGCAATTTATCTACGGATTGGGCAATATCTCGTTGTTGTTGATATTCCTTTTGAGCTAAATCATACCCAGCCATGATTGAATTTGCAAACCACGCTTCCATAGCTTGCAGGTCAAGTGCGATCGCTGGATTTTGCTGAGTTATTTTTATAAACTCGTTAGCCCACACATGAGCATCGGGTATTGTTGGTAAATCTTCAAATCCTAGATAAATGCCATTTTTCATCTCTTTAAATTCATAGAATTTAATCTTAGAACCTAGCTCATGCAATTGATTCTCCAACTTACGTGACTAATGAATCATTGCTGCAAAAGCGAATCCGAAAGTGGTAATAAATAAAAAATTCATATTTCAACCATCTTCAGGATTACCAAGAAGGTGTAACGTCTTCTTCTATTATTGTTTTATTTCCATGTCCGTGCAGTTTTTCTATTTGGCTAACACCTTCGGGATAGTAGGCAATAGAAGCAATCTCACCATTCCATTGTAAAACCGCACCAATCCCAAGATTACACCCAAAAGCAACAATTCCTGTTCCACTGACACCAGTCACATCTTCTTTACGTACTAATTTAAAAGTTGTGAGATGATAACCGTCAGGTGCAAATCCACCAAAAAATATTTTTCTCCCTATCTTATCTTGGATTGCTTGCAGTGCTTCAATACTGGGATAAAGATTGAATGTGCGATTGTTACCACGCCATTCTAGTGCAACTTGTCCATTCGGAAGTATTACACCATCAGCCATTGAGTCACTTGGGTGCAAATCCCCGTCATCGTATATCTGAAAAGTTTTAAACTCTCTCATTTTACTATCTCCATAATTTCAACTATCAAGGTTGTCACAACTGATTCAACCAATCATAACTGCTAGCATCGTCCACATCTTCTGCGAAACTATAAGCGAGAGCGTCGCCTCTGTCGGGACTGCGCCCAAGTCTTCTAATAATATCTTCTTTACTCTCCACCCGAATCTCACCAAACTTATTCCTAGACCCGGTACGACTCCATCTGGGGGCAGTGAGGTCGGCAATTAGTTTTGGGTCGTTGGGCAGCGCTACATTATACCCATTGGCGGGGTCGAGGAGTTCCCTTAGATGCCACCACCAGCGCGATCGCAAATTAAAAAACTTCAACAATCCACTTTTATCTAAAGCATCTGTAGACCCTCCCCCATTCAACCCAAACACCAATTTTGTTCCCCGGCGATTTAGGGCGTCCACTACCGCATACCCAACATTCAACGTATCCACCCTAATTTCAACTTTTGCTGACTTCCTTGCTACCACTATCTGGTCGGCTAACGAATCGCCATCTGGCGTTTCTTTACCTGCCAAAGCAATAATTGGAGCTATCCAGTAGTGATGCCGAGAGATGATTATGCTCTCATCTCGTCCTCCCCTAGCTACGTCTACGCCCAAATGAGATTGCGGGGCATTGGGTACGGGCGTCCAGCGTTTAACAGCGGCATCCACCCAAGCGCTCGGTATGACTTGCCAAGGATGGTCTACCTTTGCAACCGTACCAAAATCACCTCTCAATAACTGCGATCGCAGTGGTTCTGGTAATCTTTGCAGTACTGAGCGATAATTCGAGTTTCTTAGATAAGCGTTATCTTCTAGTCGGGATGGGATAAAGGTGCGCGATCGCGGTTGAATCATTTCCCCATCGTGTTCAAATGGTTCGCCCGACTCTAATTCTTTCTCCTCACCATCTATCATGGCGTACCATCTGATTTCGCCTGGAGCAGCTGGGTTTGGGTGATTGGGGTCGAGCCATGCTGCCCAGTACTCTTTAATCCACATTGCGGATTCTTCACTGGGAGGGTTGCAAGTGGCCACGACCCGACATTTAACTGATGGGTCAGATGAACGATTCCAGGTAATCAGGAATTCATATTGTTTTCTGGTAAATTCGCCCAATTCATCGAAGAATTTACCGTCATGTTCTACTCCCCGGTACGCCTCCACGCTTTGTTCGTGTTGTACTGCACCAAATTCTAAAGTGCGATCGCCTGGAATGCCACGCCAGATTTTATCGTTGCTGTTATATCTGGCAATTCCCGCAAGTAAACTTCGGGCTTTTTCAATTAAGTCTTTTAACCGGGGATATTCGCGTCTAAAAATGATGGCTCGTTTTTGGGCAGTAGTACCAAGAATTAAAAGTAACGCGCTTTTTCCACCTCCTGCCGCTCCTCGATACCTGATTTATCTATTTATAAATAAAAAAATTCCTCCATACAGGAGTTCATCTGCCTGATGATAATAAGCCTGAGTCTGCGGCCCCTCTTGGGGTTTCCACAACTTCTCTAATTTTTCTACAGTGGAAACCCCTCGCTCTTCTTTTTTACCTCTATCAAGTGATCTACGTAAAGAAGATAATTTCATGTTAATAGTGACTATCAATGCTAGCCTATTATAAAGATTAACTACACAATTAACCACCAAAAATGCTATCTACCCGAATTACAGATTTTAAACTGGAGTAATCAAATGGGAAAATCACAACACAACGGTTAAACAATTGAAAAAATGGGCTAAAAGCTGCCAGAATTGAACGAGGATGGTGAAGACTATAAAGTTTACGAACCAGAAAAGGATAATATGAAGATATCGGCTCTATCAATTGGTGTCCGGTGAAGAAAGATAGTAATTTAGGAGTTTAATAAATGGCAAATGAGATTTTAAGCGTACCAGAGGAAGATTTAGAGGAAGTAATTTTAGTTATTCGCAGAGGAATAGCAGAAAGTGAAAAATCTGGCGGAGTTAAACAGCGAATACTCGAAGAGTTGAAAAAATGGTGTGACGAGGAAGAAGCTTATTTGCAAGAAAAATAATCCACAATGATGCCTCATGAAGCATCACTACTTGCAATCACTTCTATTTCTTTAATTTGAGATTCCCAACTAATTAGAGTATGAGATTTAAAGTGTATTTGTGTTCAGCAGAGGCTTGTCGCATTATAATCATTTTACTATGAAAATAGCTTAGTTCTGAAACACAATCGCAGTATTCGCATCTACAATTAAAACACTAAAATATCAAGTTAAACCCGACGAAGTAAAATCTTTCCCCTCAGAATAAACCTATGGAACTCCAAGTTTTTAAATTTGATTGTTACCCTAACGCTATTAACTGGTTAAACGAAAACAGTGGCGTGGCAGTTCATAGTGAAGATACTCCACCCGCTTGCCTTGGTGGTCGTATTTCACTACATTTGTTGTTTTCAAATTTGATGGGCCAAGGGGATATACTGCAAATACTGGAGTTTTTCCCAAAAGCTCAAAATGTTAATAAGATACGACAAGAACTTGGTTATCCCCCACTGGAATACCCGCATTCAAATTATTTAATTCACGGTTACACGCGCAACGAAATTGTAGAAATATTAAAGAAGAATTTTGGTGCGATCGCAGTTAAATCCCCTTGCTGTATGGAATCAGTAAGCACGGAAGAAGCATTTTCTCGGTTGAAAGAATTGGAAATAAGACTTGGTGGCACTCCCTTGAGCCAACAAGACCCAACAAAAATTGGCGATTTGTACAGGAAGTTGTATTGATGCTGAGAATCAGGTTTAGAACAAATTCTGAAGATCCTCGTCCCGTACAATTTCCTCCCAAGCATCCATACTGGGTAAAAAATATGCTTAAATTCACTGCTAAGATGCAAAATGGTGGAACTTTATATGGATTTGGATTAGCAGAATCCAACCTTAATAGATTAGAGTTTAACGACGAACCAATATTTTTTAGTTTTGAGTATGCGGGACATCCCAAACTATTTGGGTTAATTTTATATTTGGGGCAATTTGAAACACCTGAAGAAATTAGCGCAAATGGTGAAGCGGTAGTCAGCGATCGCAGCATACCCTTTATTAATGAAAAACACGGCGTAACTGGAGAAACATTGAGCGTGTTTCCAATTGCTAGAAGCATCATGGAAAAAATGAGGAGTACGCCACTATGGAGCTTTGAGACACAAGCTCAGATTACCAATTCCAACGACATTCAACTATTTTTCTCTGGGCGAACCGAGCAAGAACTCAGAGATTATTTTATAGAAGGTGGGTTGTTGGGCCGCTGGTAAGCGTGGATGAAAGTGCGTAGGCATAGCCCGCCGCAGGCATCGCACCTGACAACTTATCTAAACTTCTTCAATTTGAATAGTGACTTTGTATTTCGACCCAGAACCATCATCACTACCAACAATAAAAAACATAGATCTCGCAGGAATCGCAGAGAGTCCGAAGGTACTCTGGGAACTCATTTATTGGATAAATAAATATAGTGCGATCGCATTGTTGATAGATTAACGCAATCGCATCTGAATTTTACCCAAAAACTAACAGAGGCTTACGAGGATTTTCTTAGAGAAAAGTAATGAGGTAATCAAAAATGAGCTACCAAGAAGTAACAGCTTTAGTAATTACAATTTTAATCGTAATGTTTACAATTGCTATAACCATGATATTCATGGGTGTTGATAGTGCCGGGGAAAATACAAAATTAGCAAATAATAATACTGATATCGCTGATGAAGTTGTAAAACGAAGTAAACGATTTGAAAAAAAGCAATCTGGTACTTATTACTCTTCACCAACAACGACCAGTGCGGATTTAAGCACAGAAATCATTAACAATGCTGCAATTAGTTCTGGAATTAGCTCGGATTACAGCACAACATCTGATTATAGTTCTGGTGGCGATTCCGGTACAATGTCCGATTATGGTTCTGGAGGAGATTTTGGAAATTATGGTTAATAAATTTGCGGTAATCATGTGATTTAAAGTATACTAATTGAGTTGTTATCGTGGCAAGACATATCTATATCTTTGGGATATAAACAAAGCGATCGCATAAATCAGGAGCGATCGCTTTTTTATGGCAAAATGATAGAGTCCACTTTTAGGTTGCGAAATAGCTAAAAGTCAAATTTGGGAAGTAAGCGATGCTTGATAAACATCGCTTATTTATTATTTAATATCAGTTTCAAATAAAACTTTCCAAATTTCAAAATCAGGAGAATTGCACCAAACTGTAATAAACCCATCAAACAATTTAGTTTCAGAAGGTCTAAATCCTTGGGGCAACATTTGAATTATAATTGGGATATGTAAATCGCACTTCCAATGTTCAATTTCTTTTTTTACCTGCGCGATCGCATCTGGATGGAAATATCTATCGTTGTTTGTACATTGAGTAATCAAGTAGTCGGCTTTATCAATTCTTGCTTTCTCAATTGAAAAAGCTATATAGTCCCAAAATGCTTGTACTTGTTCGTTAATATTGGGAATTCCATAGTTATCCCCAAGTATTTGTTTTCTACGCTTAGACTCGCCCATTTGGAAACTCCCTAATTTGTAAATCTTCTGGAAATTCAGCAATATCCCCACCTTTTGCGTCGCACAAGTTCATTTGAGAAGCACAGATAATAGGATTTGCTCCCAGTTGCTTCACAAATACTGGAACTTTGGCGAATTCGCACTGCTTAACAAGCGATCGCACCCACTCGACATGACAAGGTCGCGCCCCTTTACCAGATTCACCTCCAATCACACACCAAGAGATTCCTGAATCAAATTCTTGCATTTTGCCTATACTGCAAATCCAGCACCGAGAATAGGATTTATTCCTTGGGCGGATACCTGCATTACCACATATACTGCATCGAATTTGATTGCCAAACCATCCAACACCATCGGAGTGGGTATACCTATCCAAAGCTATTTTCTCTAATAGTGGCTCGATGCTTAGCCAACGCACAGCAGCAGGAATTTGGAGCAGCACAGGAATGCGCTTATCTGCCATTGCCTGATTTTCAATCGTTGTTCCTACCCAAACATTATCAAGAGGCAAGTAAAATTCAGCAGGAATTGATTTCAATACTTCAATCTGCATTGCTTGTTTAGCAATTGCGTACCATCTTAATTTCAAATCAGATAAATACCGAAGCGCATTCTCAGGACGCTTAGTTAGCAATTGGTATGCATGATGCGGAGTCAGTGCCATTACTGTAAAAATGCGATCGCGCCACTCGTCGGGTACATTTTCATGGAATAGGTCAGACATTGAGCAGACAAATATCCGCTTGGGTTTCTTCCACGAAAGTGGTTTGAGTAACTGCGACTCTACAAACTCTACAGTACCATCCCAATCTTTAACTTTTTGATATTGGGGGAATTGTTGCAGTCTTGCTGATGCCGCTGCGGTGGATGCATAACAGTTTGCACATCCGGGACTAACGCGAGAGCAACCGACTATTGGATTAATCGTTTCATCTGTCCACTGAATATTAGTACTCATGATGAAAGTCCTGTTTTCGCAATGTAGGATAAAATCTCTTTTTCATGCTCTTGAATATAAGCGGAAGCTTCATATTTTCGCTTGAATCCAAACATGATACCTTGCTCATTTGTAAGAAAGTTTTTTTGAACTTTATCAAATATTCCGTAAAAGCCATTTACTCTTCGAGCAAAAAAACGTTTCGTCATTTTATATTTTCAAAAAGGTATGTCATCTGTTTCTTGATTTATCTTGCAAGGAAGTCACAGCGAAACTCCTTTTAAAAACTCTTCAAAAGAATCATAAATGTTTGCATCTTGACGTAAATCAGTAAGAGTAAATTCCTTTGCTCTTAATCCAGATCGAAAAGCCACATTAGACCGACAACCACCACGCACAGTATTCTCTAAGAATAATACTGCCCCAAAACATAGCTTTGAATCTTTGGTAACTTTCCCTTCAAACGATTGGGAATAATCTAAAGTTTTGTGGCAGTGGAAAGCGCCATCGTGAGTAATTGCATTTAAAATACTGTTCACTTTTTCAGTGCAAAGTACATACCTCACGTTTTTTTCTAAATGGACAATCATTACATGGATACTTCACTCAATTCCTCCTTCATTTGTAATTCAATTCAATATCAACTACAAACAATCCTTGTTTCCCAATTACAGAAACATTTTCAACCAAACTTACAATTTCTAACTTCCAAGCAAATCTCCCTACTTGCCAATCACCACAATCTCTTTCTCTTTGAGACTGTTGGTTAATTAATTGGGGGTCATTTGAATGCAATCGACAAGGTTAACTAGTGCGATCGCACACCCAAACGGTAATGATTCAAAAGTTTTTTGCTCGTTAGCAAAGTGCTTATTTCTTAAATAAGTCCAGGCATATTTTTGCTCTGAACTCTTTTTCTTGGCAGCACAAATTAGCAGGCGACCGCGATAATCTGTGCCCCAAGAGCGGGTTTCATATCGTTTCACTTCCATACCGATTAAACTTGCCCAAGGTTCCCAAAGTCATATTGCTTTAATCATTCATGCCTCCACTCACTTCAATAACATCCAAATATTCTTTTAATGATTCAACTTCCGAAATTGATACCCAATAGCATTCACTACTTTCATCGTATTCCCAGCGTTGCTTAATTAAGTTTTTAGCTAATTCTTTTTGCCCAGATTTTAACAATATCCATCCAGAGGTATTGTTAGGGCGAGTTTTTCCTGATTGGTAGAAAAATAACTGAAAAGGAGCTTGATTTTCAGATAAAAATCCTTGCTCAGAAACGAGATAAAGCACATCTCCCTCCCATTTCTCTAAATATTTTTCAGCATAATACTGATTCTCAATATTTTGTAATACGACAGACAAGCAAGAAATGTTAGAGTAGATTGCTGCTACATTCGCTTTAACCATATCTTCCAATGCTTGATCTCCCAATGCTTGAGACATCGTAAAAACAGGATTTTGGTTTGACTTTTCATGCAATGTTGTGGCATGACATCTACTAACTGTTTCTAAGGCTTCAACAATCTTTTTCCCGCCATACGTCATCCACATATCTGAGATATTTTGAACCAGATGATTCGGATGTAATAGCAAAAATTCAGATGATTCTTCTCTATTTTTAGGGATATAATTTTCTCCATAAACGACTTTCCATAGTTCTCGCTGCAATGATTCATAATTCATTTTGCTGCGACCTTTAATGTTATATTCTTTCGCCATTTCACGGAGTTCTTTTAGGTTCTTACCAATTATTTTTCGCATTTATTTTCTTCTACTGTGCAGCGATCGCTCTTACAATATCTTCCGCTTTTTCCTGACTAATAGCAGCATCAGGAGTTTTATAAAACCCAATGATTTGGTGCTTGGAACGGACGATAATACGTTGTGTAGTCAATCGCTTATCCCAAACAAAACATGAGATAGTAATGTTATCAGTAGCCCACCGAATACCCCTCTTATCCTTGCGAAAGCAGTATCGGGGAAAAACCAGCACTAAATTCGGCGGATTTTTCTCTAAGAATTCTGCCCTATCGTCGCAGGGTTCCAAAAAACTAGTCAACAAAAACGCTGCGACGCCTACACGCGCTCTCTGGTAAGCATTTTTAATGATGGGCGCTGCAAATTCTGAGTATGGTGGGTTGGTCACTATCCAATCGGCATTGGGAAACTCTTCCCAAGACTTAGATAGCGTTGCATCTAGATGGTAATCAGCTTGTTTTTTGGGGTCGATGTCATTTGTCCAGATGCCTCTGGTGTGGGGCCACACATTTAACAGAGATGCGATCGCACCACCACCCACACACGGTTCTCCCACTACTCCTTCAATTTTCACGTAGCGCAGTAATTCAGTCGTGAACCATGACGGCGACTCGTAAAAGTTTAATGGATGTCTCTCAAGTACTTGCATTTAATAATTCCTTAGCTGGTGGTAAATAGAACGTGTATGGAGTTTCATAACCAAACTCCAAACGATAATATTTAATTGCCCATTGCTCCCGTAAACGTTGATTGGGAGCAATTTCTAGCAGTAGTTCTCGATATAAATTCTTGGCTTCGGTTGTTGCATCTTGAAACAATACGCCTTGAAACCATTCAACTCTAGGACGCATGTAGGCACGGGCAAAACGCTCTATACATGTAGAAAACCACATTCCATTTTTTTCTGATTTAGCAATTTCAAAAGTCTGCTTCCAGGACTTAGCGAATTCTTTTTCAAGGTTTTTGATTCGCTTATTCCAATATTTCTCCCAGTATTCGTCATTGATATCTTTAAAATCATTAGTATAAGTTTTTAGCAAATCATAGGCTGAGTCAACTGCTATAAAATTTTCAGATTTACCTCCACAATCTGGATGTGTAAGCAAACATAATTTTCGATAAGCAGTTTTTAACTCTGCCATAGAAAAAGGAGACTTTAATCCTAAAATTTTAATAGCCTGATTGATTGTCATTTTTGTCATTGGACGCTTTTATCCCAATATTCACGAACTTCTTACAGCGATCGCACCTTTCTCTATACTGTTTTGCGCCGCTCATTTTTTGCCATTTCCGTAATGCTTGTTCCAAATATCATCAACTGGGAACATAGATTTTTTTGAGTTATCAGATTTAACAGATTCAATTATTGATAAGCGGCTTTCTAAATCTTCATATTTTTGAAGTAGTTGGGCATTTTGTTCTGTCAGACGCCCCAAACTTTCTTCTACTTGTTGAAGCTTGTTTTCTAATTGCTCTATTTCCGCAACTTTTGAGTGACAATCATCAGCAGAATTTGGTAGATTCAGATATTGAGTAATTGCGGCAATCATTACCTGAGTACGCGTCCGACTAGTCAACTTAGCATTATTATCAACTGCTTCCCAAAGTTCTTGAGGCACGCGTCCTGACAAAAAAAGTTTCTCTGAAGCTATCATAATTGTACCTAATTCTTCCAATAAATCTGCTCTAGTTAATCCCTCATTTTGTGCTAATTCACCTAATAGTTCCCAGGTGAAATCTGTTGTACGAATACTTCTGACTATGCGTAATTCATTTGATTTAGGCGCAAATTTCCCATTTTCATTACGTCCCTGCGTCGTCATATTTTTTGAACTCCACAACCCAAATCCAAGGGTCTATAACCCAGCTATTTGCCCCATTAATCGATTCCCAAAGACTCTTAAAAGACGTTCTTGCGCGTGTGTAAACAAAAGCACCTGAATGATAGTCTTTATATAATTCTCTTGCTGGTTGGTTATAACTTGCATCCCTAAAAACTTTTTTCACCCCTTCTGCGATCGCACCTTTTTGAGTAATATTCTGCAACTTTTCTACTCGGATATTGACTATTTTAAGCCAAATACAAGCGGCTTGTTTTGGCATATGGATAGAAGGTTTCCACGCACTATTTACTGCTACAAGTTTCTCAAGCTTTGGGACAGAGGGGAAGCATTTATAAGACATATCCGCCTTATAAGCAAAACATACAGCATCATCAAATGACGCCTGTCTCCAAGTTTCGCGCACCCAAAGCAAATAACAAAGGACGCTCTTTCATAAAATAGTAATGGTTGCGGCTAAAGCTTTTTCCTCATCACTTAATCCCCCTATTTCTTCCCAGGATTCCTTGGTAAAAAATAAATGCCTTTTTGTATTACTTAATTCAGTTAAATCTTGGATTTCCCAAATACCATCTACAGTTGAAGATTGGTAAAATTTAACTAAATTTGTTCCAGACAAATAAATATCGTCAGACAACTGGTACAAATCCCGTAATGTTTTGACCTGGGCGATATGCTGCAAAACAATTTCGTTTGACCCAAACCCATAAAACCTTCTTTTCATTGCTCACTAGCCTTTATCAAAATTGGATATATCTGTTGAGCAATTGCTTCAAACTTATCCCCATCGGGATAAGGACGTGGAATATCTTTGCCTTCATCGCTCCAGAGATATTCACATCCGTCGTAATGGAGGGTTAAACTAGCGCCCCTCCAATCTCCAAACAGAAACAAAAAGGTGCTTTGAGGATTAAAACTAACTCCAAAACTAGAATCATCCATCGAATACCATTCGTGGCATGGGTCAGCGTACGGTCTTTCACACAGCGCAGACTCGGTGAAATACGCCACGAAGTCAATATTTGCCCAATTTTCTTCTACGTTTGAATTTAATTTGAAATGGGCGTAGGGATAGTGTTGCTTGGCGATCGCTATTAAAGCCATTTCGGTTTCGAGAGAAATTTGATTAGTCTGCATAATTTTTCTTATCATCACGGACTGACTGGATTAAGGCATACCAAGCAGGAGCTTTTTTACCGTTGATCGGGGTCAACTTATTAAACTCTTGCCACAGTTGATCGTCTGTTGCGTGTGGTAGCTTCTTCTTGGCCCAGGCGATCGCATCTTGGGGACTTTTCCACTTATGCCACTCTGAAGCTGGTTCAAGCATCTTGACTGGCTCAACCACCTGAACATCGACATCTATATAATCAATAGCCCTTGCATCTCCCCGAAGCAGACCCTTCACCACAGACTGAGATACTGGAATCTGTCGGGCTTGATACTCGTTGAATTCAATCCAAGCCCTACGCAGTGCCATATAGTTGGGGTCAATCTGAATTGACATTGCATAAATTGTCTTATCCCCTCTTTTCCCAGTACGCAGACCATTTTCAAAAATCGGGACTTTAGTTTTAATCTCAGTTCTAGTCAAAATAAATGGGACTTTATGTTTGTACTGGGAACAAGGAAAAGGAGCGTTGGTAATACTTCCTAGCATCTCCTTGAATTCTCGTAATTTGATATCCAGATAACTAATGTCTTCCAGAGAATGAAGAGTCATTTGCCCAGGAATCATCAAGTCGTTATCTAGCAACTCCTTGACGTAGAAATATAACTTTCCTTCAGCTTTACACCCATGCTGACACTGCATAGATAACGATTGCCCTTGCATGGGACAAGGCGTATCGTGACAATCCACAAGTTTGGGATACTGCCCTTTTTTGTCCTGGAACGTCACAGATTTTTTAAGGATATTTGTGCGATCGCACACCAATTGCAACCCTGACCCTTTATAGCTAGACATTGAAGTCGCGAAAGTTCTATCCACCTCATCAAAAGGCAGATATATATCCAGAGCTTGAATCAGAAAATCTCCATTGCCATCGGGATTCCCATAACTTTTGGAGAAAATGATAGAGGCTTCTCTATTAGTAGTAACCAAGCGGATATTACGTCCCAGATCTTTGCCATAACCCTCGTATTCTTTCCCTCCGTCAGTCCTATTTTTTACCTTGCGACTGCCTTTAAATGCAGATACCTCTATCCTGCCTAGAGGATTGAAATTTGCATCGTAACGGTTTGTCAGACCAGAAATAGGCATATATTAGTTATGTGTGAATGACTTATTAGAACTCTACTAATTAGAATATCATATTGTAGGTGATATTCATCATTTCATATATGATATTATTTGCTGAAAGTCTGGAATATATGCAGCATTCAGCTTGATAGGAGATTCTATGCGGATTGCTCGGACAACTTACATTGAGATTAAAGGATTGGGGAACAGAATAAGAACAGCAAGAAAGCTTGATAGAAGAACACTCAAAGAAATAGCCAAAGAAGCTGGAATATCAGAGGGTCACTGGCACGTCATTGAAAAGGAACAAGGCGTGATACCGGAAGAAACTTTATTAAGGGTACAAGAAGCCCTCCAAGTTAATTTAGGATTCCAGCAAGAATTTGATAAATTATCAAAAAGTTAATTTTTTTACCGCCGTAATATTTTATTTAGCCAAATCCAACATCAGCAGCAACAAACATGAACGAGCTACACGAAAGACTCCAAGAAAGCAGAATCAAAGCGCTGACGCCAGTTATTGCAGATGTCCTGTGTATCGTTGAGTCTAATGGATACAGAATAGATGAAGTTTTAATTGTATTAAGCAAGTATGCTAAGGAGCGCAAATTAAGTGCAGCAGTTAAGCTGCTTGAAGAAGCAGTTAATGTCGTGCAAATTCAACAGCAAAAACATAATTTAGTGCAATTGGCCGAAATTCAAGAGCAACTGCAAGAAAACCGAATTGAAGCCTTAACGCCAGTGTTTGTTGACGTTCTTTGCATCGTAGAGGCTAATGGCTACACGATCGACGAAGTTGTCATCGTGCTGACGAAGTATGCCAAAGAAAGAGATTTGATTGCAGCAGTTAAGCTGCTTGAAGATGCAGCCACCGCTATCCAGCAACAATATCAACAATCAAATGTAGTAGCCTTACCTGCTCTGTCTTATCGAGAGATCTGATATTGCTAAGCATGTCTTCAGCAACTTTTGGTTTTGGATGCTGTTGTTGTTGTTCGCCTTTGACCACTGCTAAAAGTTGCAATATATCGCCTTGCCCCCAAACCTCAGCGATCGCAATCAAATTATCTATAGTAGGCCAAGTTCTAGCTTGCTCCCAATTGCGTATTGTAGTCTGTGATACGCCTAAACGCATACCAAGATCCTCTTGCGAGTCTCCCCTTTCGCTGCGAATTTCTTTGACTATATCGGCTAATTTTTGTTTCTCCACGTCCTAACACCCGATTTTGTACAAATATTGCATATAAAAAATAAACCGTGTTATTAGCAACATGCTGATGTATCATCATGTATGTACTGATGATAAAAAGGCAGCATGGCCCTAACAACTTTAGGGCTGGGCTAGCCCTGACTTTTATTGGGAATTTATATGTACCAAAATAAACGGACATTTGGCAAGGGTATTTAAATTGTGCATTTACACAATTGCTTACAGATTACAAGTCGCACACCTGTTTCATCCCGCCACTATCTGGTTAATTGCTATAAAAAGATGTTCAGACATTCTTTATTTTTTTTTCTTTTAAAAATAGCTGTACACTCACGAAACATAAGTGTATACTATTTTGGTAGTGGATCTGTTAATTATTTATGCCAACTAAATGCAATAATCCCCAATATAGGGGGCTTTTACCCAGAACACCGACTTGGAAATCTGGGGAAACGACATCAATTAGAATCCCCAAAAAGCTTAAAGAACAGGTATTGGCTTTTGCTCGTCAGCTTGATGAGCAATATCAGCAAGAATCGCAATGACGCCCTAAAATTAAAATCCCCAACACTGTCGCAAGCAGTTTGGGGAAAGGCTACTCCTATCAAATCAAAACCTACTAGGAGCATTAATTATGAATATAGCCGGCTGCGCCCCAAAATTGCAACTGGGGAAAAGTCATGAGTGCTAATGTGCCCGTATTGCGCTACTTTGGCGGCAAGCATCGGGACGCCGCTAAAATCATCAGCAACTTTCCTCCGCACGAAATATATTGTGAGGTGTTTGGCGGAGGAGCTTCTGTTTTGCTGCAAAAAACTCCTGCGGAGTTTGAAATTTACAACGACCTCAGCAGCGATGTAACAAACTTTTTTCAGGTTCTACGCGATCGCCAAGATGAGTTGATTCGCGCAATTGAACTTACTCCCTACAGTAGGGGCGAATGGAAGAAGTCTTTTGAAATTGCAGATGACCCAGTAGAGGCAGCCAGGCGATTGTATGTGAGGTCGTGGCAATCTTACTCCGCAGATGCGATCGCTTACAAGAAATCTGGTTGGCGCTTCCAATATCGTAAGCACGAAGGCTTCAATAATGTAGTTGCCAACTTCAATAGAGTGGAGCATTTATGGGGTTTGGCAAACCGTTTCAAGCAGGTGCAAATTGAAAATGACCCAGCAATAACAGTTATAGAGCGTTATGGGCGTAATCCAAATTGTCTGATTTACTGCGACCCCCCATACGTCCATTCAACGAGAACTGAGTCAAGCAATTATCTTTACGAAATGTCGGATGACGATCATAAAAAATTGGCCGAATCTCTACATTCGACCAAAGCGATGGTAGTCCTCTCCGGATACAACTGCGAATTGTACCGAGAACTTTATAAAGATTGGCAACTAATCCAATGGATAAGCCAAGTCAACGGCAAGAAAGTTAGTGCTGTTGAGTCGCTATGGATTTCGCCAAGTTGCAGCGCAAATAATCTTCCTTTACTTGCCTACCTTAATCACATATGAATACATTACCAGATAGTTTCAACGAAACCGCATCTTATTCAATCCTCACCAAGGCAGAATGCTTATTTTCCGCAATCTGGCATAATCCCAAAGGTGCAGTATCCACTGAAAAAGTCGCCGAATATTACGGCGTAAGCACAGACATAATTTCAGAACTCCTGCAAGCCCATTGGCAAGAGTTTCAACAAGAAGTAGCGAACGGATGGACGCCAAGGGCTTCCATCAGGTTAGGTATGCTGCTTTCCTCCGTCACGGCTACTAATGTGCGATCGCTTGCACTAGAGGTAATCGAAGCACACAAAATACCCAACAAGCGCGAATCTGTGCAATTTTTACTGCAAAATGCTTCTTTTGTGGAGTGGAGCGATAGGGAAATTAGCCGAATTCTCGAATGTAGCCCAACGACTGTTGGGGAAGCCAGGAAGGAATTAGAGAAGGAGGGAAAAATACTTCTTTTTCAAAGGAGAAAGCATACCCGCAAAGGAAAGATTCTTGAACGGAAGAATCAGGATTCTAGCTCCTTCATGTCCAGTAGTGGACATGAACAACCATCAAACCCTGATTCCTTTGTAGAACCTAATAATCAGGATTCTAGCTCCTTCATGTCCACCACTGGACATGAACAACCATCAAACCCTGATTCTTATGTAGCAAAAGTCAAGGTTTCATCACAATTACATATTCGGCATGGGCAAGAAGGCACAATCACTGGTCAAGCAAACATGACGCATGTGTTCGTTGCTTTTGCAGATTGTCCGAGTGAATTGGTTGCGATCGCGGACTTAGACTTAGATAGTGGTAGCGTCCCGTATCCACAACCTGTTACTGCCAAAACCTACACAGAAGAAGAACTCACCAAATGCATAGAAGAGGCCTTGATTGGGCGGAAAGTAGAAATTGAGGAGTTGGCCGCCCGTCAACTACAAGAACAGCTGCAAGCCTCCAGGAACCTTGTGCAGCAGATGAAAACGGAGAACAGCAAACTCCAACAAAAAATACAACAATTAGAGGCACTGAGGCTTTTGGAGGAAGAAAATCAGCGTCTCCAGGCTCGGAACGCAGAGCTAGAAAAGCTTGTTGCCCAAAAACCTATGGAATGGGCAAACCCAATTCCGAAAGCAGCAGCTAAAGTCTTGAATCAAGAGGTGAAGGAAGCGTTGACAAACACCATTGATTTAAGACAGTTGGCCGTTGAACCTCCCAAAGATGCCGTACTGTGCCTGCAATTGATGGGATTGGCTTTGGGGAACTTAGCCCAAGCCATCAATAATACCCAGGCATTGGAAGCAGCGGCAATTCTCTTGGGATGTGAGGCTACCAAAAGTGCGATCGCTCAAAGGATAATGATTGAAAAAGCGATTGAAGATATCCGCGCAATCATATCAACAAAATGCACTTGGGAACAGTTTTGGTCAGTAGCCGAGAAGTACCAAGAAGTAAAAGAACTGTATTGGACAAAATTGGACAGTTCTGAAAAAGACTTCATCAGGACAATCAAACACAACCACGAAACCCAACTTTCATCTCCCATCAAATTAGATAAAACAGTCGCCTCCAGCGATATCTACAGCGAACTCTACCTTAGAGAAGGGCTAGTGGTAGAGGAGATTTCATCTGATGAAGTTATGGTGATTTGGAACCACGATGAAGAAAAGCGCCCCAGGAGGTATTTTAAAAACGAGTTGCGCTTAATTTAACACTGTTTGAGTTTATTAACTGGAAATCAAGACATGGAACTACTTCAAATCAATGCTCTAAGAAAACCTAAATACCAAGTATCAATCAACAAAATTGTTATCAAGGGCGATTGGGAAATTCAAATTGATTACGAACTACCATCCCAAGACACGGAACGAAAAAACGTCAAGCTTTTTTGCAAGGAACGTCCCACAAAACAGTTTATAGAGGCTTTTGAAAAGTTAAAGCCCAACCTTTATACTGCTTGCGGATTAGATAAGAAGATATGGCAAGCAGGGCGAATTACTTCTATTCGCTTCAAAGAACAAGAGCAGGGCACAATGTTGTCGATTACGCTTAGAGTTGTGTCAGATGAAGCAGTAGCAATTTCTGGTGTTGAAGAAATGTACCCTAAGGGTGAATTCTTAGATAAAGTTAACAACTTAATTGCTGAACTTGAAGACTATATCAATGGTGTACGAGAAGCCCAACAAATGACGTTAGATAGTTATTTAGGAGATCAAAAGGATAACTAATGGAACCTTCCTTGTTTTGTTTTTGGTTATCTTCTCAAGACTTTGTCCGTGTGTTGAGGGGCGGAATGATTTCACTTCCAGACAACCAAATTCAGATTGGAACACGATGTACTTTTTATGAAAGAACTAGCAATATTCGCATATCCCGTTATTTATATGCGAATATTGGCGATCGCTCTTACTGGACGAACCACATTTGACATAAAAATACCGCATTTGAACCAACAAATGCGGTACTGGCAACCATAATTTATCGACATGGAAATAAGCTTTGTATGATTTATTATAGCATCAATCAATCGACTAATGTTTATGGCTTTTGCTCAAATTTACAAGAGGCAAAGTCATGGGCATGAAATACAAATATTTAGCAGATATAAGGGAGGGTATTCCTTATAGAAAATCTCTGCGAAAACACGTCGGCAGCATTGCCGCAACTATTTTAATTCAGCAATTGGATTTTCATTTTGCCGATTATCCTGATGGAATATATAAATTCCTCGCGCCTACGCCAGGGCATCCAGATTATCGAGAAGGTGATAGCTGGGTTGAAGAATTAGCTTTTAGTGAAAAGGAATTCAGAGCAGCCTTCGATCAATTGGGAGTTAGGCATAGCTCCAAAACTGCTTACCTTCAAGCTGATAACCCTTTCATCAACGAGCAAGGGGAAGAGAAATATTACTGTAGCTATCATGACAAACAAAAAGGGCTGACTTGGTACTTCCGCAACCATGATAAAGTCGATGATTTGATTGAGCAGTTAATCAAAATAGACGAGCCAAAAGCTAGTAAACGTCCAACTAGCAAGGAATCTACCGTAACTGCCCAAAGGGAATCTACTGTAACTGCCCAAAGGTCATCTACCGTAACTGCCCAAAGGTCATCTACAGTAGATGACCTTTGGGAACCCTGTAACTTACCTTTGGGCAGTTACGTAACTGCCCAAAGGTCATCTACATTCATATACAAAGAAAATACAAAGAATACAAACAAAGAAGAAGACCCTCCTACCTCCCAAGGTAAAAATTTGGTTGCTGTGGAAAACGAGACAGCGATGGTAAATTGGTCGCTCTCTGAACAAGAGTACGAAATTTTAAAACAAGCCCAAAAATTGTCTTACAACCCTTCAATTGCTCCTTGGAGGATAAATGCCACGGAATTTAGTCCAGAGGTCTGTAAAGCCGTTTTCGCGGCAAATCCTGAGTGGTATTCGCTTGGGGATGGAACCACGAATTTAAAAAAAATCAAAGATCGCCTCAATTCTTTGGAAAGGGGCATCAGAAATGCAAACTGTGTCAATGCACTCAAGGATTTCAATCAGCTTATGGACTATGTCCGCATGGCAGAGATGTCATCGAATGGCACAAGCGGCAAGCAGGTTTTACAGCAAATCAGTGAAGAATCGGAACTAGAACGGATTAGGCGCGCCAGTAGCAAAAAATTTGAACTATGATTACCCAAGAAAAATTTGAAAAAGCGATCGCTGTGCTGCAAACTTATTTCAGCAAGCAAATCCAGCCCGAAAGCGCGTTAGCTATTTGGCAGGAATATCTTAGCGATAATTTGACCGATGATGAATTGACTCAATCCGTCAAGCAAGCCATTATCCAATGTAGGCCTCATCCCAGCTTTATGCCGACTCCTAAAGAGCTTGTTGCTTTTGTCAATGGTGGCAAAGAGGCACAAGCAATCAGGGAATGGCAAGATGTCCTATCAGCTGCATCTGGGAGGAAAGAAGCGATCGCTTATTTGTCCGCCAGGGGTAAAGTAGCCCTAAACGCAATTGGCGGGTTAAACGCGGTCAGCTTGGCGGAGGAAAGACTGCGTGAAAAAATGGAAAAAAATTTCACCACAATTTATTGCCAGTGTTCTGATAAAGATTCTCATTTTTTACCGTCCGCATCTGCATCACCACGAAAACCAGAGCGGCAAGAAGAATTTGTACCAATGCCAGAAGAAACAAAAGCACAAATCAAAGACTTGGCTAGAAAAATATCGATGCGTCAAAGTAAACATGTATAAAAATGCCCAATCTAATACTTATAGCTACCAAAGAAAGAACTATTTGTTATGCCCAATAAATTCTTAGAGAAAACCGAAGAAGTCTTAAAATTAAGCGAAAATATCAGTTCTGAAATATCAAAGGCTCAAATTATTTTTAACAGCTTTAGGAATGAGTTAGGGGGATTCACATCATCGATTGAACTATCAGAATCTCAAATAGAGGTAATTGAAGGAATAGGAGCGTGTTATTACCACATTAGAAAAGATGAGCAAGTAACTATCCGAAAACTGGCTGTTTTATCCCAATATCAAAACCAAGGATGGGGACGGCTTTTGATTTATCGTGTAATTTGTAGAGCTATTGAAGAAGGTAAAACTAGTGTTTTTCTCAAATGTCCTGAGAAGTTATCTGCTAATAATTTTTATCAAAAACTCGGTTTTGAATTAGAAACTGTACAACTAGGCAGGAAAAGCCTCATTAATCACTGGCGATATTCCATCAAACTGCCTTTATTGTTTTACTGCGGAGGTGGTGGAAAAAGTAAATACGATGCGATTGCTTTTCAGGTTGGATGGAATTTAGGCATCAACAGTAGTGGTAAAAATAAATACTATTGCCACATGATGATGGTCGATAATGATTATAAAAATTATAAACACCATCAACATCTTGAGATGGTGAAAAATAATAAACCTTTGATTGCAACGGCGTTAGACGTAACTAGCCCTGAATTATTGCCAGAAATTTTAAGACAAGCGGAAGAACTAGCACAATATTCAGGAAGGGTTTTAATAATACCTAAATGCGATGTTGACATACCCGAAAAATACTGGCTTGGTTACAGCGTTGATTCTACATATGGATCGACGCCTCTTAATCCAAGGTGGTTTGGAGAACGCCCTGTTCATCTATTGGGCGGATCTCCTAAAAAACAAGCTTTAGCGTATTTTCAGATGAACGTGATTAGCTTGGATGCGAATTATGCGATGAAACTTGCTAGTAGGTATTGTAAAGCAGTTTGGAGCGATGGGAACAGAAATATTGAGGAACAACAACAGGGATGCTATTCGGCCTTGAATCTGTCTTTGAATAAACAATTTGAGTTTTGGTACAGCGTGCAGGCTCAAAAAAATGGCGTAATTAATCAATTAAAACAAAAAAATGGAGAGACGCATGAACTAGAAACACAATCAATAGATAAACCTATTGAGGATTATCAAAGCGAATCGGTTGGATGTCTATATCAATATGTGGAGTCTAAAAAACTTCATGACGGATCTATGGTCACTTATCCTCGTGTTGTTGGAGAGCGCGACTCCAATAACCCTAGCCATTGGCGTTGGGGCTTTAACTGGAAGGAGAAACGTAACGGTGCTTGGAAGGGCAGGAGTATTGGGTCTATACCTATAACTGCGATCGCTCAAATCCGCACAATGCAGTTTCAAAAAGTTAGTCGAGAAGAAATTGTTAATTTCATTGTTAGGGCCAAGCAACAAAAAGCCTCTAACTCATTACCCATTACTCCTAACTCATTACCAAAGAGCGCTCCTAGTGCCGTCATCCTGTTTGCTGGTGGTGGTGGTATTGAAGCCGGTATGGTAGAAGCTGGTATTCGTCCAGCCATTGCAGTGGAACACGACCCGACTAAACCAAAACTCAGCAGTGCGATGACAAAAGTTCATCGTCAAAATTTCCCGGACTGCAAAGTTATACAGCAAACGGTTCAACAAGTTGCTGAGTCTGGTTTTATCGACTTTCCTTTATATCCAGATTACTTGCACGATTCTTCAGTTTGTTCGAGATTTAGCCAATCCCACACGGCAAAAGCAGGACAACGAGGTGAAACTAATGAAGATATATCGGCAGCACAAGCAGTAGCTAAATCAATCAAAGAACTACTTCCCAATATATTTACCTTAGAGAATGTTCCTGGTTATGTAGAAAGTCAAAGCTTTGATAGCATTCTCGATTCCCTAAAATCTGCTGGATATTTAATCAACTACGAAATTATCAACTTTGCAGACTATGGACTACCCCAATCGCGTAAACGCCTGATACTTACGGCAGGAAAAGGTTTTCACATCCCACTACCCCCACCATCAGATAAACAAGTTGGATGGTATGAAGCAATTGCTCATCTCATCTACACTATGCCCGACTCCAAACTACTGACCAGTCAGCAAAAAGTGGTTGATGAATTTTTAATTTCTAATTCACCCCAACCACTACTCATCCAGCGTACTGGAATTCGTAGTAAAAAACCCAAATATAAACCAGGACATTTACCTTGTAATACTATAGTGCGATCGCAGTTCACTGACGATAAAGGATCTAACCGTACTAAGTTCGCCGATATCTGGCTGCCCAATGGTATGGTGAAGTCTCTAACTATCGAAGCAGCAGCAATCCTGCAAGGGTTTCCTAGTTGGTATCAGTTTCCATCCGAAGTTGCCACCGCAGGGTCGATTATCGGCTATTCTGTACCACCTAGCTTTGCGAAACTGCTATTTGCTCACTGTCAGCAGGTAGTAGCTTCAAAGCTTCAAGTCGCATAGCCTCAAGATTTTTAACTGCAAAATCCCCTTCTTTGATAGCCATATTAAGAAGTATCGGATATCCACTATCAATCGATTCCATGACTTCTTTTCTTGTCGCTTCCCTGCCTTCTCTAAACCAACTAATTTTTAGGGGATCTCCAATTTTAAAAATTACTCCATTTGCGACTTGAACGACTTTATAGAAGTTGGTTACCCAAAGGCAAGTTACACCTGGTTGTCGTGCAATTGCAATCCCACCTGGTTCTTTGATTCCTTCGGGTAAATTGGTCTCTCTGCGAATCTCTTGTTTTTGCGCTAAAAAAGGACAAGTTTTAATTGACCATTCAGCACATTCGGTATGTGAGGGAGGCTCAGAAATTGTCTTGTTTATTGCACACATCGGCCCAATAGGAAATGCTAAATGACTCCCTAACCTTTCTCCGCAAATCCAGCACCGTTTTAAATTTACAGCTTTTTTTAGTTTCGATCCGTCCGTGATTCGGAAATCATATTTTCCGTCAACTTGAGCAACAAACCAAGGCACAGGGTAACCGTTTTGTACTGGTAAAGACAATATCCTTTGAGGAATTGGGTAAGGTAAATCGACTTTATATTTGTTCATACTATTTTAGTAAAATCTGTTGATTTAGACTTGTCTCCCTAATGCAGTTTGTAAAACTTGAACTGCATTATAAAAAATACTACATTCAGAAACTGTTAATCCATACCCTATCGAATAAAATCCGCAAATTAGATTAGAACCTCTACCAAAACCAGTGCCACTATAACTATTGAAAACAGCTACTTGTGCTTGTGATAAGCTATTAGCAATAAATGATGTATCTAATCCGACTTGAGATCCGTTATAAATCAAATACCCTTGATTTGCCGCTATATTTGTAGTTATTAAATGCCCTGGCACTGTAGTGTTTGTAACTGAAGCTACCATTTCAGACCCAGAACCTAAAAGTCCTCTAACCGTCGTTCCACTTCTTTCTATTCTAAAATTACCTCCCGAATTAGAACCTAAATATGCAGGAACAGAATCACCCATAATGCTCAGCGAATTTCTAGCATAAACACTAAGATGGGCATTTAAAGAAGAAGATAATTGAATTGAAGGGATAAATCCTGTAAGTAAATATTTTGTGCCTGTTATATCTCCTGCTAATCCTGTTACTTCCGAGTAATCAGAAAGAATAAAATTAAAATTCGTAAGTGTTGATTGTACGCCCGAAGGATAAATAAGTTTTACTAAAGCACCATTTAAGTTATTTCCTGAAAAAGTGCCAATCTCTAAAAATTTACTGCGGATATTATTATTTTTTAAAGTTTGCAAAAAAACTCTATTTGCTTCTAGGGAAGCATTAGAAATACTTCCCCCAGCGACGGTAATTCTGCTTGCAAAACTTTGTATTTCCGAGCTATTCGATTTTAGAACACGAGAACTACCTTTAAGTAGCAACATTAATTCAACGCTTCTTGTACTTCTTGGGCGCTAACAGGATAGATATCTAATTCTTCTGCCCTGGACTGTCCTAAGACTTGAGGTTGCCAGTTTGGATCGGGTTCTGTAAGGTCAAGTAAAGCTGTAACATTATTTTGGCTTTCTTGAGAAATAAAAGTTTTGACGATACCGAACAAAGCTTCAATATTTTGTCTGTCGTTCGCATTGACAGCTTGTTCAATTCTATTGATAAAACTACCGTTATAATTTTTAAAAAATTCTGCACCTTCTAAGGGTGTAATAGCTTCAAATAAAGCCAATAAGCTAAGCTGCGTTGGTACGTCTGCCTGTGGTTCTGGATTATCAATTAGCGGTTTATTGTTTAACAAATTAGCGATCGCGGGATAGTCTTGGTTTGATACTAAAACTGTATATTCTGAAGATTCTAGTTCGGTTTGAAGAATTGTAATTTTACTCATGATGTGAAGTAATGAAATGTATAGTTTACAGAATTTGCACCCGACAAATTAAGAATTAAAGCTGTATTTGCATCCAGCCTTAACTCTCGATTTTGAGTGAAATTAATAGCAAGCCCATCGCCTTGATTTTGGCAAAGCACCCTTTCTTTAGTACCACTTCCTTTTAGCAATACGGTAGTTGCTGTAGCTGCCTCAAGCTGGATTTTAAGATAGGCAATATTAATCGATAATCCTACCCCTGGCGCGGCGACAATTGTATTGTCTCCACTGCTACTGACTGTTGAAGAGACGACATTAATTAATGGGCGTTCTAATCCGGATAGTCGATCGCGGATCGCAGTTTCTAAAACAATCTGAGCTTGTTGATTAGTAGCGGAAGCATCGTCGCTACTAGCCTCATTACCAAACTGCTCAATAACTTCACCACTTTTGTCAACTATATTTATTCTTGGGTAATATACTTCATTCATTATGGCAGATCTAATATTTTCAATTACATACTCTGACAAACAAGTAAGCGATCGCTTTTCTCGTCTTTTGGCTAAAACTAGTAATCTTCGCCCCGCTTTACAAGATATTGGCGAATACATGCTTTATTCTACAGATCAGCACTTTGTTACTGAAACCGATCCTCAAGGTGTCCCTTGGAAGCCTCTTGCGCCATTTACACTCCGTGAAAAACAAGCTAAAGGTAGAATCCTCAAAATACTTCAAAGCACCGGTTTAATGCGATCGCGTGTCAACTACCAAGTCAGTGATAATCAATGTATTGTAGGAGTCAATGATGAGAAAGCTAAAAAGCATCAATTGGGAATAGGTGTTGATAAACGAGAGTTTTTAGGTGTTGGTACTGATGATAAAGAAGAGATTACAGCTATTTTAGACGATTATATTCAATCGTAGTCTAATTGCTTCTATATTCCCGCTTCTGATTTGAGTGTATTGATTTTTGATTGCTAAATCATCGGTGCTAACGCCAAAAATATTAGCAATATCTTTAAGTAGCGCGTACTCAGTACGATTTTTGCCAGACTCAATTCTCGATAATGATTCATTACAAATTCCCAGATATTGGGCAAATTCCAGTTGACTCATAGGTATTTCTTTACGGACTTCTTTGACGTTCTCTCCAATAATTCTGTAAATTTCTAGGCTTTCAAGCAATGGCAGTCCTGCTAGTTGTGGCATTTTTAATTCCTCGTACTACTAAATAATCCATTATATTTTGCTGAAACGTCAAAAATTTTAAAACTTTAATAATTGAAATTAGGATCTATGCAAGTCCAACAAAATTTTTGGTCGTAAAGTGGCGATTAGGTTTGATGCCGGAACAACAACAAAAAAACATGAGTTTACGCCGGAAGGATATTTTCGTGCTGAAGCAACTTTTGCTAAAGACGGTGTTTTGCAATATCGTAATCTCGATGGCACAATTCGCCGCGAGTTGAGAACTCCCGAAGCAAACAAGCAAGCTTTAACCAGTTTTGGGCTAAAGCCAATTTCCTTTGAGCATCCACGCGAACTAATCAATTCCCAAAACGCCAAGCAATATTCTGTTGGGTTAACTGATTCCACAGTTGTTTATGAAAATGGTTTCGTAAGAGGAGTAATTACGGTTCTTGACAGCGAAACTGTAAAAAGCATTAGCGATAGAGAATCCGTACAAATTTCTGCTGGTTATAAATGCAATATTATTCATTGTCCTGGTGTATGGAAAGGTGAAAAATACGACGCAATTCAGACAGATTTAGAAATTAACCACATTGCTATTACTCGAAAAGGTAGAGCTGGTGAAGAAGTTGCAATTCATTTTGATAGCGACTTAGGGGATAAAGATGTTGGTTTTGAAGTTCAAGAATTTAAAAAACCTATGGCAAGAGTAACTATTGATAGTGTTAGTTATGACGAAATTCCAGAAATTTTTGCTTCCGTAGTTGGGGCAAAAATCAGTGAATATGAAAAAGCGAAGTTAAAACTTGATAGTCTTGAATCTCAAATAAAACAACTAGAAGAAGAACGCGATCGCCTCATGGGTCGCGCTGATGCTTATCAAGAAGTTGTTGATTCTGCCATCCCTATTCTTGAAGAACAAGGATATACCTGGAATTCTGATTCTGCTGAATTTACAGCAAGTAAGAAATCCAAAAAAACTATGCCTGATGAGGAATGGGAGGAAGAACCTGAAGATGAAGAAGACGACAATCAAGAAGAACAAGAAGAGCAACTCCCTTCCAAACGCAAAACTAAAAAAACTGATTCAGTAGCTCAAATTGTCTCTGCCTTAAGAAAAGCCGAAGTGTTATTAGGTGAAAATTTTGACGATTCAAGATTTGATTCTGACGGTTTAGATGCAGATTTAATCAGGCGTTCAACTTTACAAGAACTATTGCCTGAAACAGATTTGAGTGGTTATTCTTCTGGTTGGGTGGAGGGGCTTTTTGATGCTATGCATTTACAAAGTTCATTAGAAGATGAGGAAGAAGAACCACATACAGATAGCACGCTGCAAGACATGATTAAAATTGCAAGAATTCCAAGTGCTTCAATAGCTGAAACTCGTCAAAACGAACGCGCTCAATCATTAGCTAGTGCTTGGCAAGAACCTTTGTCTTTAAGTAGGTAATTCAAAAAAGTGACATTTTCATCTAATACCGCCATTACTGGGCAAACAAACTTTTCTCGCTACATGCCAACGGGTCTACCTGGCATGTTGTCTGGATTTGGTAGTTGCACTATTTTGCCACACATTAATAGCGTGGCAACTTTTGATACGGTGACAATTACGCCTCCTGCTACTGTAGATAACTCCAAAGAATACAAAGTTACCATCAATGGCACAACCGTCAGTTTTATCACCGATGCTAACGCCACAACTGCGGAATTGGGTTCTGGATTATATGCAGCAATTCAACAAGACCCAGTTGTTTATGGTTTGGTTGATGTTGCCTTAAATACTGGTACTTCTGTTATTACTCTGACTGCACGCACTGTAGACCTTCCTCTTCTTGTTACCACTAATAGTGCTGATACAACCAACGATATTGCGATCGCTAAAACAGTCAGTACTTCAAGTAATGCAATTATTCCCTTTGGCCGATTTGTAGGACGGAAATCAACTTATACCCGCGATCCTTTAGAAGGTGTAAGTCAAGCAACTTTAATTGATGCCACCTCTGGCTACGAAGTTTTAGGTGTAACTCTTTCGTCTCAATATACCCAAAAAGTAGGGCGTTTTTCTGCTGCTAAAGACGGATATGCCTTTGATACTGTAATGAATGTTTTAAAAAATATTGGTACTTATAAAGGTGTTTGGGTAGAAACAGTTGATGCAGATTTAGCGATTGGTGACACACCTTACATTGCAGTTGCGGCAGGTAATGAAGGTAAAATTACCAAAACTTCTAGCGGAAATTTAGCAGCTGGCAGCAACATCAAAATCATTTCCGCCGCTCAACAATCTTTCGGCAGAAATATTGCCTTAGTCGATATTAAACTTTAATTTAGGAATTAAAAATAAATGGGAATTTCATCGCAAATTCGCTTAGATGCTCCAACTGTAGGGGCATTTGAGCAACAACTAGAATTAAAAGAAACAGAAGTGATGAAACGAATGCTGCCAGAATATAAGGCAGCTTCAGGAAAGTTATTTCAAATAGAAGAAATTAACGCGCCTTGGGCACAAACTACTAGTTTTACTAGTATTGACGGAGTAGGCTCATTTGAGCTAGATACTGGGGATACTACTAATTTACCTTATGTAGATATGGTAGGCGATGAGTACTACCAACGTACTTTTAGATATCGCTCTGGTTATTATTTTGATGAAGATGAAATAGCAGCTACATTACACCGTGGTATACCAATTGAGGAACAAAAAATCTCTCTTGTTCAGCAAGCTTACACTGAGACAATGAACAAACTATTGCTAGTTGGCGACAAAAAAACTGGCAATCCTGGTTTTATTAATCACCCAGCTTGGTTGCGTTCAATAGCACCTTATAAATTAGATGGCAGCGTTACTTCTGCCAATTCCATACTTGCGACTTTAAATGCTGGCGTCCAAGGTATGAAGAATGCCACCAATAAAGTAATGGCTCCCGATACATTACTTTTATCCGAGCGCCGCTACGACTTTTTAATGTCTCAATTGCGACTCAATGATTTCCAAGAAAAAAGTGTCTTGCGTTTTTTCTTAGAGAATAACCCTAGTATCAAGAATATCGAACCACTTGCTGAATTGGAACAAGCTGGCCCCAATGGCGAAGACTTGGCAATCTTTTATAAGCGCGACCCCAATTGTTTCAAAGCAAGAATCACCGATGCTTTTCGTCCACGCCCACTACAACCTGTTGGCCCTTTTAAGGTGTATCGTGCCTATTCTTTCAAGTTTGCTGGTTTAGTGGTTTATCGCCGCTACAGCTGCCACGTCATGATTGGCATCTAATACCCAATACCCAACACCCAATACCCAACACCCAATACCCAATACCTAATACCCAATACCTAACACCCAATACCTAACACCCAATACCTGATGTCTTACACTGCAATCATCTACAGTCCCGAATTTGAAAAAGCCAGTGGTTTACCTTTTGGCGTTAAAGGCGATCGCATATTTTATTATCAAATTGAGCGTCCAAAACCCCAAAAAGGCGAAAAAGAAAAAGTTGAATTGGAATCAATTGTTTTAAAAAAAGGTACTAATTTCATTGATGCTGAAGCTTGGCAAGCAGTCAGCATTCATCCATCTAACGAATCTGAGCTAACTAGATTAGTCAGATTAAGAGCAATTACTATTTACACCCCAGATAATCCAGAATCCTGTGGTAAAGACACTACCGATTTTGCTGAAGAATCTACAGTCCAAGAATTGGTTGAAAATAGTAAAGACTTAGAGTGGTTGGGTCTTTGCTTGAATGTAGACCGCCGATTGAATGTGCGGAAATTAATCAGCGAGCGCATCAAAGACTTGAATGAAGAAATTGCAAGTCAGCGGCAACGAGTTGCCGCAAGTTCCTTTTCTTGACATCCTCTCACCGCTAACCCTTGCGGGTGTAGCGGGAGCAAGTTTAGGTAATTAGTCATGAGTTTAATAACTACTGATGAGTTTTTGGCACAGGGTTTTGGCAGATTTAGTACTATTAATCCTGCCAACATACAAATTTGGTTAGATTTTGCAGCTTTATCTTACGTCCCGGCATCTTTGTGGGGAGTGCATCGTAAAAACGGCATTATGTTATGTGCGGCACATTTTTTAGAGATGGAATGGTTTCAGACATCTGAAACTGCTGGTTCCGCTACAGCAATTGCGGCAGGGAATGGTGGGCGTTCTCCCACTGCTCAAGAAGATGATTTCCAATTGACCACATGGGGAAGGAGGTTTACTTTTTTACGTAAAGGATTGTTTGATGGCACTATCTCACCACTGAAAGATGAAGCTTTTAACGGTACTCCTAAGTTTGGCATTGGATTTCCGCTATGAGTGATTTCATCTTTCAAATGATTGCTCTACGAGATTCTCTTCCTCCGGTAGCCACAGCATTTAATATTAGTAGCCTGAAAAAATTCTATATTTGCCGCAGGGAAAATAATGGATTGGTAATTGAGGAAGTTCTTCCTACTCCAATGGTTGAAGAAATTACTTTAGAACTTAAGAACGTTGAAGATTTAAATAGTTTAAAAACTGCTTCTAAAGTTTTTCAAATAAAAGGAGTCAGTAAGAAATATGAACGTATTCAACTAGAGTCAGAATTTATAGATTTTCAAATAGAAGGTGGTATTGATTGCCAGCTTATTGATATTAAAGAAAATACATTAACTTGGGACTTAAGGGTAGAACAGAAATTAGGAGAACAGCAAATTTATGGATAACCAAGAAGGGTTTATTATTGATGACTCTCACTTAAAAGGTAATATTTTTTCTGATGTAAATGCTAGCACTAACAAGAGTCAAAACTTACCTCCAAGTTCGCCAGGATATAAAAAACCTCAATCCCAAGTGCAGCAACAAATCAAAGCGGTGCGGGGAAGCTTGCATTCCCAAAATTCATAAATGCCGTTTAAATTCTCAAGAGTTAAACGCTCTTGTTGAGAAAGTAGAAAACCAAATTAAAGACTTACCAAAAGAGAAAGCCATTGCTTTTCATCCAACCACTGGTAAAATACTTGTTTCTAAAGGAGGTGATTCAACCAGTGTTTACTTATCTTCTCAAGATTTACAACAAATGCGAGGTGCGGTTGTTACTCACAATCACCCCAATTTAGGGTGGAGCGAAAATGACGCTAGAAGCAAGGGGTTAAGTTTTTCGGCTTCAGATGTTGAAGTTGCTTGTAGAGTGAACATGGCAGAGATTAGGGCAGTGTCTAGCAGTTATCGCCATTCACTCAAGCCACCTCCAACTGGATGGAATGAAAATTATTGGCGATCGCGTGTCAAACCGACTTATAAACAATATGAAAAACAGGTTTATAAAGAATATTTAACACAAATTATTACAGGTAAAAAAAGAATAGATGAAGCAGAAGCAGACTATCACCACGAAGTGATTAAAAGAACAGCATCAAAACTAGGGATGCAGTATTTACGAACAGTCATCAATTAGGAGTTTTATGGTTAATCAAATTGCAGAAAGAAACAAAGCTATTGGGGAGATTATTGTAGAAGAATTTGATGCGCCCGTACAAGTATTAACTGCAAATGAAGATGAAAATGGGGTGATATATGGAAATTTATTAAGTTCTGGAGATTTTTACACTTATGCTTTCGATGATGAAAATATAGGCGTTCTACATCATGAAGAAGAAACCGCAGAATTAAATGAATATGCCCAAGGTTTACTTGCCGGGTATGGCATAAAGACAGATAGTGATTTCCCTGTTGAATACACTTTTGGCATGTTAAATCTTGATGCTCAAGTTAGGTGTACTAAAGGAGGTACGCCGTGCGGTAAAATTTGCCTGCCCAAAGGTTCTGTTTGTCGTAAACATGGTGGTGGGAGTGGGGGCACAGGCAAGCTCAAAAGTGGTAGTGGACTTGCTCTTGCTGGTGGTGTTGCTGGTGGTGTTGCCTTAGCCGCTGGAGCTACTGCTGCGGGAGGATTAGCTTATGCAAACCGTAAAAATCTAGCAAGAGGTGGTAAAGCAGTTGCCGAAAGACTAAAGCGTGCAGGGACAGAAGGGCGTGATGAATTAAAAACAGGTTTATCAGGAGCTAAGATGAGCCTCAAGGCAGGATTTGAAACTGCTAAAGAACTTACGGTGGCGGGGGCTGAAAATGCGTCTAGAGCAATTGGGCGCAACTTAAAAGCAGCTGGGGAAGATATCAAAACCACTGCTAAGAATAGTGCTAAGACTACTACAAGAAAAGCTAGAAATATCAGTGAAACATTTTTTGGTAAAAAGACTACTAATCAGTCAGAAGCTACGCCAATAAATCCTCCAAATCCACAAAAACAAGCTCCTAAACCTCGGCAAGTTACAGTTACGCCAGTTCCACCACCTAGCTTACCTCCTGCAAAAACTTCATCCAAACCAAAGCGTGGTAGACCTCCTAAAAAATAGAGAGAAAACTGATGTCATCAATTGAATACCTAGAATCAAAGAAATTAGTTTTTGATTCTATTAAATGCAATACAGGTAAATTATGCGGTGAAACCTGTATTTCTCAAGAGCATAAATGCAATATTAGCTCAACTAAATCTGCCACACTAAAAAATCCTAAAACTACCACTGAAAATAAAGCAGGCTATGTTACTGGTGGTGTTGCCATTGGAGCAACATTAGGTGCGGCTGCGATCGCAGCCGGCTTGGGTGTTTTTGGGGCAGCGACGTTGTACCAAGCCAGAAAAAGATATCAAGAGAATTTTGCTGTTAGCGCTGTTCGTGCTGAAGTTGAATCTAAAAATATTAAAGCGCCTACTTTAGGTAAAGAAGTTGAGACGGTTATTTTAACTGTAGGTGGATTTGGTACTAAAGATGCTTACTCAGAAAGTGAAGTTTTAAGAAAAAACATTGAATCTTTGGAGATAAAAGGACTTTACGTAGAACCTCAATCTTATGCAGAATTTAATGTTCCTACCCGTCCTGTAGACGAAGCTACTAAAAAACAAGCACAACAAGAAGCTAAAAATTTATTTATCAAAACAGTTTTTGAGAAAGGTTACAACCCTGTCGCTGTATCTGTTGCTGCTAAAATTATTGCCACAAAAAAAGTTTATCCAGAAAAACAATATCAATTGATGGGGCATTCTGGCGGTGGATTAGTTGTGCAAGAAGCACACGAAATACTGCACAAAGCAGGAATCAAGATGAGAACTACTGCTATTGGCTCTCCGGATGTTGGATTAATTCCTGGAACTGGGGATTTAGTAACTGCTGTTAGCAAACACGACGGTATCCTTAAAATGACTACTGGTCGAGGAGTTAATGGTAAAAATTTTGATAATGTTTTAGACCACGGACAAAATAGTTATTTTGCAGACAGTAGTTTCCGCGAATTCATCAAACAAAGACTAAGTTCTATTCGTCGAGATAAAGCTGATGGTAAGCCCTGTGGCAAAGGATATATATCTGCAAAATTAAAATGCCGTAGTGGATTAAATTTGTCGATTAAATCTCCCAGTAACGATAACCAAGAAATCAAAACAAGCTTAGGACTTGGACTGGCAATTGGGTTGATAACCCCTGTAGCCGCAGGAGCAGCGTTAATTGGAATTCCGGCATCTGCATATTTAGGATTTCGTAATAGATACAGAGAAGGATTTAAAGCTTCAGCAGAAAAAGCAGAAATTCAAAGTTTTGCTTTAGAGAAACAAATGACTGAAGAAATATCCAAAAAATTAAATATTCCTCCTGAAAAGTTAACCAACACTCAAAAAACAGCAATTGTTAAAGCTGATAAATGGGATGCTCAAGGTAACGTCACTCGTAGCAGTGTTTATGCTGTAGACCCCAAACGTCCTAGTATTGGCTTTACTATTGGTGGATTTAATGATTATGGAGAATTAGGATTTGGTTTAGCAAATCAAATGGCTTCAGATTTGCCAAATCATAGTTTAATTCCTTTAACTAATAAAAAAGTTAATATTACACCTGAAATGACTTGGTTGCCTATGAATGACATTATGGCACAGGAATTAGATGATGATGGTAAAGGTGGAAAAGTTAAGCGGGGATATCTAAGTCGCCGTGGATTTGATGACTTTATGGGTAATGTAGTTGGTAAGGAAAATTGGAACGATTTTAGAGATAATAAACTCCGGACTTCAGAACAATATAAATCTATAGAACCTGTAGCTAGGGAATTGATTAGGTATAAGTCTGACCTTCAAATGCTCTATGATAATGCTACACAAAAACTAAATAATGCTGATGCTATAGATGCTGCGGCTCATGCCATGATGTATAAACGATTATTTCCTGATAAAGACATTCATTTTATTGGGCATTCTGGTGGTGGTATAGTTGCAGCAGAAGCAATGGAAATCTTAAAACAAAAAAATATAAAATCTAAGGGATTTTTGATTGCTACTCCTTATTTTGGATTGACAGAATTAAAAAAAGATGAATTGGTTACAATTGGTTCTAGGGAAAAATTGCAATCTAAAGACAAAGATACTTCTGATGAAAAAACTGCATCTCAGGAGTTCCATGAAGGGATTAAACGGGTTTTACCAGTTGATAAAATGATGGTACTTCCGGTACAAAATTTTCAACCACTCAATGTTCCTAGCGTTCATAACTGGCTTGAAAATCCTGCGGGTGATGATTACAAAAAAGGCTATCGAGGATATGGACAACTAGACCAGACTTACGAAGAAGCTAGAGGATTTTTTTACGGAAAAAGCAATGCTATTCGAGAAAATGCAACTATCAGAAGAAAACTATCCGTTACTAATCAACAGCAAATGCAAAGGTTAGTTTTTGGGCAGAAAAAGGCAGATTCAGTATTTAGAATAGATAAAGCTAAATGTAAAATTGGACATAATTGCGGTGATATTTGTATTCCTAAAACGTCTACTTGTAAGGTAGAAAATAATAATCTTAAATTAAGTCAAAACCCAAGCAATCAGTTAGCTATCGGGTCTGGAATAGCTGCTGGTGCTGCAATTATGGGAATACCAACAGCGGCCTATTTAATCCAAAAAGCAAGGTTTAAAGCAGGGTTTTCAAATTCAGCGGAGCTAGCCAAAGAACAAGCCAAGACCTATAAAGTTCCTAATACTACTTTTACCGGATTCAGGTCAATAAGCGATCAACAATTGCCTGGTAGTTCTATTAAATCCGATGTAACAAGTGTAAACACAGGAAAACCAGCACACCAAATAACTTTTTTTGCAGGTGGGATAGGTGCAGTGGATGGACTTGAAGGTGACCACATGGGATTGCAAGTTGCCAAAATGTTATCCGACCATCATGTTGTAGGTATTGAAACTCCAGAGCAAGAAGTTTCTTTTGCTCAAGGTGATACTGTTGCTAGTCCTAGATATTTAAAAAAAGTTGTCTCGGCTTTGTTGAAAGACAACCTAACAAAAGGTAGAAGTGAAGTAGCTGTGAGAATTGCTGCTCGTGCTTATGCTTATCATCAAAAACACCCTGGATTACCTATCAATTTAATTGGTCAATCTGGCGGAGGAATGCCAGTGAGGGAAGCAGAAGAAATCCTTAAAAAAATAGGTGTTAAAGATATTAGAGTTGTTACAGCAGGTAGTCCATATTTTGGGCTAACTTCTCCATCTGGAATTAGTTTAATTGACCCCAAAAAAGACCCTGTAGATAAAATTTATGGGGCAACAATGCCTAATAAAGTACCTGTAAATGTGGTTGGACACATGGGTTATTTTTCCAATACACCATATAAATTATACGATGAAAATGGAGTTTGGAAGAAAGGAGTTTCTAGTAATATATTTAATGAATCTGTTCCAAATGAAAGTGTTAAAGAAGTTCTGATAAAACATTTTGATCGAAATAAAAATATAGAATCATCTCGCGTATCTAAAGATTCATCTGATGATAATCTTCAACAAATCAAAAATCAATTCTCAATATTATTATCTAGGAGTTATGGTAAGCCAATTGTTAAAGTCGGTGGTATAAAAATCACTCTAGATAACAATGTGATTGGATTAGCTCAAGATAGTCTTGGTAAAATCCTAGAATTTACATTTAAAGATAATAAATTCACTTATAAATTAAGTAGAAATTCTGCTAAATTAGATAGTTATTATAGACAAGATAGAAAAATTTTAAAAAAAAAGTGCCGTAAGGGCATAAGTTGTGGTGATACTTGCATCGAAGCTAATGATACCTGTAAGTTGTCAATTAATCAAATTGCAACGCCTAACGAAATAGCTAGACTCAAACAATCAATAGTTCAATTCAAACTTGAACAAAACCAAGCGATCGCGTCAATACCTCAAAATCCTGAAAATAATGACATACCAGTAAAATCCAAATACATTGTTAACCCACAAACTGGAATTCCCTACACCATCCGCGAATTAAGGAAGCAAGCTCAAGAAAAAAGAATCTATGGTTACGGGTCAATGACTATTAAAGAGTTACAAGGTACATTGCAACTCTATGATCAAAAACCAGAATCACGGGACAAAATTACCCGTGGTATTTCAAAGCGTACTGGATTCAGTACAAAGGCAATTGCGTCTGCCGGATTATCGGGTAGAGGTACGCCGCTAGAGCGTTCTACTAAGCGATCGCTCAAAAATACTGCCGACGTTTGGCGCAAGCTAGAGGCGTTGGCTAAATTTGCAAGCACTTCCCCTGTTTCTTGGAGCGCAGCTGCTGTTGGCGCGTTTCTCATCGGTAGAACCATCAAGGGCTACGAACAGGCGAAACAAAGTTATCGTGAAGGATTTAATGAATCGGCAAGGATGGCTGAAGAACAAGCTAGCAAACTGAATTTGCAACACCCACTTGAACGGGACGGCGAACCTAGTTTGTTACCCAATGGCAAACCAAGGATGACTTCACGCATCAACCAAGACAACATCACTTTTGCTATTGGGTCTGGTAAAGGCTACGGCGCAGAAGAAATGAAATCGTTGCTACAACGCGAAAAGAACGCGGACAATGCCAAAGACTACTGGTTAACCCATAGCAATTACGTGATTCCTTTTAATTTGAAAGAATTTGGTACACCCCAACCTGAAGGAGGCGGAGAACCAGGAATCGCCAGTACTGTGGTTAATGGCGTGGGTGGCATAATCCAAAATTTTGCTCGCAAGCGCAATCAAGATGCGGTTGATTTGGCCGCTTCTATCTATGCTCATGCGATCGCCATTTCTCCCCAAGATGGCAAAACTTTGGTCAACAGAAGCAAAAAAATCAATATAGTGGCCCACTGCAATGGGGGACTGGTAACTAAAGAGGCTCTAGAAATTCTTTCTCGTATGGAACTTAAAGGCAGTCCATCCGGGAAAAAAGTAATGGAGCAAGTAAATGCTGTTTATCTAGGAACTCCACATTTTGGATTTGCAGAAAATGTATCTCGCCGACAGCGCACCATTATTAGTCCCCAAGACCCAATATCAATTCTTCCTACTTTTGGAGAAGGCGCAAGGCAACAATGGATTAGCTCTGTTGCAGGCGGTTCTGCTAGGGATTATTTGAGCGATGAGAGAGTTAGGGATGCCATCCGAGAGGCTTTTGGATATTATCAAGGCTCCCCTGAAGAAGTAAGACGCAGAATTGGGAAGCGCAAAGACTCAGATAAAACTCCGCAATGTTCCACAGATACTAAAAACTGCGGCGAAATTTGTATTCCAAAAGCCAATACCTGCCACATAAATGCCGCAATTACTGGTACAACGACGGCAGCAGCAATTGGAACTGTGGGAGGTGCAGGTGCGATCGCTGCTATATATTTAGGTACTAAATTTGACGTTCCGTTACTTGCAGATAATCAGCTACAAATTGTCAATCAAAAATATCTCAACAAATTAAAACCAGATGGTACTTCTCCGAAACAAGGAGCAATTGGTAAGGCTTTATTTGTTAAAGATGCTAGCAACAAAAGATTTGTTTTCAAAGAAGTGAGGCACAACTTCCACCTTTTAGAAGCGGCTTCAGAAGCTACTGCTTCTGATATTGCTCAAAAATCAAGCATTAATATCAATAAAGTTTCTTTAATTCCAGCAAACCTTAAATCTCCATTAAAAACAAGATTTGCTGGGGCATCCTTGCACTCCATCGTTCCCGGAAAAACATTAGCTGAATTAAAAACTAATTCAAATTCTGCTTTTGAAAATCTTAATATCAAGCAGCAGTCGGGCTTAACTCCAGCAATGCTTTTAGGTTTATCAAAACATTCAGACCTACCTAAAATCGCAGCATTTGACACTTTTATTGGCAATTGGGATAGGAAGTCTGAAAATTTAATATATGACTCTAGAACAAATTCATTTAATGGCATAGATAATGGATTAGCTTTTACGCGAAACCTATCCTCAAAAACTCTAGATAATTTTAAAAACTTAGATGTTGGACAAATTAGTTTGTCAGAACGCAACGCTTTATCGCAATACTTAAAAACTCTTAAAAAACTCCGCAGCGAACATACTGTTGACGAAATTAAAAGTAGGTACATTTCTTATTTCAAGCATGAGAAAGGAGATTGGAATTTATTGAAAAAGTATTCAACAATTACAAACATAGAAAATAACTACAGAAATACTGACAAATTGATTCAAGTTTTAGAACAAAAGTTGAATACGTCTAAATTAGACTCAGAAGCTTATAGATTAGAAAAAGAACTTATACATCTTGATTTCATTAAAAAATGTAAAACCGGAAATCCTTGCGGTGATATTTGCCTACCAGTTGGTCGTAAATGTCGTATTAAAGAATTCGATCCTAGAAAAATATCTGCAAAACTTGGTAGAGGTGCTGTGTCTCAAACCATTGGTGGATTAGGACAAGATTTAGAAAGAGCATATCTGAGGACATCTAGACTGGTTAAACAAGGGCATCGTAATTTAACTAAAAAACAACAACTGACCCGTAAAGAAAAGATTAAAGAAACGCTAGCCCATGAAGCTAAATTGCTAGGTGTATTTTTAGGGCAAGGTACAGTTTCTAAAACTTTAAAGACAGTAGATGAAAAATTAATCGACTTCTCAGATTTTGTTGCTGAATCTCCTGAAAAGATATCAGATACAGTCAAAAGTATTCAACAAAATTTATCTAATCTAATCAAAAATAAATAATTTATGGCAACATCAAATAATAAAGTTCAAGTAGTTATAGAAGCCAAAGATGTTGCCAGTGATGTAATTAAAAAAACTGGTATTTCTTTTAATAATCTAAATAAAGAAACCGCGATACTTTCTAAATCTTTAATTGGAACTGGACAGGCGTTACAATTTGTCATTAACTATGCAGATTTAACTAGAGTTAAGGTAACTGACACTAGTGTAGCTATCATTGGATTGGGTGTAGCAACTACTGGCGCTTTGGGAGGCGCAATCTCTAAACTTGTTGGATTAACTTCAGTAGTTGGTAAAATTAAAGAAGGTATTCAGTCGCCAATTGGTCAAACTTTTATTGGGCAAATACAACAATCTGCTGAAGAAGCGACCAAAGAATTAGCGCCTCTTAGTAGTTTACTTAAAGAAGTTAGTTCTGTTGGGACTAATATTGGTGCTGGGTTTAGTCAAAAATTATTTAACCTTGATACTCGTAGTATTTCTCAACAACTAGATGATGGCATTAGTCTAGGTGTTGGACGTATTGGCGAAAAAGTTTTTAATCCTTTAAAAAATGCTCTGGGAACTTTTGACAATGAAGGGTTAAAAATTGTTGGTAAAATAGCTCAGAGATTAGACAAGCAATTATCACAAAGTATTATTGATGCTACTTTTGGGTTAGCAATTGGCGAAGGTACAAGTCAAGATATTATTAAAAATATTGCTACTAACCCAGCGATCGCACAATATTCTCCTACTTTTCTTAAATCTTTACTTACTGGTTCTACGGCAGGTGCAATTGATAGTTTACTACTTGATATCTCTCAACAAATTAAAAGTTCACAATTCAAGCCACTCGCTGATTTATTAAACCAAAGTGGATTGAAAAATCAAATAGAAGTACTAGCAAATTTAAAAATTGAGACAACTAGTGGCTTTGCTAAATTAGATTCTCAAATAGCAAATTTTGTAATCGATCAGCGAATTGGACAAGTTCTAGGTAACAATGTTTCCACTGGATTGGTTAAAAGTATTCTGAAAAATTCTGCTGTTAAAAGTGTGCTTTCTTCTTCAATTCAAGATTTATTAAATGGTTCTTTTAGCGATGCTTTATTAAAAGTTACTCAAAAAGGTATATCAGCACCATTAGGAAATCTATTTAATTTAACTAATACTTCTGTAGAAAATGTAGCTTACAATTCAGGAGTTAGATTAGCCAATCGATTATTCGATGGACTCGACCCAGAAATTAAAAAACGTAATCAAAGAAGCCGTGAAATTTTGGGTAGTACTTTTGATGGTGTAGGGGCAAAATTTACCGCAGGTCTAGGACTTGGAACTAGCAATTTACCTTTATTAAGTAGTTCTAGAGGAGGGGTGCTATCAGGGCTTATAAACGACCAGATTAAAAATTTGATTACTTCTTTTGTCCCTGTACCTGGCGCAATTGTTGATCAACTGCTGGATTTTGACGGCATTATTCAACAACTTTTTAAAGTTACAGGTATTAAAGGCCAAATCCCTGGATTAAAGCAGCTTGATGCAATTTTAGGTAGGGCAGTAGCCGCAAGTTTGGGGAAAGCCATTGATACACAATTACCTGTAATTTTAGCTCCTTTGGTTGACAGTGCTGCCAACTATGTAACTAAGCGTTTCAAGGATGCAGGAGCTAATGCTATAGCTTCTGCCGCAACAGCATTTTTACCCGGATATTTAAAAAATGTTGTTAAAACCAGTTTACTAGAAAGTGGAGCGCCGGGATTTGTATTTGATGCTTTGTTGGAAAATCTCAAACCTGCAAATTTAAAATCTAATTTTGCTGCTTTAGATGGAGTGCTTGGAAATTTAAAAACTAATGTTAACGCCGGGTTAAAATTAACTGATACCCTGTTACGTGGGTTTAAAAGTGGAGTCGCAGGAATTCCCAATATTCTTGGTAACACTCAATCGTTGATTAATTCTTTAGTAACTAGTGCAGATGCAGGATTGACTGGATTAAAAATAGATGCTATTGATTTTGTAATGAATTTTAACTACGGTATTGACCAAATATCTGCAAATATTGTTAACACTTTGCTTGATGCTTCCATTGCACTTCAAAGCTTGAGAGGTACTACTATTGGAGATAGCATAATTGACGCTTTACAAGAAGGCATTCAAAAAGCTATTCAAGCAATAGGGTTTTTGCAAGCAAAAATCAAAGCGATCGCCAACACAAGTTTAGGCTTTACTATTGGTGGCATTGATAATGTTCGTAACTTCTTGCAAGGGCTTAACAATTTTTCTCAAAATATAATTCCTAATATCAAACTTGGTATTACAAGTGTTTTTAACACTGTTAGCTCTGGCGTTGCAATTGCAAATAGAAACATTCAATCATTATTAATATTTACGTCTAGAGGAATAGACTCTATTAAATCTGCAATTCCTAGTATAGTTGCTCAAATTGCTAGTTCAATTAGTAGTTTAAGAACTTCTTTAGGGCAAGGATTTTCTAACATAGATGCGTTTTTAAATACTCTTCAAACATCTACTAGTTTTGGAACAACCTTTGCTACACAAATACAATTTGTCCGTGATAGATTTACAGATTTAAAGTTAATTGCAGATACTAGTTTATCGTTTATCCAAACCAAAGTAGCAAATTCAAGCGGATTATTTATTGATTTTGGTAACAAGCTACAAGGAGCCATCGCTGCGGTTTCTGCTTTTAGTAGTGGCACTGCAAGGAATATTCAGTCTGGATTAAGCGTTGGATTGCGTAATACCATCAATGCTATAGATACGGTTGTGCCTAGTGCAGTTAGAACTTTAACTGGACTGATTAATAGTGCTTTAGTCGGCATAGGTGCAAATGGTAGAGGCGGATTTGGTAAATTTTTTAATGAAGCCGTTGATAGTGCTAGGGCAATTGTTACCAAGCTAACGCCAATTTTTAATACTGTTGTTACTTCGCTAGAAACAAGTTTTGGCAACGTCGTCAATTTTATTAGAAGGACTTTCGGTTCAGTGGCAGGGGTAGTTGCAACAAACCTCGGCAAGATAATCGGTAGTATTTTGAAAATTGATTTAAATTTTACTGAACTTCCTCCGGGATTAGCTGAAAGAATTAACGGTTTGTTTGGTGGAGTTTTTTCTAGTTTGTTCGGCAGAATTGGACAAAATGCTAATCGAGCATTCCTCGCCGGATTTTTTGGAGCTGGTTTTGAGCGAGTATCCCCTGCCATTGATGCGATTGATAAATCAGCCATTAGAATTTACAATACCCTCTCGACTCTCCCCAGCAAAATAGCTGCCCCGCTTAACACCATTGCCCAATTTCCAGGTGCGATCGCTGGGTTTAATGAGCCACTAAAAGTATTCGGATATTTACAAAATACAATCGCTGGGTTTGCTAATGGCATCTCTTCAGTAGTAGAGCGGGTTGCGTTTTTTAGTCAAGGTTTATCATCCCTCCAACAGTTTGCCACCACTGGCCCCTTCAAGACTTTGATTGGGCAAAACATAGAACTAAGAGAGCAACTACTTTCGACCCAATCTTCTTTAGTTGCTACATCAAAAATTTATAGCGGATTTACTGGACAACAAATTATCGACCCTAAAACTGCTATTCAATCGCTAGAAGACCCAATCAAAACCGCGATCGATAAACTTAGGCTTGAATCTTTAGATTTAGTCGGGGTCACAAGTAAAGATTTAGTTCCCCTGTACCAACAAATTGCTGGTCAAATTACGGGTATTGGTGGGAAACTTACAGATGCCAAAGACCTATCCTTAGATTTCGCCGCAAGTCTAGGTACATTACAAATTCCCTTGTATCAATCAAGACAAGAAATAGGTAGTATTTTATCTGGAACCATCGACCAAAATTCTGTTTTAGCCAAAAGCTTAAACATTAGTAACGAACAAGTCAACAACTGGAAATCTCAAGGTCGTTTAGTTGAGGAGTTGCGAAAAAAACTAGCTCCTTTCCGGGCTGGAAATGCGTTAGCTGCCGCTTCTTTTTCAGGTGTAATTAGTAACATACAGGAAGTATTCGATGAAATTGGCAGAAGGGCAGGGGAAAGATTGCTCGACCCCCTAATTGAACAAGTTACTAGTGTTTATGACTACTTAAAAACCAATCAAGAGCAATTTGTTACTTACTTTGGATTAATTAGTGACCAGATACTAAGAGTTGGTTTGGCAGTTGTAGACGCCGCTAAAACCGTGTTTTCTTCAGTTGGTGGATTGATTGCAGAAGCACCCATATATCTTTTTAAATCTTTGGCTAATGCAGCAGAAGCGTTAGCAGGGGGAATTAAATTTGTAGCAGAAGCTTTGGGGCCGGCAATTCGTTTCATGACAGAGTTGGTCAAGGCATCTGGCCCATTAGGTGGAGTATTTTTACAATCTTTTGTCACAGTCAAAGCTTTATCGGTAGGCGTGACAACCTTGGGCGACGTTTTCGGAACTTTGACTCAACTGGTTCCGGGACTTGGTGAAGTGATGTTTGCCCTGGATTTACGAACCAATGGTGTGGCAAATCAATTCATCAATTTATCTAAAGTCCTTGGTACTGGTGGTGGCGGATTCTTAATTTTGGGTAAATACCTCAATGAAATACCAGGTGCGGCAGAAGCGGCAACCGTAGCTTTAGGGCCGTTAGGTGGATTACTCGTTGGGTTTATTCCCACTGTCGCTGGTGTTGGTATTCAAGTTGCTGGGCTAATAACTTTATTTCCGGCAATAGGGGCATTTTTAAGCAACCTTCTTACCCTGACACCAGCTTTGATTACCGCGGCTGGTGCTTTCGTTTCATCAAATATTTACCTTGCCCCGTTAGCTCCATTGTTTACCCAAGCCGCTAATGCAGTGGGATTATACGCCAATGCCACTGATAGAGTGCTGTTGCTCAATCAGCAATTTGCTGCTGTTCTCAAGAATATTGGTACTGCGATCGCAGGACAAATCCTCACTTTTGGGCTACTTGCTGGTGGCGCATACTTAGCGTTCCTGGCTTTTGATAAATTTGTACTACAAAATGAAACCGTTAAAGAAATTCTTTACGGTGTTATTCAAGGTTTGGGTTCTTTAGCAGACATGCTAAAAATAGCTTTTGGTAATCCTTTTGCTCTTGCTACAACAGCGGTAGTTGGATTAACCATAGCTATCAATGTAGGGCTGATCCCCTCAATTGCTAAATTAATCAGCACAACCTTAGCAGGATGGGCAGTAAATTTAGCTGGAATCTTAGCAGGTCTAGCAACAACATTGAGTGCTGTGGGGTTTGTAGGGCTAGCTGCTTCTGCTTCTAGTGCCGCCATTGGAGTTAGGGCGTTGGGCATCGCTATGACCCAAGGAACTGTTGCGTCTGCACAATTTTTAGCTGCCAACGGTATTACTGTTAGCAGTTTATTTGGGTTGACCGCGGCCACTGGTGGTGCAACCGTAGGACTTGCTACTTTTGCCACCGCTCTTTATACTGCGATCGCACCTTTGTTATTACTCGCTGCACCACTAATTGCCCTAGCTGCTGCAATTGGTTTAATTGGCATTGGTCTGTACTCTCTCCAACTTAAAGATGCCAACGAAGCAACAGAAATACTTGGCGATCGCACTGCTAAATTATCAGAACAAGCAATCAAAACTGCTCGTGACTTGAAAAAAGCCTCTGATATTCAATCAGATGCCGATAAGCGTGGCGTTAGACTGAGTGATGAACAGTATAAAGCTAACCAAAAATTAGTTGCTCAAGCTAAGGAACAGAAAACACAACTAAGTTCACAACTTGCTGATTTACAAGACCAATTGAAAACTGTAAAAGGAGATGCCAATAAAGCTAATATTCAATCGCAAATTGATGAACTTAATGCCAGAATTAAACTTATAGATTCTTTTGTCGGTAACATTAAAATTAAACCCAAAGACCTAGAACGCGTCGGTTCTGGCTACGAACAATTAGCAAAACAAGCCGCAGGGGCAGAAGAAGCTATTCTCAAATCTTCTGGTGATTCTGCTATTTTCAAACAAAAAGCTGAAGAATTACTATCTGCCACTGAAAAACAAGCAGAAGCAGGTCAGATTAGTGCTGATGAAGCTATCCGTCGTTACAATTTAGTTGCAACTAACGCCTTCGCATCTCAAGAACTCCAAGACAAAGCTCAACAAGGAATTACCGCAGCATTTAAACGTGAAAGTGATAAACGAATTAGTATTGTTCAGGCTCAGCAATCTGCTATTTCTGCACAATTAGCTTTGGGTAGAGTTGACTATGAACAAAATGCTAAAGCAATTTCGGATGCTCAAAACAGTTTATTGAAATCCCGACTTGATGCCGAAAATGAGTTACATCAAACTAAACTAAAACAAATTCAAAAAGAATTTGATGACCAAACATTCGTTAATAATTCGCTTCTTAAGCAAAAACAAGATGAAGCGGCTAAGCTATCTGCCCAAGGGCAAGACGCATCCGCCCCATTAGCCCAAGCAGAAACTTTAAAAGCTAAAATTATTCAAATTGAGAAAGATAAGAATGCTGCATTAATTTCAGAAAATACTAGGAATACTAGAATTAGTTCTGAATTGAGTTCTCAAATTGCTGAAAATGAAATATCAGCTAATTTAGTAGCTGCTGACTTGCGAATTAAAGTAAATAAAGGCATCATCTCCCAAGAATTAGCAGCAGAAAAACAATTGACTTTTGCTAAAAAAGTTGAACTAGAAACTCAACTACGTAACACTAACGATAATTATTCAGAACGCCGTAAAATAATTGAACGTGACTTTGCTAATACAACTAAATACCTAGAAGATGAAATTGCTAAAAAACAATCTGAAGCTAGTAAAGCTCCTGCAAATTCTCCAGCATTGGCAGCAGCCCAATCTGATATTTCAGCATTAAATACCAAATTAATTAACTCGAATAAAGCTAAAACCGCTTCATTGTTATTACTAGAACAAAATTACAAAACTGAAGTCACTAAAATTAATGCAGATATTCAAAAAAACCAAGCAGATTCAGCAGAAAAAGAATCTGCAATTCAAATTAAAATTTTAGAACGTAATCAGAAAAAAGCTCTTGATGCTGTACAGATAGCTCAAAATGAGCGCTTAATCCAAATTCAACAATTAGAAAATAAGGGACTACTTGACCGCACTGAAGTTGAGGAAAAGAAGACTCAGGCAAGTAAAGTAAACATTGACGCTCAACTCAACCAAGAACGCCTTAGACTCAAAGCTTTACAAGCACTACCCAAACCTAAAAATCAAGAAAAAGCAGCAGATTTTGACGCTCAAATTCGTGCTTCCCAGTTGAAAATTCAAGATTTGGTCAAGCAGTCTTTATCAGCAGAATTGACGTTATATAAGCAACACATTGAAGTCATAAAATCCCAAATCAAAGATGAAGATAATATTAGAGAAACTCAATTAGAATCTCAAGCGCGTAAAGGACTCGTCACCCAAGCCCAAGTCAATGAAGAATTAGCAAGACGTAAGGTATCTGCTTTAGAGAAGGAATACAATCTAGAAACTAGAGATGCATCTAAGAGAATAGAATTGGCTTTAGCGATTGAAAAAGCTAAAACAGCTTTACTAGATGCTGAAATTAAAACCCGCCAAGAAAAACTAGAAGTTGAAAATCAAAAGCTCAAAAACCAAATTGACGAGCAAAACCAATCTATAAAACGCCAAGGTGATTTATATCAAATTCTGACAAAGGCTATAGAACAACGCAACAAACTACTAGAAGTTAGTCGGGATTTAGCCAAAGCTGGGACTGATTTTGTACTCGGTGAATTGGAGGTATTGAGTTCTGTTGAACGTAGTGAGTATCGTCGCAAACAACTAGCAGAAGTTACTGCCAGCATTAAACTACAGTCACTCCGCCAACAGCAGGAATATGAGCGTCAAAGTCTTCTCAACCAACTCGAACAAAATAAACTAGCCCTAGAACAAGAGGCTATCCAAAACCGTATCAACCAGGGACAAAAACTAGCAGATATAGCAGGGGTCAAAGCAGACATCGCGGTTATGGAAGCCGACCCCAGAAATCAATCTGTGGCAGGACAAGCCAAGATTAAAGCTTTACAAATCAAATTGCAGTCAGAAGTCGATGCTTTGGGTTTTTTGCAAGCTGAAGGAGGGTTGATATCTCAAAAATTCCAAGGACAACAAACCCAAGCCCAAGCTCAACTAGAACAATTAAATCTCAAGCAAAACCTCGACACCCTCAAAGCTCGCGCTGAACTTGCCAACGCCTTACCCCCAGGCAAACAACAGCAGTCCCAACGCCAATTGCAGCAAGAAATTGCCCAATTATTTGGACAAAAGAACATCAGGGAATTTTACAATGCTGCGATCGCGCAATCTAGAGGAATAGCGGCTAAAGAGTTCCCCATTTCATCTACACCAGATATTTTGGCTGCCATCAGCCCCAACCTTGGGGGAATCTTAGATATGGTAGGAGGGCAGGCAGCAACGGCAGCAATTGGTGATGCAACCAAAACGTTTGATAAAGAATACGGCAATACTGCAAACATCACGGGTGCTTTAACTACTGGCATCGCTAAAACACCATTGCAAACGCCTTTGGAAGTGCAGCGAGCGCAATCTTTAAGCCAACAAATTTTGGGACAAGTAAACCAACCAATTTCCCTCGTCCAAGACGCATCTTTAAAATTGCCTGCACCCAGTGAAAGAACCGCAACCCTTTCTCTAGAAAGTTCTGGAAAGTTATTCAAACAAGGCGTTGATAAATTAGTAGATTACCTAAAGCCACTAACTAATCAAGCTAATAATACTTACAATATTAAAATAGATGCCCCTACACAGAATCTTGCTGCCACAGGTAGCGGTAGTAACGTCAGCTTAGAAAAAGTACTTGATTATGCAAAACAAATGGCTGGTGCTTACTAATAATTTATAGTACTTATACGAATGCAATATGTAGTACTAAGTATATTAAACTGAGATCAGTTTTTCTACCTCGCCAAAAATGAAAGCTTCAATACTTGCACCTTTTATTGCATTTTGCAGTTTTTTACCCCTCGCTGCTTTAGCGCAACCTTCCCAAGAAAGCAGATTTGTAGAAGTTGCTAAGGGGGAAAATGGAGATCGGATTTACATACAATCTGATTCTGTTAAAAGAAGAAATCGCTATGGTGAAAATAAAGTTTATTTTTCTCAAATTACTTTATACGCACAAACACAGACAAACGGTTCTATTAAATCCAGTTCAAGTTACACTGCCGATTGTAATAAGCAAACTCTAACTTTGCATCGATATACTACCTATGATGCAAGCAGCAAAATACTATTCAATGTTTATTACGGCACTCCATCAACGCCAAATCCTCCTACTCAGGCAGTAATCAGCAATACAGTTGGCTATGCGTCTTGGCAGTACTTGTGTCAATAGCAAATGCAAGTAACTGTTATAATTCCTATGGAGGAGTTATTAGTAGCTACTTATGGCTAAAGTTCCTAAATTAAAAACTAGATTAGTATTTATATGTTTAAGAAATGCTTACGAAAATAACACCCCTGTCACCTATGAACAATTGGAAGCAATTGTTCCAGAAATTACATCCAATTATAAATATTTACTAGATAGAATTTTCAAAAATCTACAAAAAGAACATCAATATTTTTTCGATTTTGAATATTCAAAAAATGGAAAAAGATACATTCCTTCACTGCGAGATTCATATCATTTTAATTATATAAAATGCATAGAAAAACCATTTTCTCTTGTAGATAACCTAGTTCTTCTATTTAAAGAAGCTTATGAACAAAATAAATTTGTAACTGATAGGAAAATAAAAGCAATTTTATTCAATAAAGCTAGAAATAATAGAAATAAATCACGATGTAGTTCTTTAATTGAAAAAGCTTTAGAAATCCTTAAGCAAGAATATAATTATGAATTTGATGTTTTAACCAATACTGGATATTACCCAGTACGAAAAGATATTATTTTTCCTACTAAAACCATTGAATTAATTGTGATTTTGAAAAAAAAATATGAAAGTAAAGAATTTATCAGTTATGCTGATTTAAATTGTATTATACCTAATGATATTACTAAATATAAACACTGTTTGAGAAAAGCTTTATCCAATTTGAAAAGAAATTATAACTATAGATTTGAACGCGATTTGAGGGGTTATTTTCCATTATTAGAGAACGAGAATGAAACTAAATTGTGAATTGTTTTGAAGACTTGGAAGACCTCATTTTTTTAATAGCTTCTAATTCAATTTGCCTAGTTCTTTCTTTGCTGACTTTGATGTTTTGAGATACTTGTCGTAAAGTCAAAGGACGCTCGGTATCTAATCCATATCTTAATGTAATAATCCTCCTTTGTTTTTCTGATAACTGGTCAAGTAATTTAGTTACTTGGTCTTTGGCAAGCTCTTGGTCTACATACTCTTCAATTGATAATCCACCACTTTCTAAAAGCTCTCCCAATTCATTTTCCTTGCTTTCCCCACATCTGATATTTAATGATATAGTATGCTGGCCTTGTAAAATTTCTAAATATTTTTTGACTTTAGAAGAATCTATACCCAATAACTGAGAAACTTCTCTAATGGTTGGATTTCTGCCCAGAGATTGGCTTAGTTTTGACCGCGCTTGCTTGATTTTGGTCAATCTTTCATTTATATGTATTGGTAGTCTGATGGTACGGGATTTCTCCGAAATGGCGCGAGTAATTGCTTGCCTAATCCACCAATAAGCATAAGTAGAAAACTTATAACCTTTGGTAGGGTCGAACTTTTCTACAGCCCTGCATAAACCTAGTCCACCTTCTTGAATTAGGTCTAAGAATTCCATATTGCGATTCTGGTATTTTTTTGCCGTTGATACCACCAATCTTAGATTTGCGGTTATCATTTGTCTTTTGGACTTCTCTCCTACGAAAATAATAGTTTGTATTTCTCGACTTGATAAATAGGCATCTCTGTCTGATGGGCACATTTGCTGTGCCAGTTGCTTGACAGTTTGCATTTGTTGAACTTGCTTGCCTAACACGATTTCTTGTTGGGTGGAAAGTAAGGGATATTTCCCAATTTCTTTAAGATATGTACGAATTAAATCAGTGGTTTCTTTGGGCATATGACAAGTTAGCAATAAAGATTATCTACAAATTTTTCTAAATCTTTAGGTGAATTCTCGAATTTTTTCAGATGCGATACTATACAATAATTAATTGTCCCATAGCATCGCAACAATTAATCAAGTCTCGCTATACTGCTTGAGTAACATCCTTGCTAATGATTGTTGCTCTGGCGTTAACGGTGCTTCTTCGTATTCATCTGGTGGATTTGCTGACTTCAATTCACCATCTGATTCTGTATCAGTTTGATTGACTTGAACTTGATTCATGACAATTTTTACTTGTTCTGGTGTTAAACCTTTTTCTAAGTCTACCAACGCTCTTTTGAGTTCAATTATTTTATATTTCAAAGGCGTTTTATCCGCATCATTTTGAACCTTAGAGCGCTCCAAAATAGTAACGTTTAACGCTATCATGAATCTGCTAATTTCTAAGCTATCCAATGTCATTTTAAAATTGGATGCACTTTGGTAACTAGCAATATCTGGCGTAATTGTAGGACAAGCAGTGACTAACGCATAGGCAACTCTAGCGTCATCTTCTGGGTTGACCATGCCATTTTGCAGAGATGCTGCTACTTTACTCAGTAGCGTGTCGCTACTGTTGGCGATCGCAAAAACTTTTCCCCGAATTTTAAATTCCATGTTTCCCCGCTTATAAATAAAAGTTGCCAAATGTCTAATTTTTGGCAACTACTAATCTTTAGAAAAAGGAAGAATAAAAAAGTATAATTTCTTCCTATAAAGCAGTTACATCAGGAAGTGCCGCAGCAGCCGCATCTATTAACTGATTTATTTTTTCTAAATTACTACCTCCAAGGTTTAATAGTTCTGCTGCTTCTTGTTTTGCTGCGTCCCTTTCTTCTTCGGCGACGTTTTTAGCCTGAATCAATCTTTGAACCAATTCAGCTAACTTACCAATTGTTTCACCAGAAATTTGCTCTGTTGATGTTGTCATATTAACTCCTCTAGACTCAATTACAATTATGCTTATTTCATTAAATGTTGCCCATTAATATCAACAAAAATTGACATATTTGCTGTTGCTTCACAAGTAATATCTACAATCCAATTATTTGGAGGCTTGAGGGTTTGTCTTTTCACAGAAACAATCTCTGAACTGACCATTAAATCATAAATCAACCGTCCTTCAAAAAATTGCTTTAAAGCTGGTATGCCGTGATGTAAATCTAATGCTGTTGATAGAGAAAGCGCCTCAGATGCAATACGATTGCTTGCGCCAAATGTCATCAAGATTTCCATTTGTAGATTTAAAAACTGGAACCCACCCCTGACTGCTCGTCCTGCCGCTTTATTATTATCTTCTGTCAATGATCTAAAGGTAATGATTCCAAAGCGATCGCCTTCAGCAATCCCTTCGTACCTGTAGGTGGGGGCAAGTTCAAAATAGTTAACAAAATATTGATTGAGTTCAACAAAGAAATCTGAGCATAATTGAGAATATGGGCTAGGCATAAAATCATGACTAATTTATCAAGCGAAGATTTGATGATTTGGCTTAATCAGCAGTACATGTCAACTCTTTATAAGATGATTTACTCAACAAATTATTCACCCTCGAATAAAAACATGGGTATACGTCAAAAAAGGCGATCGCGACATCAAAGAAAGTATCAAGTAGGATTAAGAAAGAAAGCTCAAATTGAAAAAATGAAAAAATCATTAGAAGGAATAATACCTTAAAATTCTTCCGGTACACTAACCCCGATTGCGCTAAGCCGAGATATCACCTCAGACTTTTTCTCTAAGAAAATATCATCGTCTACCACCTTGGCTTTTTTATCCCATCCTGTAGAGTCTTCTTTTTCATCTGGGTCTTTCATCCTTTCTGATGCCTGTTTGCAAAGCAAAGCGCACTCTTCTAGTGAGTGCATCTGCCAAAGTTGAGGAGCGTGCCGTTTAAATATCAGGTATAAATCGGCTTTGACATCTAATACATAGTCTCCAGTCGTCGGTGGGGGTGTGGATGAAGGCGCAGATTGTTGCGGCTTTTGCTCTAATGAGTAACCCATCAACTGTTCTAAGTAAGACAACCCAGGTCTTAAATTCTCTCCTTCTCCCACTGGAGCGCTACAAACTAAAAGTAAATGCCGGGACTCATCGGTTAGGCGATCGCAGTCTAATTTCAGCAGGTCAGTAACTTTGCAAAAATACTTACCAAAATTGTTGTACAAAACGGCAGACACCTCATCAACCGGCCAAACTGGTATTCCAGATAATTCTTGCTGTAATTCCATGTGGTAGGCACGAATTTGCAAGTGCAAATGTGCTGGAATATCACTTTTGAATAGTAAAACAAAATCCCCATCAATAAAATCTAGGCGTTTCCACATTGCTTAGAAACTAACCACGACCAACGCATTTTGACTGTTCTGGCTCCCAATAATCCGTTGTGTTTTCCTGGCGTTTCTAAAGAAGGTGGTAGTTGATTTGTAGGGATTCCGAGATGAGTTTCACTAAATTGAATGATGTCGTTGCAATACATGGGAAAACCGCTAGGTAAATCCATCATTGTTCCAAAAATTTGACAAAAAGCTACCCAGTCATAACTGCACCATTCGCCCCAAAATTCTGGTTTATTATTATCTGAATTGAGTGTAATATAATCTTTAACTATAGATGCCATATCTTGCTTTTTAATCCACCAACCTTGTGGTTCATCTGGCTTAGGGGGTAAGGCAGCTAAAACATTTTCTTTTACCCAATCACTGGCTTTACTGTAATCACAATCCCAATTTAACAAATAAATTTCTTTACCACTTAAGTTAGTGATACCAATATCGATTAAATCTATTGTTTTACCGTTTTCGATAAATTCAGCGTCTAAAAAATAAATCAAGCTAAGTCCTCAACTTTTTTTTCAGTAATGTTTATTTTTACAGTAGACAATTTATTTTTTGTAGAGACACCTTTATTTTGTTCTAATTCTCCTTTGATACCCAGATATTCAATATTTCCGTTTTTTGATAGATAAACTAAATGAGCATTTATTTGTTCTAAAGGAGTCTGCATCACTATCACTTGTCTAGGGTAAACAATAGATGTGCGGACTTTAACTACTTTGTCCTTCACGTTTTTAGAGACGTAAATTCTACCTTCAGGACTAATAGCGATTTGGTCATCATCCAGTACATCATCTGGATGTTCAACAATTTCTAGTCCAATTCCCTCACCTGTTTTTTGAGCAGAATCAACTAAGTAATAAGCCATAGCATTATTAAGCTCTGATTCGACTAATTGAAAATTAGTTTCACCAGAAGTATTTTTTAATCTGCTACTTTGAGATTTTGGATGAGCTTGCAGTAATTCTGTGGTTTGGACATCGTGTTCAATTTGATAATCTAAACCTAATGCAATGGCATTTAGTTCGCTACATTCATTTTTTGTTCTAAAAGTCATCTGCAATTTATCGGCAGATACTTTTACTAGATGCGGTATAGCCAAAGCTTGGATGACTTCTTGCTTTGACTCTATCCATGCCCGGTAAATTTTTTTGACTTCCACTACCGCAAATTAACTAGAAGGTCTTGTAATTCCTTGGGCGGTCTGTATAGCATCTAGCGTGGCATATCCAGTACCAATTAACGGGCCAAAGGTTTGTTTTTGTACTGGTGATAATGCAGCATCGTACCACTTACCAGAAGTACTGATTTTTGGAAACCCAGATTCACTAGCGCTAAAACTAACTTCCGCCTCTGCAATTTTTCTGTGCAATGCAGTTCCCGAATTGGCAGTAGTAGTGGCTATAACCACATTGCCCACTGTAGTCGAATCGGTATTAGCAAGTGTAAATGCTTGCCCAGGTATCAACGACTTAATTGTAATTACCGCCCCTGTGCTTGTAGCTTGGACGTTGGGATTAGTATTAATCAAAGTTGCCAAAAAAGCCGCAATAGATGAAGCTGTTTCGCTGGCTACTTGTTTGTGCCTATAAGTTAAAACACTACTACCTACAGTAACTTTTGCAGCGTATTCATCCCCCGTGCTACCAGCAGTAATAGTAACAGTAGAAACCTGCGGTATGTTATCAGGATTTAAAGTTAGATACCACTCGACTTTGATTTTGTTGCTTTCAACAGAACTAATTCTGTATTCTGCCTCTAATTCAGTTGGGGTGGTAGACGTATTTTTTGGGCGGTCGTAGTCAATAACTCCACTTGGCATAATGAATGCAATTGATAAAACTGCTTTTTATTTTCATTGATTGCTTGGCTAAAAGTAAAAGTTTTGCTGTTTCAGCAAAACTTCATTGATGCAGTCCAATTTATTGAATTCAAGTTGAAGGTTTTGCATCATCGATGCTATGAATGCAAATCCTTTTTTACTTGAAGACGACGATATTCGGCTAGACGCGGCTTTAGTCAATTTGATTACTCAAATGGGGACTAGTGGCGATCGCTCCGAACACACTACAGTTGGTAGAAGTTACAAAATTCCCAAACAAGATTTAGAAGAACTATATAAAGTCCCCATTTGCCGGAGAGTGGTTAGGGCAAGGGCGGATAGCGCCGTGCTAAAGGGATGGCATTTAACTTTGGGCGGTGAAAAATCAGACCAAAAAATAATTTCTAAATTTACTAAATATCACGATAAATTAAAGGTCAAAGAAAGTTTTCACGAAGCTCAAATCCAAGCCAATATCTACGGTGGTGCAGTGATTGTAATCGTCGTCAACGACGGTAAAAATGCTTCAGAGCCTTTAGATGTAACAAAAATCAAGACTATTACTGCGTTAGAAGTCCTTGACCGTCACAAAATTCAACCAGAACTAAGTCTAGGTATTAATCCAGCAAATCCGGAGTTTTATCGGTTATTGCTGCCGGAATTTTTGCAGCGTAAATTTAATGAACTGTTCCCTAATCAAGGTACAGATTTTAAAATTCACGCATCTCGAATTATTCGATTTGATGGTGTTTCGTACACACCCGATATGCTTTCCTATAACGAAGGATGGGGAGGCAGCGTTCTAGAGTTACTTTGGGAAGATTATCGGGATTGGAAAACTGCACTAAAAGCGCTCGGCGCGATGCTCCATGATTGCTCGGTGTTTGTGTACAAGCTCAAAGGCTTAGCACAAATGATTAAAGCCCAAGATGAGATGCTCCTTAAATCTCGTCTGCGATTGATGCGGATGATGATTTCGGTTTTTGGAGGGTTCGCAGCTGACGCCGACGGTGAAAATATTGAATTTCCTAGCCGCACCTTTGCAGGCGTGGATCAAGTTGCCACTCAACTCAGAGACGCTTTCATCGGCTCAACTGGCATTCCCCACGACCGATTATTTGGTGAATCCCCTAGTGGATTAGGGGCAACCGGCGAAAGCGAAGAGAAAAACTGGGCCTCTGATGTCGCTTCTTTTCAGCAGACTGAATGGAAGCCTAAACTAAAAGACTTTGGAAGACTCATTTTTTTGGCTAAAGATGGCCCCACAGCAGGAAAAGAACCGGAGGATTGGGATTATGAATTCCCCTCCTTGCTGCAACAGTCTGAGACTGAAATTGTCAGCGCTCGGTCTAGCCAATCTTCAATCGATAACACTTATCTAGCCACTGGTGTGCTGCTTCCTGAAGAAGTCCGAGCTTCCCGTTTTGGCGGGTCGAAATACTCCATTGAAACTGTTTTAGACGAAAAACTTTTCTCTAAGAAACAACAAGAAGCACAGCAGCAACAATTTGGTGGATTTGAAGGGTTTGGTGAAGAAGAATTACCACCAGACGAACAACCAGCACCCGAAGAAGCAACAAATCAGGACTCAGAAAGGTATGATGCCTTGTATTCCGAATTACCAAAGGACGAACAAGGACGGGTTCGCTATCTGGGTAAGTGGTGGCAACCCAATAAACCGATAGCAAGTAGCCGTCAAGATAAAAAGCGGATGGTGCTGGCCAAAGTTGGCGATCGCGTCAAGTTGGTTCATTACGGTGCAGAAGGCTATCAGCACAACTACTCAGAGCAAGCGAAAAAAAATTACCTCACTCGTTCTGCCGGAATCAAAGATAAAAGCGGCAATTTAACCAAAAACGATCCATTTAGCCCAAATTACTGGGCCAGAAAAGATTTGTGGAATAAAAAACTTCCCGCCGACGGTAGTACTTTGTATCAAGGAAAAAAAGGGGGAGGTAGTGGTAAACCGTGTGGCGATGGTTTTATTCCAGGTAACAAAGAGTGTCACCAAGATGCTGCCGACCCACCCAAAAAAATTGTCAATTGGAATGGGCTATCAATTGGCATCACTCATGAAGTTGGAGATACGCGATTTCCTCTTGCTCGTCCGATGGTTGCAGAGTATGGGCATTTGCGCCGTAGCTATGGTAGTGCCCCAGATGGTAAAGCACTAGATTTTTACCTTGGAGAAAATCTGGAGTCCCCCAATGTTTTCAAAATCAGGCAACTTGACCCCCAAACAGGGATGCTTGATGAAGATAAATATTTTATTGGATTTGAAGATGCTGCATCTGCTAGAGATTGCTTTACTTATCATGCAGGGCGCGATCGCTTCGGGGGAATTGAAAAAGTTAATCCAAGCGAATTGCAAGTTTATAGAAAAGACAACTGTGCAATTTCCGAACCCCAGTTAAATACAGGCGTCAGAATTTTTGATAGTAAATTACTTACCAATAATCCCCCAGACAATCATCAAATTTTAGGCATAGTTACCTCCACTTTCCCCGAACAGGTATTAGGTTTGGGCGATTGGAAGTATAAAGCCGATGGTACTGTTGATGGCGAATTTTATTCGACACTTGGCGTTTATGGGTTTGGTATTAAAAATAATTACTGTGGCTATTCTTGGAAGCGGGAATTGAATAGTGAAGGCAGAAGGCAGAGGGCAGAGGGCAGAAGGAATGAAGACATTCAAGCTTCTTCTTTTGTTGAAGACTCTGACCCAGTGCGACCCGGTTACACCTGGGTCAATGACAAAACGGTAAAAGGTGGTGGATATTTCCGCAAAGGTGAAGCCCAAAAGCCTGAACCAGTAGAGCATAAAATTAAAGTCAAGTCCCAAGAAGAATTTGACGAATCTGGACCCGGACTTGCGATCGCAGACGACCTACTAGAAGCAGATTCCGAACGAGAAGCCCAAATACGCGGGGCTTTAATCAATGTCATGGCAGAATCGGTTGACACTGCTTTAAATTCAATCAAGCAGGTGCATTCTTTGGAGGGTCTACCCCAATTCGACATCGAGTTACAAAACGACAAACAACACCCAGGCGACTATGGTGGGATGGTGTCTATTGGGAGAACGGACGCTACAGGCAATAAATCTTTCAGACTCGGTGGGTTCAATCTCAACATCGCGGCGTTGGAAGCTTCTTTAGCAAGCGGTAAAAACATGTCTGAAGCTAAAAGTCTAGTCGGATTAACCACTGTCCACGAAATGGGGCACACCTTAGATTTAACAGCTTTGGGTAGTTCGAGCGATCGCTTTGCTACTACAGACATGAACCTAGACGGTACGACCAACCCCAACACCGCAGACCCACAACTTACATCTTTGGTTTCAACCTTAGAAAATTCTCAAGGTATAGCCAGAATCCGCCAAACAACCGACGCCGCAACCAATCCCCAAATTAAAGCCTACGGTGAATATCTCTTATCGCCCCACGAAACTTTTGCAAGAGCCTACAGTCAATATATAGCGATTAAATCAGGAGATGAAAACCTCCGGCAGTACATTAATGAATATGGAATTTCATCTAAAAGAGGTGGGGGTAGATTCGGTAACGGTCACTGGGACGAAGCTGAATTTAGGTCTACTATAGAACCAGAATTTGATAGAGTGTTTAGAGAAAAGGGATGGTTAAAAGATGCTTGACGCCCAAACTCGCGTGGTATTAATGACAGAATACGAAATAGGTAAAGAAACTTTAGATATTATTGATAATAAAAATATTTCTTTGAATGAAGACGAGTTCGACATTATTAAATGTGCCAGAGCTAGAATTTATTATTTTGATATTTTAAAGTTAATTGAATACGTTTATGGCATGACAATGGCTTGCGCTCAAGAAATGTACGCCGTCGTTGTTTATGGTAAAAAACCAATTACTCTTGTGCTTGAAGATGATGTAAAAAAAAAGTTGATAGCGTAGAGAAGGAAGAAGTCACAAGGAAGGAGGAAGAAGGTAGAGAAGTTCATCCTTCTTCCGTCTTTCCTCTTCCTTCTGACTTCGATATTGTTGATTTGATAGTTAAAAAATATGCAAAAAAACTGCCACTCGATTATATTATTCGCACTGTCTATAAAAATTTAGGGCAATTTTCGTCACTAGAAGATTTGCGCGATCGCACGGCAGAACTTTATCCAAAAATTAAAACTAATCTGTTCAGTCAAGTAATTGAAGAGTGCCGATTGCTTTCCTATTTAGCAGGGATGACAGAGGTAGAAGATGAATTTTTAGAAGAAAAGACTGATAGTGCTGGTAAGCCTTGTGGAGAAAGCTATATTGCTCAAGGATACGATTGCTACCAAGAAGAAATCGACTCAGAATTTACCCACGACGGCAATCGTTACAATCTAAATAAAGTTTTAGAGCTTGTCAGCAAAAAACCAGTTTCCAACATCGGCATTAACAAGCTTGATTGGATTTTAAAACACACTGATGTAGACGAAGAAAGGGCAAAAAAAGCAGATGTAACTACCCCTATTTTAATTACTGACTACAAAGGTAAAATAGCGGTAGTTGATGGAGTGCATAGGCTTTCCAAGGCAAAAAAAGAAGGTGTTGAGGAACTGCCGACTCGCTACATTTCTTCTGAGGAATTAAAACAAGCGATCGCCACTCAAAGAACTGATGCTAAAGTCCCAGCATGGCTCAGTCAGCCCTTCAAAGAAGCGATCGCATATTTTCGTAAAAAAATCGTTATCCCCACTCAACGCTGGGACGAATTCACCGCCCAAAACCATGATTTCGCCTTTACCGTCTCTGGACTAACTAAAGCAGATTTACTTGAAGATGTACGCTGGTTGGTCGATAAAGCCATATCTGAAGGTAACGACCATGAAACCTTTAAAAACCAATTCAAAAGGTTAATTGGGCGTAAAGGTTGGCAACCAAACGACAAACGCATCTACACCATACTGGATACTAATTCCCGCCGCGCTTACGCTGCTGGCCGCTACGAACAAGCTACTAATCCCGAAATTCTACAAAGTCGCCCTTACTGGGTGTGGAAGCACCGCGATTCTGTTGTTCCCAGGCCCAATCATTTAGCGTTGGATAATAAGGCGATCGCGGCAAATCACCCTTTTTGGAAAGTTGCAACCCCAGCTTGTGCATTTGGCTGTCGCTGTTCCTTCTTCTCTGCCAATGAGCGCCTACTTAATCGCATCGGCGCACAAATCCTCGCCAACCCCCCCGACCCAAAAACCATTGCCGACCCCAGCTTCCAACGCGCCCCAGGTCTAGACCCCGAAGCAGATAGGCAAGATGTTTTAGAACAGGGGTTAGCTCGTCTGTCTCCAGATATTGCAGAGCAAATGCGGCGAACGAAAGAATGAGGGTTTCAGATCCCTATCTGGCAACTAGGTTGCCAGATGCAACCCTCAAACCCTGATTCTCTCGTTAAATTAAGTCAAAATTCCATGACAATCTTAGTACCTGCCGATTGCCTTTTTGAAATTCCTCTCCACATAGCCAAGTGCCCCTACTGTGAATCAAAATTGTACGCCCAAGCCCATGCATGGGTGGAGGAAGATGATGGTTGGGTAGCAGAACAATTAGAAGTTGGATGTGAATCTGAACCTGATATCGAATCAGATGAATGGGATTTGTGGATGCACAATCATTCCTACATGCCTTACGTTTATCAACTACCAGTTAATACAGCAATTGAAAACTATATTAATAAAAATTTCAGATTCAAATTATATTAACAGCAATACTCCGGACAATTTTTAGTTGAGGGAATAGACAAGAAAGCTATCGAGCCATTAAGGTGCTGATTAG